GAGCAGCTGATCAATCTGAATCTCGTTCAGATCAAACTTACTGAGGATATTATTGATAACGTAATCCTTTCCGCTGCCTGGACCGCCAACAATAAAGGTGGCTCTTTTAGCTTCGATTTCTTCTGACATGGCTTTTTTTACCTTATCGTGGAGCTCGGCTCCTAGTTTTTTATCGCTATAGTGGCTAATAAACTCATCTCTCTTTCCTGAAGATACGAGTCCCCTCATCTTCGAAGCTGACATCCCTTCAGCCCCTTCGGCATCAGGATCGCGATGTCCTGCGCTTTTAACGTGAATCTTTTTGAATTTGTATTCTTTGCCGTTGTAATCATTGAGAAGTTTCTTAAACCCTTCAACTCTATCTGAGCCTGCAATCATTGTGACATGCGTGTGACCCTGTTTCTCGAGGTGTTTCATTGCATCAATAACAGTCTTGTGCTCGCCACCGACTACATTGGCACCCTTGAACATCTTTCGCATTGCCCCAGTTTTATCTGAGTGACTCAGCGGATTCTTTTTCTTATCCTGAGAATGAGAGGCAAAGACATAGTGCTTTCCGCCTTCACTCTCTGCATGAGACTGAACAGCTGAAACTAGTTTGCCATGCCCACTTTCTGTTGGTGGGTTGAACCTGCCAAAGGCGAACGTTGCTTTACTCATTATTGGTTTGCTCTGATTGCTTTGATACCACCACCGACTCTATTAGCTGCTGCGAATCCAGATGGAGAACGATCAACTAACTTAGTCGGCATATTATTTAGAACTGCTACATGGCCCTCTGGACCAGTTGGACGACCATCAATACTGTGTTCGAACTTATCGCCTTTGCCTGACGATAAGCTCTTGACCAGTTCTTGTTTGGCCTGTTGAATATGATGGTGGATTGCAAAGGTACGATTGAAGTTTTCTTTATTGTCAGCGATATGGCTAAGTGCGCTTTGTGTTTCGCCAGCTGCCTTGGCCTTACCTTTCTCAGACTTTAGTTTACCTTCAGCAGCTGACATCTTCGACTGCACATGTGCCTTGAATCCCTCATAACTTGGCTTTTCGTTAGAAGTCACAAGGCTATTGATATAGGTCTTAACATGCGGTAGATGAGGAGTAACGTGAGAATAGTCATGACCTTGGTTTAGTTTCTTAGCCTGATCTAGATGCGCTTTAAACTTTGACTTAGCTTCATCGCCATACTCTGGATTGTTATCCATAGCAACGTCAATAACATGGACGTCTTTATGGCCTTTAAACGCTGAGGTTCCAGGGGCAAACTGGGCTTTCATGCTCTCTAGGTCTTTGCCCTTATACTCTGTGTGGACTGCAACACCAACCTTGGCGTTCTTTATCTTCTTACCTTCGGCTGAGTCTTTGGGCGTCGAATAGGTTATGGTGTTGGGCTTGAAATGATATTTACCTTCTCGCTCTTCAACATCATCCTTGGTATACATCATATCGCCCTGATACACTTTACCCTTTGGAGTTACCTTGGGTAGATGCTCAAGAGCTTGGGAGAGTTTGCTAACTAGACCAGGAGCATGGCCATGGTTCTTTTCAATATCAGCTTTGGTGTAGTTTAGCTTGGGGTTCTTGTTAAAGGCAGACTTGGAAGCGACGAAGAACTTGCCATTGGCTGGATTAGTTCCAAATACAATGGATGGTGCTCCGTCGTATTTTGTTGTTATCTTAACAGATGACTTCTTACCAGAGAGGGCTTTGTGTGTGCCTTCGAGGGTTTTAATCGCATGACTAAACCCTTCTTTGCCTGCATTAATTACATGGTCTTCGGCATGCTCAAGGTGTTTGAGCTTTTCAGTAGCCAATGATTCGGAAATGTACTGTAAAAATCCTAGCATTATCCACCCTATGGGATATATTTCTAGGGTATTTATATAAGTTTAACGTTTGATTGATTTACGTTTCTCAATTAGATCAAGAACTGATGCATCATTTTCTTGTTCTTTAGTAGGAACAAAGAGAGCTCTGAATCGATCACAAACGGTTTCAGATGGACTCTGGACATAATAGATAGCCAGAGTCTTGCGAAAATGATCTTCGGGGCACTTCAAAGGTTCTGGTAAACCATGCCATGAGTGTTGGGTAGTATCGAATATCACAGCTCGATTAAACTTCAAATCATACTTCTTAACCATTTCTTTTGGTTTATTCGTTTCCTCATTGTGCGACCAGAACTCAATACCACCGCCCCATTCTGGCTTCCAGTTTTGCGATAGATGGATAATTATGTTTAGTTTGCGTTCGTATGGAATTTTTGGGTGGATGCTATAGTCTTGATGGATATTCAGCTTCCCACCTTTACCATGCATATGCCAACCGCCACCGTTGAGACCATAGTCAGCTCGAAGGGTTAGATCGAATCGTTTTTCGAGAACGCTATTAAACTCTCTAGAGCATAAAGCCCAGAATGCTCGATATGTTGCAGGAGGAAACCTATCCCAAGAATTACAGGTCCGCTTTACTTCTATTGGACTGTCATAGGTATACCAAACTTCACTATCGTATGCTGGGAATTCGGTAGTTAAAAGTTCAGCATACGTTTGATCGAAGAAATCATCAATCACCAAATGATCAAAAGGCTCATGACAAATTTCTGTTTCTAATAATTTATCAATCGTATCACGATTTAGCATAAAACCTCTATGGTTGAAATCCTAATTTATCTAATTTCAATCTTCCGCTGCTGGAACTTCTTCTTTCTACTCCTTGCTTCGATCTCAAAATTGCTTTTTTTGTTGATTCTTTTGGATCTGATATTCCATATTGCAGGATTCCTTTATTGCTAATATCAAACTTAAAAAATTGAACATTACCAGAAGTTACATCTACGAATAGTTCATGATACTTACCGTCTTTTTTAGATTCTTCAACTAAAGACTTTTCAAACAAGAAGTTTAACATAGTTCCTGCTGCCGCCCCATTTTTAACATAGTGGGCGTATGCGATTGGATCTGCTTTTATTAATCTCATTAGAGGTTCTGGTATTTCTTTTGGTTGGATCATAACTTCATTTTTGTCCATCTTCTCAAGGATTCTTGTATAGTCTAGTTTTTTTATTGGATGTTTGTTTGGATATTCTTCAGAAATAGCTTTCATTGGACCTGATATGACGTTATTATCATCCAATATTTTGAATATGTTGTAATATTTTGTTTTTTTCCATTTCTTAGTCAAATCTGAATCGGAATCGACTAATCTTATAACATCTCCAGGCTTCAGAGTATTAGTTCCGCCTTTAAGCTGTTTATTAGAAACTAATATTTCTTTATTATTATGCAATAATTTGAAATCGTATAAACGTTCAGTATCGGAATCAGAATAAAAGACTTTAGATGTCTTTGAAATTCCTGTGATTAGATTATTATTTTTAACCAATATCGGAGCAGCAACTTCTGCAAAATAATTTTTTATCTCATTAATATCTGGTTGCTTCAAGCCAACAATATTAATCTTAGCGCCAGGCGGAGAATCTAGAATATCAAGACAAACCGATTTCACTAATTTATTAGTTAGACTGTTTATTTTTGATTTAAGTAACTTCTCATGATCAGAAATAGATCTATATCTACCTGTTAATTGTAAATCTGATGGTTTTAGTTTAACCATTACACTTTCAACCCTCTAAACTTACTGTATTTGCCCATATCAATGGGTTCGTTCTTTTGGCCTGAATCTGCTATATCTTTCTGGGCTGACTGCTCGAGATCATATAACTTCATCTTTGCCCGATCGATACCGACAGTGAACCTCTTATTTAGCGTTGGATCGTTATATCGGTTCTTGAGCTGCTTAACAAGTATCTGATTTAGATTATCAAGCTCTTCGGTTGATACCAATGCAAACATCATATCAGCAGTTGCAGGAAGACCAAATGACTCGGCAGTATCTTCAAGGCCAGGATCAGAGGAAGTATATCCCGATCGAGTTACCTGAGTGGCTGACAGAATCGGAACATCAAACTCAACCGCTAGCCCTCGCAGTTCTTCAGCTATAGCTTTGACATACACATAGGTATTGACGTTAGATCCAGGCTTGACCCGAGCAGAAGCACAGATATTAAGATAATCGATGATAATAACATCAGGCTTGAAATTCTTCTTTAGATTTAGTTCCTGCAGCAACGCCCTAAAGTGATTGGCATTAGCTGATGCAGTTGGATATTCTTTGATGATCAGTTTACCTTTGACTCGCTCCTTGAGTTTTTCCATCCGCTTCACATACATATCCTTCGGCATCTTCATCAGATCGTCGATGGTTACGTTGAGAAGGTTGGCGTCAATACGCTCAGCAACTTTTTCTTCGGCGAGCTCAAGTGTGATATACAGAACGTTGTGGTTTCGATTCAACACCGAAGCTGCATAATGACACATGAACAGAGACTTACCAACACCAACACCAGCAGCTGCAATGTTTAGCGATTTTCTTGGGAGTCCACCACGTGTAATTTTGTTAAAATAATCGAGATCAAAAGGAATCCTGCTCTCCACACGATGGTAAAAATCATAGCGATCGCTGTAATCATCAATATAATCGTGGCCAACACTAGGCTCGAAAGATACACTGAGTGCGTCACTAAGGAGTCCAGGGATAGATCCTTTAGGTCTCCCTCCCTCCTTCCCGTCCAGAATGCTGATTGAATCCATGATTGCATTGTATATGGCCCGTTCTTGACAGAACGCTTCAGTCTGATCGATAGCCCACTGAAGATCTCGGCTAGCTTCAACGTTATTGATTTTATCGAGAATTTCATTACACGCCCTATACTCTGGTTCAGTCAGGTTTTGTACGTTTTGGAGCGTTAGACTTAGAGCTTCGACGCTTGGTGGGTTGTTGTACTTCTGAATGTAGTTCTGTATCTCCTTGAACAGTTTTCTTTCTGCGCTTTCTCGCAGGTACTCGCTCTTCAGAAATGGAAGCACTTTCCTCATGTACTTCTCGTTCTTCAACAGATTCGTCAGGATCAATAGTTCCTCTTTGTTCACTTTTCTTCTCCGCTATTTTGATCGACTCAATCAGCAATAATCTTAGTATATCGTTGACCATTGAGACAAATGATTTTTCGTTAATGAAGTCTTTCTTGAGATGACTTGGTGCCGAAACAATCACTGTCTGAAAATCAAGGAGTCCGCCAGCCCCTTCTTCTTCTCTGACTTTAATATCATCATATGAGAAAACAACGCCAGCATATCTACCTTTTTTGATTTTGATGCCAAGCTGGTCAGAATCAACAACCTCGATCAGCTCATCAAGATTGATTGTCTTTTTAGCTAACCAAAAATCAAAGGTTGCTTTCTTATTCTTCAGATACTTGAGCATTAACTTGACCATATAGAAATTCCTTCTGGCAGTAGTCATCGATTTTTGTTAGCATATCATCAGAGAAATACTTAGTTGGGTTCTTGATGATTGCATTTTCAAACGCTTTAGTTCCATCAGGGAACTCATACTTGTTTGCAACTTTCTTGACCAGACCAGCAGCTTCGGCAAAATCAAGAAGGCCATAGTGTTTATCAAGGCCGCGATCGAAGTATAGCAGCGTTTCTACTTTCTTGTTCTCAATCGTCATTCGAGACTTGTTTAGCTTGGCGGTAATAATGTTACCAACATGTGCATCACCTTGCTTTTCTTTTTTCTTGCTGAGGAAGATAATCGTCGAAGCAGCATAGGTAAGACCGTCGCCACCACCCATCTTTTTGGTTGGGATATAGGAACCAACAACATCATACACATGGTTTGTGATGATCATTGGAACTTTGGCTCGACCAAGTTTCAGCGTAAGAACTCGGAATGCGCCACGAACTAGTTGCGCCCGAGTCATATCGCGAGTATCTTTGCCGTCGGCAATATCATTAACTTCTTTTTGGGTCGACAGCATACCAAGTGAATCAAGCACCATCATGATGGGCTTACGATCAGATTCTTTTTCTTCCAGATATTTGTCAAGGATACGAACTGCCTGAGTACGAAACTCTTGAATAGTTGTTACTGGCAACAAGAAGATTCGAGCAGTATCAATACCACGATCTTCCATCATCTGTTTGGTAATAGCAGACTCTGACTCAAAGTAGAACACACCACCTTCTGGATTATCATTGAGGAATTGTTTGGCGATGTTCAATGCATAAAAAGTTTTACCAGTCGAAGGTTCACCAGCAAGTGCAGTTACTTTGTTGTTAGGCATCCCACCATGGATTGATCCTGATAGCAATGCATTCAATGAATAGCTGCCAGTGTCGACATAGCCACTCACATCTGCATCAGTACCTTCTTCAACAGCGCTGGCAAATTCGTTACCAGCTTCTTTCAACAAAGATTTAAATAGATTACTCATTACGATCACCCTCTTTTACGATTTGATGCCAAAATTTCTTAACTCCAAACTCAGTCTCTTGTTTCATTTCTTTTCCAATATCAAATGCCTCTGGTTCAGGTTTCTTTCTATTATACTTCCTTTTAGGAGCAATAACAACTATTTCTTTTGGTTTATCTGCTAACGATACGTTTCCTGCTATCAAAAGCATCACAGCAAGTGGATCAAATACAACAATAAGCAAAATGATGACAAAGCGCACAGCTTTGTCAAAATGATCTTGTGCTCCGTCTTCATAGATTAACTCCGCAATATATTTTAGTGGGCCTACTTCGACTTCTTGTTTTTTCACAGTAACATTAAGTTTGTTGACGTTTTCTCTGAGTGCCAATACCTCAGTTTCAACAGACTGACGTCTATCTTCAAGTTCATTTCGCTGCTTATCAATATTGCCTTTTTGCTCAAGACCTTTTGTTAAGCTGCCGAGTTCAACATAACGAGCATAGGTTTCATCTAGGGCAAGTATCTGTTTGTCAATTGAAGCAATCAATCTTTGTTTGGCTTCGATCTTCTGAGTCAACGTTTGTATTTGATAATCAACATCAGCACCAGAAGTTAGTGAGTGTTCAAGATGCGCTCTAGATAGAAACCCAAACACGCCCATCGATGTAATGAACATCAATAGCAAGATGGCAATCATCAGATATGACTTGAGGAATCTGGGTGCAATATCCCAGTTTCTGTATAGCCAAGATACAGCTACAAGTTTGGCAAACTCAAGTGTTGATCCCATGGCAGCAACAGCAAACGTTGCTCCTGGGAATATCGCTATAAGTCCAATGATTGAATAGTAAGCAGCAGCGATTGATAATAGAAATCCTGATAGGAATGCTAGGGCTGTTATCATCCAAAGAAGTCTTCGAGGGTTGATATCTTTTCTGTTTTCCAGTTAATGCAGTCTAGAACAATTTTGAGAGGTTCAATGAATGACTTCTCGAATTGCGTATCATAGTCAATGTATTTATCAATACCAAATTCTGGCGGCACAATGCTTATGAATGCAATGGTATTATTCATGAATGGATTTGGTTGCTTGAGATAACAGAACTTGATCTTTTCGCCCTCTTTGATTGCTTCATATCTTTTAGTCAGTCCATGTTTCTTCAGTTGATCATTATAGATGATTGAGCCCTTAACATGAATTGGTGTTGCTGATTTAAACATGTTAACTTTATCGCGATATTTCGTAAGGCCGTTCACGCTGCGAGGAAAGGAGATCTGATCAATCTTGAGTGTTCGGAATTCCTCGCGGAACTTCGCAATATACTCAATCATGTCATCTTCAGTTTTCTCCATGATAACCTTTAGTGCTTCTTTAATCTTTACTCGGCAGGCTGATGGTGTCGAAGACTTAACAGCTTCGAGGCCCATGATCTTCAACTTTGGCTCTTTGTATTCAACACCCTCGTTGTTCCAGACATTGAGGATGTATCGCTTCTTGGCAGTCCAGATTGCTTTGTCTGCAATAGCTTCTCGCTTCATAATCATCTTCTGATCATAAGCATTAACATATTCGGCAAGTTGCCCATAGAAATCATCAATTGTTTTTTGCACTTTATCTTCACAGGCTTTGTCTAGCCAACGAACAATATCGATAGTAGGTTTCTTTTGCATTCCAACTTTCTTAACAAGTGGACCAAGATGTAGATAGATTGAATCTGTATCTGATGCAATCACATAATCCTCACCCTTAGTCTTGAGCAAATCATTGAGCCACTCATTCATTTTATTTTCAATCCAGCGAATCGAAAGCTGGCCAGAAAGAGTGATTGCTTCGGCGATTCGAATATCAAAGAAGCGAAAGTATTTGTTACCTAGCGCACCATAAGCTGAGTTCAGTGATACTTTCTTGGCCAGCTGTAGATTATTATATCTTGATATTTCTTTCTCAAGATATTCTTCTTGGTTAGGATCACCTTTGGCTTTCTCAAGTTTCTTTTTGGCATCGTTGGCCATCTTCTTGTACTTTGATCGATCAACATACATGTCTGACATAATTTCGCAGAGCAGGCCACGTTTGTCTGTTCGAAAGAACTGGCCGTTGGGAGTCATCGTGGCATTTTGTTGCTTGAGGAAATCTAAATTCGTCTTTTGATTGAGTAGATTCTCAACCCCAGGCTTACCAACCTTATACATTTCTTGGCTGTAATTATCTGGCTCAATCAATGTTTCCATTGAAATGTTATACTGCATAATTAGGTGAGGATACAGCGAGTTCAAGTCAAATGAAACAACCCAATCGTGCATACCAACTTGTGGATCTTTAACATATGCGCCTTCATATGCTGCAAACTTCTCGCCATTCTTCATCTGTGGAATAACGATCTTATTTTTCTTTAGGTGGTTGTAGATGATAGTATCCCACATTCGAACCTGAGTGAACACATCGTCAATATTAACTTTGTTATCGTATGCCAGAGTCAATGCAAGTTCAATCAATCGACCCTTGTCATTCAGACGTTCAACAAGCTCAACGTCTTTGATGTTATACTCAAGAAACTTTTGGAAGTCTTTGAGATACAACTGATGAAGAGTTTCATGCTCAGAGTAATCTAGTTTCTTCTCGCCTATTTCATAGTTGGCTACATGATCAAGTCGATATGACTCTTGTGGTGTGTATGAATACTTCTTGTAAAGATCAAGATAATCAAGAGTGGCAATGCCAATGATGTCGTATGTGAACTGCTCACGATTCATGATGACTGCTTTGCGCTCATGAATGCGTTTCCAAGGTGACAGCTTTCGCGCTTCGTCTTCACCAAACACTGACTTGATTCGATTAACAAGATATGGAATATCAAAGAAGCCTACGTTCCAACCACTAATTACATCAGGCCAGATTATTGTCCATTCTTCAATGAACTTACGCAGCAATGTTATCTCATCATCGCATTTGATATACTTCACATCTTCGCGGTCAGTTTTAAAACTGCCAATACCCATTGAGATAATTTTATCTTTGACCTTCATCGTGACTGCGATGACGGGTTGATCAGCAGTTCTTGGGTCTGGGAATCCATTTTCTGATGTAACCTCGATGTCAAGATAGACAATCCGAATATTGTCAATATCCCACATCACATCATCAGGGAACTCGTCTGAGATAAATGCATACTCATAACGATTATTGCCATAGATTGGGAAAGTTTCAACATCCTTGTATTTCTCAAGAAACTCGCGGCAATCTGGTATAGTGCCAGGCTGAATAGGCTCCACAGATTGCCCATGGAGCGTTTTGTATTCAGACTTGTTTTTAGAAGGGACGTAGAAAGTTGGAAAATACTCTATCTTACGAGCGATACGCTTGCCGTTTTCGACGCCTCGATAGAGTATGTTTTTTCCTTGGAGCGCAACATTAGTATAGAATGAACTCATGTAATCAACAGTTTCTTGCTAGGAGTGATAATGCCGCCGAAGATTTTATTATACTGGTTCTTCAGCTCATTGTCAACTTCTTTTGCAACAATTACATGTTCAGTTTTGAATTCAAACTCGCGGCTCTCGCAATAGGGAAGATAGGGAAGAAATCCCATACCAACCTCATTGTTAGGCGTCCTCTGCATCATAATCACGATTGGGTTTTTAACACGAATGCTTGTTGGCAATTCTTGCAAGACTTCAGCCAAGAGTTCTTCGCCAGAAACCATCTTTAATACTTTAATCATTTTCCTTTCCTTTTAATGTATTCATTAATTTGCTTTTTACTCATCGGTTCTTTGTTCTTATAGTATTGACCAAGAACAAGTGTCCAAACATCTCCATTTTTGCATATTAATGCCCAGGAGATGAATTCTTTTATTTTTATTTTGTTTGATTCAAAGGCTTCTTTCAATTCACTGAGAGAATTCATGATGCACCATAAAAATTGGTTGCGGGGGGAGGATTTGAACCTCCGACCTACGGATTATGAGTCCGTCGCGCTACCACTGCGCCACCCCGCGATAACTTAACTGACCAGAATGCTTTCGCATTTAGCCCAAAAATGTTCTTGCTGCCCTGGATGAAATATTTGATAGGAATGCCAAAACAATTCCTTACCATATTTATCACCAAATGTAGTACCCAATCCATAGACTGGCATACCATCAGCTAGCTCCCAAAATGGATCTTTATTTTTCTCCCAATCGTACTTATGTGGCGCACGATCAAATCGAAGTGGCATATAAAGTTCTACTGGAATGCCAATCTTTTCAGCTTCCCAAGTCCATTCTTCAGCAACATCAGAACGGGCAGTTTCCATTGCTGGCGGCGCACCTATTTTTTTGAATGTTTCTCGAGAAATAGCGCAAGCTGATGGCGCAGCAAAAACATGTTGACCATTTTCTAGATGATTAGTTCTTTGAATGTTACCAACAATCTTACCGTTCATCGCTTGATCAAGATAAAAGTCTATTGCATCTTCGCATAGCGGAATACAATCAATATCTAGGAAAAGAACAACGTCATGATCTATCTGTTGTTCTACTTTAGACTCTTCAAATAGTTTAGTCTTAACGCCATTCATAGCCCAGAAATAATCAATACCGACTGCATGCGGAACATCAATTTTAAACATATAGTATTGATGTTTGCTTTTATTAAACTTTTCAACAACAGATCTCTGCAATCCTAAAGTCTTTGGGTTGATGTTTTCCATAAAAAACGATACAATGCATGCGTTCATATTATTTTCCCCTTTTCCAAGGCAGTGAGCCATTATATCGCCGAAGCATTTCTGCATTTCCTTGCTGAAAGAAATTAGCAGTAACAGAAAGTTCACTGTTACCAACTGTATAATTTACTGAGTAATTATATGTTGAGTCATGATTTGATGCCATTTGTTTCAGATTCGGACACAAGACTCGGTCTACTTCAGGCACACCAGGTTCTCTAGCTTTTCGATACCAAATCGGAGAAACATATACTGCTAGAATTTTAGGTAGGAAGTAGCAATTAACATCAATAAAATAATCTGTTTGATCTAATACTGAAGGCCAGTTGCCAAGGCTTTCGCAATCATCATTACAAATAAACTTACCTTCTTTATCGACAATCTTTCGGTAACTGAAAGTCCAATCTTTTCCAGACTCAATAACTTTCATGCAAGATTCGACATGATCTGGCTCAAGAAAGTTGTCTTCATCAAGAAACATGACATATTCTCCTTCGCAGAGATATGTCATGGCAGCGTACATTCGATGGCCATTCCACCTGTCTTTGCCGACAGAGTATGGAAGTGCCACAACTGTTTCTTTGAGTGGATTTGATACTGGAAATTTAACTGAACTGAACGCACTCAATACAGCTGGTTGACGTTCAGCACCATCAATAACAATAAGATGTTGTATGTTCTTATAAGTTTGATTTCTGACCGACTGGATATTTTTTAGAAGTATTGGATTGCCAGTTGTTGGCGTAATAATCGAAACTAATTTCATACATCCTCTTTCAACAGCTTCTCATAAGTCTTGAACAATTCATTAAAACGCATATTGTATATAGTCTCAAGTCCAATGAGAACATTGGTAATATCATCTTCGGTCATGGTAGGCCCATCCATAATATTGCGGCCCAGCAGCTTGATGTCGTCGACAACGTTCCATGCTGCCATAATCTTTTCTTCAAGTTCATAGAAGCTCATCATATTTTCCTCCCAACATATTTTGCATCTTCGGCTGAAGAAATGTATTGATAGGCACCTTTGTTGTAGGCTACAGCTACACGCTTAGACTTAGCAATGATCTCGTTACGAGTTTCTTCTTTCTCGCCAGCAAGGAACATCGGATCAGTCATGCTCTTGCGATGAGCGCCGCCACCAACTCGATCGACGCTGATCGAAGCATACTGTACTTTACCAGTATTGTATGATGGAATCTTAGCAGTTGAAAGTGCTTCGAGTTCACGACGGCTAAGTTTAACAGCAACAGGTCCAGCTTTCGGCTTGCGCTTCTTGCGTGGTTTGAAACTATTGTTCACGTATATCAGCATACCATTTCCCAAGTTTTTCAAGTGGCTCTTCTAGAGCTTTGTCGATATATGCACAAAGATTATAGAAGTGCTTAATAATAAAAAAGAACACATCCCAAATAAAGGCAATTGATACTAACAGTGCTAATGCTAACCAGGCTCCATACTTCCTCATCTATAGATACTCAAATAGTATGTAAACGGTATTATAACGCATATTACGATCAAAATCAATGATTTGATGCTATGTTTTTTCGGTACTTTTTCATAAAACGTACCATTATTACGATCTAGCGTTCGTTTGGTCTTCATATTTCGGTAGATTGGATCACCCCAGCTACTCATTCATGAAATCTCCGTTTGAGAAATCAAACCACTCGCTGATCTCATTCATCACATAATATGCAATCTGTTCTTTGATCTGCTCGGGAGTTGGGTTGTCTACGTGTTTGTGCGCACGATTCCAACCATAAGCCACGCCCTCATCAACACAGCGTTCAATAATTTTGTACATTCTGGGTTTCATAAATCACCTCATAAATTAGCTGATACTATTTCATCATTACAGTTTGGTCTGAGTCGTTTAATCTTATTGGCGATTTCATCAATAAAATTCCAAGCATAAACCACAATCAAAAGGTCTTCATTATCTTGCGCCAAATAAGATTGAGAAACAATTGGTATGTTAACCCCACCAATGACCATACCGATCTTTAGTGGATTCTCATCAACAATATAGTCATGATGTAGGCCAAAGTAGTTTGTTCGAACAACACCTTTGGCTGCAACTCCATATCCAACAACTTTTTTATTAGATTTTGTTATCTTCTCTAGCAAGGATTTTTTATTGTTTTCTACTCTAATCCTAAACAGATCATATGTATGCTCTTTATATAACAAAGATTCTTCAGCTTTTTTATTTTCTACTGCATTATTTGTTGGAGGATATTTCTTAATCTTGAACAAATAACTAATCCCATGAACTGGCCTGTACTCAACATCATGCAACCAAAGCCCTGCATTTTCGCATAACTTTTGCATTGAATTGATAGTGAAGAATGAATGGTGCTCATGATATATTGTATCAAACTCACCATTGGTTACCATATTTTTCTGAGAAGTTTGTATATACAAAGTTCCTTCATCTTCAAGAATATTGCCGCAGCTCTTAACAAACTCAATAGGATTTGGAATATGGGCAACAACATTGAAGCAAGTTATAGCTGCGAACTTATCTTTGATATTATTTGATGGGAAGTAATCGCAAAGTATATTAAGCTCTTTATCAGTCATCTCGACTATATTTTGAGCAGGATCTATACCAGCAACTTCCCAATTATATTTCTTGAATGCTTTAAGGAACGATCCATCATTACATGCAATATCCAATACTTTTTTAGATTCGCATTTATTTTCTTTATCAATAATAGAAGCGACCTTATCAAATTCTTGCACAAGAGTATTTGTTGTACCGCTAACATACAGATAGTTTTTGTATAGCATATCGCGATCAACTGCAATAGTCAGTTGACTGTGCCAACAATCCAAACAAACGTTTGTTGCTAGAGGAAACAACTCTTCCTTTTCTTCCTTTGATTTCTTTAGGTTATTCGCTAACGGTTGTACGCCAAGATCGCAGAATAACTTCAGATTTGTTCCATTGCAAGCTAAACACTTTGTCATAAATTCATAAGAAGACATACTAAACCCTCATTTATAGAAACTTAGAGATGACATCCTCATAGCATTTTCTGAAGTTATCTTCTGTGCATATTTGTTGATATGCTGATATAGGTTCAAGGCCGTAGCCGATTATATCTTTGATTGGAGTTTTATCAATATCAATTCTATCGCTTAGAATGTGCTTAAACATTGAAGAGCTATTCACTGCTATAGGTTTCTTTGCCGCCAGTGCATAATCAGTACTGCTGCTGACCAGACCATCATTATTGTTCTGCGCATAATAGAAGATATTGATATCATTTTTATTCAAGAACAAAATAAGATGCTCTATATCAAGAAAATCGTGGTATATGTTTAATTCTATGTTTGGATTGGCAACGCTTCTGCATTCATCAGCTAGCTTCCTAGCAGCAGTTCCAGTTATATCAACATAATCACCAAGGCCAATATTAAAATTTAATATAACATGCTCATCCTTAAATTGATTATTTACATGATTTATGATCTTGGCATATTCCTTAGTATACCATCCAAACCCAAAATTTCCAATTTTAATTGGACCATTTGGCGGGCTATATTTAATATCATCAATCTCAACTACAGGCCTTGGTATATTAACGCACTTATCATTAAATGGTTTAATATTTGGTGATATTAAAAAATTAGCAGCTGCCGATTGGAAGTTTGGTAGAAATGTTGGTTCATGGCCAATCGTTAAAAATTTAACACAAGGCAAATGATTTGCTAAATGATCGCTAAACCAATTTAGCAAAGAGCTATCATAATTGAATATTATTGCATCTGGTCTATGTATATTAACCCACTGGATAAATTCGTCAATCCCATTGACAGGGGCAAAAAGATAGTTATATTTTTTACTTTTTTCTAGAATCTTATATGTTGAAAGTCCGTATTGATAAACGCCACACTGCTTTTTATGCCCCTGAACAATTGCGATATTTTTCATAATGAACCCTTCACAGCAATAGATATTTGTTCCACAATTTAATAGATTTGTCGGCGGCCTTGAACCTATCGATAACTTCTCTTGATACTAGATCTGGATGTACATACCAATCTTCAAAATCACCCAATTCTTGCATAGGGCTGATATTGGAGACTATCAATTCATACCCTTTACTTTCCATAAACTCTCTACTTCTTATTTTGATATCATCGCCCCAAGCATAACAATCATGCTCGAAAGTCAAGACAGCAAATCGATGAGTGTCAAATGGTAATTTCGTTAGCACATCAAAAGTGACGCTTGGAGGTTCGCAATCTACACTGGCATAATCAATGTCAGTAACAGTTATTCCAGCTCGTAGAAGTAATCCAGGGTAATCCATTGTTCTAGCATCTTGCAGTTCGATGTGGTGTTTTCTACCGAACCTTTTATGCTCATCATACCAGCCTCGGCTAATCTCTACGCTGGCTCCTCTCCACCCATAGTATTTCTCTAGAACATAACTGTTGCTTGTCTCAACAGCAGGGCCAGCTCCAATTTCAAGGTAGGTTCCATTAGTTTTACCATCAAGAATACCAAGAACAAATAAATCTTGCCCTGCTTGGCCGCAACCAGCCTCTATTAACTCATGTCCCCTAAAAGGAAATTTTAGGTTATTCATATATTATCCAATAATTTGAAATTTCGGACAAGGAACTACCAGCTTACCGCCAGCTTTAACAAATTCTTGTTCTCTCTTGACGAACTCATCGATGAAATGCCAAGGAAGAACTAGAAGATAATCTGGTTTGGCTGCGCGCATTTCTTCTTCGCTAACAATCGGAATATTTGTTCCAACTGTGGTCAAGCCAAACTTATATGGACTACGTTCGGCAATAGCAGTTAGAAGATCTGGAGTAATCCCAAAAAGTTGCAGAAGAGTGTTGCCTTTCGTGCTTGCACCATAACCATAAACTTTCTTGCCTTCTTTCTTTGCTGTTTGAAGGAAATCCATCACCTGTTCTTTTAGTTCCCAGATATTATCACCGAAAGCTGCCCAGTGCTTAGGATCAGAAATATCCCACTCTTTTTCTTCAAGAGCTAGGATTGAATCCACTCTGAAATCGCAGACATCTCGAAGTGGGGCGGTGCCAAAGGATGTTTTATCACTAACGTCTTTTTGGAAATATACTCTAAAGCTACCACCATTAGTATCATTCAAACTGCAATCACGAACAATAAACCCTTCACTTTCAAACAGTTTCTTAATACTCTTTAAACCATAATAGTATACGTGTTCATGACAAATATTGTCAAATGCAAGTTGTTTAAGCATCAGCGGAGTATAGCTCATCTGCATAACAAACACACCATCATCTTCTAGAATATCATATACATCCCTGATGAATTGCCTTGGCTCTTCTAGATCATAGAACATAGCAATACAAGTTACTACTTTAGCTTGCTTATGACCAAATCCAGTTTTATTATAAGCATCTCTAGAAAAGAAATCCTGAATGACTTTATTTGCAAATTTGCTGCTTTCTGCGACATAGGAATCATCGGCAGGATCGATACCAATTTTGATAACATTTTGGGGAATGAACTTAAACATTGTCCCATCATTACATGCAATATCAACCCAAACATCATTAGAGTTCACTTTAATTCTACTAGTAATTTCGTCGACGATCTCATTGAGTTGTTTGGTCATGCTAGCGTTAATACCAGAACGATACCAATATTGGCCATACATCTTATCAAGTGGAACCGTTTGAGCTAGCCTAGCCGCTCCAATTTCATCATCAAGATATAGATCTAGACTATATTTTCCAGCCCTATAATCAGATCCAGGTTTAACAAAGTCGCTAACAAAATGATCTCCAAGCTCAAGAACTTTTTTCATAAAAACTCCTCAAATATTGTCTAAATCAGATTTACACATGTCAGATACAAGATCCTTCAAAGAATATTTAGGTTGCCACTTTAGAACCTTTCTTGCCTTCGAAGCATCTCCTAGTAAATTAACGACATCGACTGGACGATAAAAATCTGTATTTACTTTAACAAGAATGTCACCAGTCTTTTTATTTCTTGCGAATTCATCAACGCCAGACCCTTCCCACTCAAGTTGGATATCAAAATATTCTGCAGAGTAGTTGCAGAAATCTCTGACGCTGGCTTGTGTTCCTGTTGCAATAACATAATCATCTGGCTTGTCTTGCTGTAGCATCAGCCACATTGCCCTCACATAATCTTTAGCATGACCCCAATCTCTAAGGCTATCAAGATTACCAAGTTCAATTGGTTTAATTTTACCCATAGCAATATCAACAAATCCTTTGGTTATCTTGCGCGTCACAAACAATTCGCCTCGGCGCGGCGACTCATGATTATAAAGGATACCATTACAAGCGAATATATTATACCCCAACCTGTAGTTAATCACTAACCAATGTGCATAGAGTTTAGCAGCACCATATGGGCTGGCTGGTCGAAAAACTGTTTCTTCGTTTTGAGGGGCTGTTTGTACCATACCAAACATTTCACTAGTGCTTGCTTGGTAGAATTTAGTGTTAAGATTTAACGCTCGAATTGCCTCAAGAATACGAAGTGGCCCCAATGCATTAATATCAGTTGTATGTTGTGGCGCCTCAAAACTGATCTTGACATGACTCTGAGCTGCTAGATTATAGATCTCATGCGGGCGAACCAAAGCAATAACTGCTGCCAAACAAATACTATCGGATAGATCAGCCTGATGTAGAGTTATTTTGTTTTTAATTTTTGCTATGTGTTTATGGTTTGAATCAGAACTTCTTCTGATAATACCATGTACCGAATAGCCCTTTTCTAATAGGAGTTCAGCCAAATAGCTTCCGTCTTGTCCAGTGATGCCTGTGATTAATGCTGTTTTCATTTTTTTACCTTCTTAGGCTTTTTATTGCCAAATATTTTTTCCCAGTTTTCCCTATATTTTTGGCTAGAGGGTTTGGTTTTAATAAGATCTCCTGTTATATCATTTTTCGAAGACATCGATGTTCCTCCATCTCCCTGGTTCGAAATAATTGAACCAAACATAAACTTCTGGTAAATACATGGTATGTACTTGTTGTGTTATTGCTGTAATCAACATACCATCGCCACAATCATACCTTGGGAATCTAAATCCTAGATCAAGAACCTTACCCTTGACTAAAATTTGTTCAAGCCCAACCTTCATCGGCTGCATAAAAATTGGATGGGCAATCAAAGTATTTGTGTGGTGATGGCGGTTGGTTCCTTTCACGCTTTCTGGAATCTCATCGCCTCGTTTCATTGAAGTGATGATAACATTAATTTCATATGGGAAATTATATATCACATTTCGCAGTTTGTCAAAAAAATCTGGCTCGTATGCATCATCATCATTCAAAAAACAATACATATCTTCTGGTTCTAAAGGATAATTATCTAGGAACCAATTGAGAGATGTATTAGACCTATCCCAAAATAGTTCCCTATCGTTATGACAAATATGGTGTTTAATCCAATCTTCTTGTGGTGGTACGAACTCATGGGATTTCGGATTATCGTCATCAGTCACAATATGCCAAAAAACATTGTGCCCCTTTAATGCATTATAAAGTTTTGGTACATTATCAAACCTCGCTAATGGACAAACAACATGGAATTTTTGCACAGCTATTCTCCTGTTACAATGTTCATGTTTCCAGCTACAGAAATTCTAGTTTCATCTGAAGTGAAAAATGGATAGACACAATGAGTCATATTAGCAGGAAACATAATTATTCTCCCTTCGTCTCTTTTGTTTACCCAAATTAGATGGGAGCTCAAGCCCATAGTGTGAGTTGAATATGTGAGTTCAAATGCTGCAACTCTTGGAGTTTGCGGTTTCTCATGAAAATCTACCTTCAGTTCTTCATCAATATCATATGGAATATTAACCCAAATAACAAAAGATGCTTTCCCACCATGAATGTGGTTTGGATTGTACTCACCTTTCTTTTGGTAGTTGATCCAAATGTCATTGATTACTGGATACTGATTATCTCTTAACTCGTGGTCTGGATCTACTGAAAATGTATTGCGCCAGGATCGATACATCTCTAAAAGAAAATTGCTTAGTTCTAGATCGCTATGGTGATCGTATTGATATTCTTCTCGAATGTATGAAATTAGATTGTGATTGTATGTATCTTTCTTAGCAACACCAGAAAGGCAATCAGATTTTAATCTTTCAAAGATGTGATTGGGAATTCTGCTTTCCAGAACTCCAGGGTTGTATATTGGTAGTATATTGAACATCACACCTCCATATTGGCGCACCCGAGAGGATTCGAACCTCTGACCAATAGCTTAGAAGGCTACTGCTCTATCCTACTGAGCTACGAGTGCAATTAATCATAATTTCCATGAAAATTATAATCTTCTTCGATCGGAGAATACCAGAAACTTTCTAGCTCTTCCGCTGCGACTTGAGGTGTGAAGTTGTTTTTGTAGCAGGCAAATAACAAACTTGAATCCACAGCACTCAGCGCATCGATTTGTAGAATTTTCATGACTTCTTTTTTATATAGGTCAAACGGATCAATGTACTGAATCATAGAATCTCCTAGAATTTAGGTGCGTCCTTGAATAGAATTCCAGCAGAGTCTTTGGCTGACAGACTATTAGGTTGCATTGGCCATTGTATGTTTAGATCTGGATCATCCCAGCGTATACATACATTATGCTTTGGGCTGTACTTCCTGGTACATTTGTAAACTAGATCAGCTGTTTCACTCAGCACCAAGAATCCATGGGCAAATCCTGGCGGTATCCAGAATATGCGTTTGTTATGTTCTGACAATATTGTGGCAAACCACTTACCATAGCTGCTTGAGTTCTTGCGTAAGTCTACAGCCACATCAAACACTTCGCCGCTGATTACTCGAACCAGTTTGCCTTGGGTGTATCGAGTCTGATAGTGTAGACCACGGAGAACTCCGCGCTGAGATCGACTTTGATTATCTTGTACAAATACTTTACTGATGCCTACAGCGGCAAACAGCTCACGATTCCAAGACTCAAAGAAATATCCTCGGTCGTCGCCAAAGACCTTGGGCTCCAGCAGCACTAGATCTTTGACGCCATTTGTGTCAAGGAAGTTCATGACTTCACGCTGGTAACATCGCGGTGGTCAAGGATCACTCGGTCGCGCATGTCGCCGAATACTTCAATCGGTTGATCGAGCACGATATGGTGAGAAACTCCGCCACCATACTTGACGCGTGACAGCTCAACCTTACCGACGATAGGAAACGTTTCGAGATACGTTCCCGTGATAGTCAGACCTTCAAGATTCCAGTTCATCTTACATGCTCCAGTAGAGTTCAGTGCTGGGATCTGCACAACGCGGAGTGTCGTACGGGATCTCAACTTCCTTACCAGTCATGAGATTCTTGACCTTCTTGGTCTTCGGGCGGACCTGCTTCTCGAGGTCGGCCAGAAACTTCTCACGCTTGCCAGGAGGCAGCATCTCAAGAGCACGCTTGAGCGTAGACTCCAGATACCCACACGCATACGCAAATGCCTCTCTGCTGTATGGAAATTTCTCGCTCCCGCTCTCGCGGAGGATACGGGTCACATCACTCACCCGCTCGCCGACGGGAACCTTGCTAACTTTCACACGAGCCATTTCATTTCACCTTTGTTTCAATCACCTTACAGTTTCCATTATACTGGTATCAGCAGAAAAAAATATAACAAAAAACGTAATGAAATCAAAGACTTACAAAAAGGGCTAGCCAGCAACATCTGAGCTAAGTTACTGATTCATAAGAAGTTTTTTCACAGTAAATCAATGACTTAGCAGCAAACCTTTGCCAGTAGACCGTCAGAGCGCAGTAGTCCCCGCACCAGAACCCTCTCTCGAAAAACTCTAATAAAATCAACAACTTAGCAAACCACACTCAAAACAGAAATTCTAATAAAATCAATGACTTATGAATGGTGGGACTTGTTGGGCTTGAACCAACGACCATCCGATTATGAGTCGGGTGCTCTAACCAACTGAGCTAAAGTCCCAATGATCAGTGAAAGTCGAACTGCAATCCAATAATGGTTGTTACAATAACAACAATAGAAGGAACAATAAAATCGAGCAATCCGTCTTTATTCCATTTCAGTGGATTAAGTTGCCACTCTTTTGGTTTTAGATCTTTGATTGATCGACCATTAGCATACTTGTATTGCGCTTGTGCATTTTCTCGTCCATAAAAAAGTCCAATTGCAAGAGCTGCCCCAAGAGCAAGATCTTTAGTTATTACAAAAACAATTGCTTGAATGACTAGTGCTTGAATACCATGCAACAGTGCCGTCTTAATCATTTTAATTCCTCTTTAGTCCCAAAGATTGGAATAGTATTTGCCGAACAAATCAAATCCTTCTTGCATTCTCTCGCGATGTTTCAGATATCCTTCATAATCAAAAACATGAGTGTCTTTTGGGCCACGCTTCAACTCAAACAACTCAGCATCCTTCTCTGGCACTTCGTTGCCATTTTTGTCGACAGGAACATGAATGACATCATGCTCGCCCGAGTGAAACTGGTCTTCCCAATCGCCGTTGTTTTCAACAAGCTGGGAGAATGACCAGATCATTTTGTCGAGAGTATCCATCCACTGCTGATGACCAGCATCCCATGCCGTAGCATCTTCTTCAGCATAAAAAGGAAATGCTAACTGAATAGAGTCTGAGGTTTGTCGGAAAGCAGGCATATCACTAGGTGCGCCGTGTGTTGTAGCTTTCAACTGCTTGAGCATCGGATAGATGATAAATGCCAATGTAGAATCCATTGACCAAGTATCCCACTTATCAATGCGAACTCTGATCTTGCGTTCCTTGTCAGGATTCTTAGGATAACTACCGATATAGGCTTTCATACACTTGCTCCATAGTATCTTTCAGATTTTGATGAAGGATTGCCTTTCCGCCAGCTTCTTCAAATTCTATTACGTTTCTATATGTGTCGTCAATTAAAAGATGATGTTCATGGGCAAAGTCTTTTTTGTATCTTTTACCAGGAACAATGTTAACTGGTATATGGATGTTATTGTTTCGAAGCCAGCTAGTTTTATGTTCAGTGATTTCATCATAGAAAAGTTCGCCGCCGCTTGATGAAAGAATCTCTATTGGAATTCTGAAAGAACTGAGAAACTGATACAGTTCTTTGCCTTCATGGAACCACTCTAGAGTTTCAAAGTGGCGGCCCTTAACAAACATTTCCCAGAACTCTGACTTTGTAAACGTTCCTTGAACTTGCCCTGGAGGAACACCATGCAACTCAATGAAACGTTTATCAAAGTCAGCTATCACACCATCCATATCAAGATATATTTTCTTCACCATACCGTTCTCTGTATTTTACATCAGACCTTTGTTCTTGGATAGTCTTTTCGTTAAAGAATTTTCTTGGATTACCACACATATGACAAGAACAAAGTTTACCATGATTAGTCATCATACCAGTAGCCTTTCTTATCCAGTCATATCTCTCACTTAATTGTAACTCATTCGATAGTCTGTTAGCAACTTTTTTCCACTTATTTTTACTGCGTATTTTTTGTTGAAATCTCCGTTGACGTTTCAGTTTGGGATTGATCAGTTCTTGCTCTTCGATCATTTAACCACCTTTCATTTGAAATTACAGTAAGACCCCCCTTGAGCAGTAAGGATATCCCATCGTTCTTCCGATAGTCAAGATCATAGTATACTGCATCAATTCCACTTTGCAGGATTGCCTTAGCGCACTCAATGCATGGAGAGTGAGTTAGAAACATTGTGGCTCCTTCTGTTGAATCGTGACTTCTTGATACCTTTAAGATTGCGTTCATCTCAGCATGAATGACTTCTGGTTTGGTAACTAATGTTTCAGGCCATTCAATATAACTCCTGGAATCCAGATCTACCTCAGTTCCTGCAGGTATCAGAGTTTCGCAGTCGTTGTCAAACCCAGAAGGAGTGCCGTTGAAACCATAAGATAGGATGCGGTGATCTTTTACAATCACCGCACCTACCTGGAGCCTTCTGGCTCTTGAGAGTTTTGCAACTCTCCTGGCTACATCAAAATAAAAATCGACAAATCGATTATTCACGTGATAGTAACTTTGGCGTTTGGATTGGGATCACTCGTGGCTTGTGCTGCTCTGGGATAACGTTCTCAAGTTGAATTGAGAGGACGCCATCTTCCAATTCAGCACCATGCACCACCACACTATCGGCTAGGATAAACGATCGAGTAAATGATCGAGCAGCAATACCTTGCATTAGGTATCGGCGCTTCTCATTCTCTTCTTTTTTCCCAAAGACCTTTAGTGAGTTCTTCTCAACTTTGATTTCAATTTCTTCCTTGCGGAATCCTGATACTGCAAGCTCAATGATATACTTGTTTTCATCTTCTTCATCACGAATGATGTTCACAGGAGGATAAGAAGATGTTTGGACTTGGGCTGTTTCAGCAGCTCGATGTAGGTGATCAATTAGGCTGTCATAGCCTAGTGTGCTTGCAAAGAAACGGTCGTAATTGAAAAGTGATGCGGCTCTGTTCGTCATTTGGAACTCCTTAAATAAGCAAGTTAATTAATATGGACCCCGAAGGCATCCGATATTATTTATATCAAGATTCGACTTTTTTCTTCTTACCAATATTATATTTTGATACTAAAGTCCAATCATTCTTATCTTTGTGAGCCAACACTTTAATCTGCCCCATCGGAACAATAGGATCAGCAGTCTTACTCTTATCAACAATCTTCACCAATCCCCACTCAGCGATTAGATTGGTAATCGTATTGCGGCGAGCAATATCGTTTTCGCTGATGCTGGCAGGTTTACCATCAAGAGCGAACAGCTCTTTGAAGTGCACGATATAGTATTTGCCTTGTTTGTGGAGGATGTGGCAAGATTGATAAAGAACGTTTTGGTTCTTTGCAGCTACACCAATTCTGGTTAGCGTTTCGCGAACTTTCAGAAAGTCATTTCTTTCTTCTAGTTGCACTTCGACAAGATTTTCGATGCCCATGTTAACCACCTTTATATGTTTTTTTCTTCAACTCGCTAATATCTTCATCGCTAAGAATACTGAGAGCTTCAAGTGCCTTGGCATCGGAGTAGCCATAGTATTCTTTAACAACCTGCAAATCAGCGGCTTCGACCTTCTTGTGCCATTTAGCAAATGGACGTTTAAAAGGCTTAATGATATTTAGGCAAAAATCATAGTGGAGTTTATTGTCTAGGTTTGGATACAGATTGAGTTCATTTGCAACCAGAACTGTATCTTGATAGTTAGACAAGGCTCGCCCGACCATGAACTTAGGATAGGACTTCTCATCCTGTTCGGTCAGAAGAACGTTTTCCTTCTTTTGCAGAATGCTCGGTATGATTTCTTTAAAGAGGTCGGCCATTATGAGAATCCACATTCAACCATGATTTCAGTCAAACAGGCAACCATGTTTAGTTCTTGATCGGCAACAAACGCAGCCTGATATTGATACTTGGCCAGAATCAAAACCAGAGGAGCAATGCTATCGTGGTCAAGAATATCATACATGTTATCATAGAGCTTGCGGAATACCACAGTTGGATCGTCTCCATTTTCTGCAGCCCACTTGCGCACTCCACCAAAGTTTTTTTCTTTCAGCGCAGAAACCAACTCAGCAATTGAAAGATCAGCCACATGAGAAAGAATACCAACGTCGATCTTTCCTGTTGCAGAATACCGCTGAAGCTCATTAAGAACTCGACGATAGTCTGGGAAATACTTTTTGATAACTTCAGCCAGAACAGGCACTTCAAACGGAACGCTCTCTTGCTTGAGAATTTCCATCGCTCTCTTCATAAACTGCTTGGCCATTGCTGGCTTATCATCCTTGCGCAGTTTAAACTCAACAACAGCACAGCGAGAATGCAGAGGTTCGATGATTCGATTCTTATAATTGCAAGTCATAATGAACGTGCAGTTATGAGCAAACTCTTCCATCGCGCTACGCATAGCTGGCTGAGTTGAGTTTGGATTCAGGTAGTCAGCTTCGTCAATGATGATAACTTTCTTACCACCACCAAATGACATTGTTGACGCATAGCTTTTGATCTTCATTCGGAACGTGTCAATACCAGACTCGTCCGAACCATTGATCATCAGATAATCACAACCAACTTCCTCGCAGAGTGCTTTGGCAATTGTAGTCTTACCTACGCCTGCTGTGCCGCAGAGAAGAAGGTTTGGAATATCTTTTCGATCGACGTATTTTTGAAAAGTGTTTTTTAGGTTTTCAGGCAGAATGCAATCTTCAACAGTCTTTGGTCGATACTTCTCGACCCATAGCGATTCGCTCATATATATCACCCCACATCATCAAAAAGTTCAAGTATATTGATTGCGTTCTTCACGTCTTCTCTGTTCTTTTTCTCCTGTACATTAGTGGTTGCATTTTTCAGATTAACGACGGAATTACCATATTGCCTTCTTAGCATTTTGATTATATGGTTTTCAGTCTTCCTCAATACTTCTTCGAAACTTCCTGGTTGAATTCGTTCAATCTGTTCAAAACTCTTAGTCATCCAATCTGGAAATAGATAAGCAGAAACTTTTAGGTGTTGAAAATTTAAACCGAATAGTTCTTGATATAATCTGATATGATTATAATGCCCCAGTTTTTGATGTTCATCTCTGATACCAACCAGATCTCTACAATTTCTAGCAATTCTATCAGAAATTTCTCGAGAAGATCCAACATAAATCCATTTTGGAATTTCAATGCCATTGGTATTCATTAAGATATAAATGCCAGGGCGATTGGCAGTTTTAAACCCAAACTGTTCTGCATGAATATTAAAAGTAGATCTCAAATATTCACTATTTACACTACCATCTTCTCTTCTTATATTTGGCAACGACATTAAGTTTGAGTCGTTCGAGAGAAACTCCCAACTCAAACTCAGGAGCAAGTCTTGCATATTATACTTTAGGATTGGTTCACCGCACAAATTAATATTCATAATATATCCATAGTATAGTGAGAGATGGGGATGGGAGGGTGAATTCCTCGGCGAGCAGTCTGGTTCTTACCGATGCCTTGCGACACATCCCCATAGTATTTAGCCAACTACATCTTCATATGTTTCCTGCAGTTCTTGCATTGCTGCAGTTTCTTCGGCAATATTGCGCTTATGGTAAACTCGGGCAAGTTTGCGCGAAAGCTTCTTTGGCATCTCAAACTCTTCTTCCATTCGATCAAGAATAGCTTTGATATTATCGCGCTCTGCCTCAATGCGAGTATAAGAGTTTGAGATCTCCTGCAAGCAGTTCTTGATGTCAGCCTTTTCTTTCGGGCTAAATGTGCGAATCATATTTCACCTCAACCAAAAGTGGATTGCAAAGATTCAATAGCAATGTAATAAACAACTTTCTTGTTCTTATTAGTGAACTTAGCAAGACCTTTCTTAGCAATATCAATTTGATAGTCGCCATCAAGCATCTTGAAGTATTCTACCTTCATCACAATTTCAAAAGTAGCACCGTCTCCATCACCAATAGTTGTGCTAGAAACGTCAGAGGAGTCATCTTTAATATCAGTTGATACAAACTGAATTTTCTTACCATCACTTCTGAATACAAAGTTTGGTGAACCAGAAATTCCTGCGCTCTTACGTTGCCAGTCAAGATCTTTCTGCGTTAGTTCGAATGAATAGTCAGGATGATCAACGGCAAGAGATTTAGTAGCAGGAATAGTTGTAATCAACGTTGGCGAACAATAGCGAATGTAATCAGAACGCTTCTTATCGCTTGATACAAATACAACTCGATCTTCTTGGAAATCTAGCTCACAATCACCATACAATGAATGCTTGGCAAGAAACTTGTTTAGATCATAGATGGCAAAGTCTTTTGGGAATTTCTCCTCGACCGTTGCCATACCAAGAACAGTCTTGATATTAGACACAGTACCAACTGAAGAACCAGCCTTTACGCTGATGCCCTGATTGATTGTGGAGAAGTTCTTGAGAATCTCAAGAGTGTTAGCACTTAGTTTCATGATAGCCTCACTTTGTGGTCAAGTTCATAATTGAAGGATTCATACATTTCAAAGACATCGTCTTTAAGCACATCTAAAGTATAATCGTTTTTTATTGTAAAGTCAACTAAATCCATAAATTGTACCCAAGAATATTCACTAGGATGAACTTCTGGATATTTTTCAGCCATTACAACTGATGCATTTTGCTTTCTGGCAACATCAAACCATTCAGGTGAATCTCCTCTGGAAACCCAGACGATGAATCCGCCCAACTCTTTTATTCTTACCATTTCATTAGGAAAGCGCACATCAGCAATGACATAGTTCTCTTCTGGATTGACTCGTTTCATCAATGAGAGAATCCACAAGTCTGGATGGAAAATATCACGACCAGCCTCAGTACCAATCCATTGTAATGCTTGGCGCGGAGTGAAAGAGTAGCCAAACTTCTCACTCCACCAAGCGTCAGGCTTTTCGCGCCACTCTCGAGATTCTTTGGTTTCACCCTCAAGCATCTCGCGGTTCCATCCGAAGATCACTGCCGCAGCATCCTTTACACCAGCCGCAAAACTTTCTTTCCGAAAGTTATAGTTGCCACTAAGGATGTCTGCGACAGTGCCCTTTCCCGAACCAATTAATCCAACAAGACCAATAATCATAATATAATCTCCTGTTAGAGAGAACCAATATGCCCCGCTACTGCTTGTAGATCTCCATTAAATGCATAGGTTCCAATATGGTGAGTCTTCATCCAAGGACAGAGCCAGATCTGACCACCAATGTTACGCCACCACTGACAGAACATATAATCTTCTGATAGGTATCGATCTGACTTACCATGATCAATTACAGTATCAAAGTATGCATGGATATACCGCGAACCATCAAAGTTATCTTGGCCAACGTGATCAGGCTTATATCGAAGCTCTGGATACGCAGCCTCAAACTTCTCAAACACATGGCGCTTGATCATCATGTAACCAGTACCAATCTCAAGAACTTCTACTGGCTCGGCAACTGAGAATTTATCAGTGCCTGGAACTGGGTTGAACACGTAATCACCAGTTACTTTGTCAAGCTCACCTGGCTCGATGTTTGGATTATTAAGAATTGCTTGCTTGACTGAAGACCACTTGATTGACTTCTTGGGATATGGTCCGCCGATGATGTCGCGATCAAGTGCTAGAAGTGCAATAACATCACGCGGATCAAAGTGAATATCTGAGTCAATGAACAACATGTGCGTAAACCCAGAACGCAGAAATTCATCTACCAGATAGTTTCGAGCCCGAGTGATTAGCGACTCATTAAAGATGAATGAAAATCGAACTTCGATTCCATAATTAGAACACAAACCCTGAAGGTCTAGTGCTGATTTGCAATACATACCAAAACATTGTCCACCATACATCGGAGTGGCAACAAAGAGTTTATGTTTACGCAAATCGTCGAGGGAAATTTCTAGATTCATAATTAGTCACTCCAAGTAAAAATAAAGTACATATATCAACCAAAAAAATCTTCTAGAGTTGCACCAACTTCAACTTTTGGTCTAGTATCGCGCAATCTGAGTTCAGCTCTGTTCTTAGACTCACGGATATACATGGTACAAAGATCAGGATACTGTTCCGCTAACAACTTAGCGTTTTTGGTTATATTCTCTTCCTTACGAGCATCAGTGCCTTGCATTCCACCTGGCTCGTTATAGTATTTAGTCTTAATTGTAACATCATCCAATCGAATAACTGCACCATCTTTCAAATAATGTTGCAATGTTCTTTGGTAATCTTCCTTCTCGTCAATAGTACAAACTAGATCTGAGTCGTGTCTATTAATGACTCCCCATAAAGCACCAACGCAAAAATACAATCCTACTGAAACTCTGTTTTTCATAAACATAGGATTGTTGACTGCATATACACCAAATAGATATGCATTATGCTTTATACATTCGTTGAATCCGCGAAAGATAACTTGTTCCTCAAGGTTCTCCACTGGAACTACAGTTTTATCATCAACCTTGCGTAAGACATCATATACATCATCATCAAAACAAACTAAGTTTGTTCCTACTGGATAATACTTTTGGATCACTCTACGTTGAGCTTGTAGAGTAATTTCTCCAACAACAATATTTTTATATGGAGTATTTTTTAGTTCTTTGGCATAGTCATCATACTCTTGTTCATTAGCAACAAAAACTGTTACCCTCTCAGGATCAATGTTATGCTTACTCAACACAGCAAGAGTTTTTTCACGAACTCCTGATGCTCTACGATAGCTAGGAATTGCTATTCTATAATCCATAGTAACCTCTATTATTCAAATAGATCTTCAAGCGTAGAAATTTTTTCTTTTTCTTGTGGGTGATACTTATTCAACATTTCTTCGCCGCCAGTATCACGAAGAAAATCATACCACTCTTGCTGATTCCACATATTCTCAGATACGCCATTCCAAAGTGGGCGCCATAGTGGATGTTCTTTGTTCTTGCGTCGAGCTTCTACATACTGGAAACGGATATCTTCATATTCTTTGCTGCCAAGTTCAAGCATCTTCTCACGAAAATAACAAACAAGGCTGATGCGTTCTGATCCTTCTTCAGCAACAATCGGAGTGTTGCCATGAATAATTTCATGGTTGTTTACCAGTAGCAAATCACCTGGCCTAACATTAACAGCAATACGATACTCAGGAAAAACTAAATAGCCGCCAGTATACTTGCCATCGTTCGATAGTACAAGAAGATTACTTAGGCCATCAGAAAAATCACCAGCGTCTCGATGGCATGCAGTTTGGAAATTTTTATTTACTGTGATCGTTGTGAAAACAGTCCCTGGAACAAGGAACGATGCATCAATACGATCTGCTGCAGATCTTTGGGCTTGCCAACGTAATGGAAGTAATTCTCGAAATCCTCGGTTGAGCGACTGAAGGAATGGAAATGCCATCTTGAATTTGTCGAAGTTGTTTTGCGTATAGGCTGTTGCTCGTCCATATGGAATCCTCGGGTATCGATCGAACCAGCCAGCAATTCCTGAAAAGACTTGGTTGGCATAGGTCGTATCTGAGATATATTTCTTTTCTACATTTAGAGCCGATGCCTTTCTATCAGCAGGGCTCATCTTTAGAACAGACTCCAACCAATTCTCAAATACAAATTCGTCTTTCTTAATTTTTGCAGATAACCAAACTAATCCTCTTGGTGATTCAGTGTTAGAAAACTTCTCACGAAGCAAGGCAACTTCATCAGCAATATCAAATTCAATAGTTGATTCAGGTATTTTGGCAAAAAGATCAAGCACCTGAAGTTGGAACTCATTGACCCAATCGCGATTAAGACATTTCTCGCCTTTGGGTCCAGCGGCCAACCCTCGATTTTGCGAAGGTGCAGCTGCATCGCGCAACCCTAGATATGCTTGCTTCTGTTCCTTGTTAGTAAAAAAATTCTTTCGGAATTTAAATGCGATTGTCGCTTCGTTAGCGCCCGAAGGGCAATCTTCACACTCAGTTTCACAAGTTGCTTTTGTTACAGCATCACAAGGAGGAATCTTGTAACAATCAGTATCTTCTTCAATCAAAATATCATAATGTGATTCGTCAACAAATTGACCGAGAAGATGCTCGCAATCATATTTAGTTTTAGCGACGATTACATTCACACTCATAACAAAAACTCTGGGAGGGTGGTATTAGTATTATATATGCAACTTGCATATGAAGCAAATAAAAAGGGGGACTTACGTCCCCCAGAATCAACAGCCAATATTACTGGCTGATTAGAGCATCAGCATAGAGCGCACGGCGAGCCCGAGCGATGTGACGACTCTGCATATTACGGACGAAGCTCTGGCTAGGAGTGCCAATGCGGTATGCAAAGGTCTCTTCACCACGCGAAGTCGTCACCCGATTGGTGTAAATCGGAACACCTTCGTTGCGAAGGCGATAGACAAGATCAGAAACATTGCTGACTTTGAACATGGTACGAGCCTGCTTGGTCGTAACTTGTTCGCCACGGGAAAGGTAGTTCAGAAAAGAAGAACGAGCACTCATCATACAATCACCTCAGTTGGTTAGGAAACAAACATGGCCAGTTTACCCGACCATGTATTCATTATACTCCAGTTCAATTGAAAAGTAAAATCTTTATTCGGCTGGAGTCTCTGAATTCTCCACAACAGCTACAGCTTCAGCTTCAGCATCGATCTTGGTATAAAGATCAAGGAAGCTGGTTTTCACTTCGCTATCATAACGGTTCAAGCACATCTCAATTGCTTTCTTGCGAGAGCCAAAGATATTGTATGCATTCACGATATGAACAAGGCGGCGAGTCGAGATCACTTCGTCAACTGCATCGTCGTTGAATGCTTTACGGATTACAGTTGCCCAAGTCACCAGTTTGTTGGCGAACTCTGGCTGATTGATACCGAAGGACTCGAATGCTTTGTTAACAATCTCGAGCTCGACTTTCTGCTCGGGATACTCTTGTTCCCAGGTAAATGCAAATCGCTCAAGGAATGCCTCGTTGAGGACATTTGCACCAATGAATCGGCCATCGTCTGAACCTTTACCCTTGGTGTTCGCAGTCGCAATGACAGTGAAACCTTTGGCTGCATGGATGATCTCGCCAGTCTTCTTATCAAAGAAAGGTTTGCCCTCAAGTACACCATTGAGGCAAAGGATCTCCTCAGTACCATAGTCTACTTCGTCAAGGAGAAGTACTGCACCACGACGCATTGCAGTGATTACTGGACCTTCGCGGCGAATGGTATTGCCATCGATCAGTTCATATGTGCCAATGAGATCAGACTCGTCGGTACGCTTCGTGATATTGACACGAACAAACTCACGCTTGAGGTTGGCGCAGATCTGCTCAACCATCATCGTCTTGCCATTACCTGAAAGGCCAGTGATATAGACTGGGCAAAACTGTTTCGACTTGATGATCTTCTTGAGATCATTATAGAAACCGAACGGAACATACCAAGGGTTGGCTTCAGGCACGAAAGATTCAGTAACGTTCAGAGCACGTTTGGTATGCATCTGGACTACCTGAGCCACCATTGCAGGAGCAGCTTCGAGTTGAGGAGTAGCATCGACACGTTTTTTCGCGGGAGTTCCGCTGTCAAGAAGGCGATAGACGCCATGGCTGACTTTCTCGGTGAATGATTCGCCGAAGATAAAGTTGGGTACATCATATCCCTTGGTTGCAGCAAAGCTCTTTACCTCTTTGGCCCTGAAAGTCGTACCGAGCTGATCGAGCACGATAGATACGAATTCATTCTTGGTTTGCTTGTTCCACATATTCACTTTCCTCATTACTTAGTCAGAATGTAAGGCTTGTTCCACTGGCCGATGTTGACATCAACATACCAACCCACATCGAAATAGTCAGTCATCGCATCCGAGCGATCGTGATTGCCGTCATTGGCAGCAGCCAGCAGTTCTGCAAGAAACTTTTTGCAGTTCCCGCTGAAGTGATCCTGGTACCAATATGGATTAACGGAGAGACCGTTGGATGCTGGTTTATTGGTGGTCGAATGGTAATTTGTCAAAAAGTCCAGCCTACCCTCTTTGACATTGATAACGAGCGTACTGTGACTGCGTACAGCCAGAGTTGCTTTGATTCCATACTTGCTACAGATCTTCTTGATCAGCGGAGCCAGTTTGGCTTTTTTTTCTTGCGACATATAGGCCATGATATATACTTTCCTAATTAAAGGTTGGTCTTGATGTAGTCTTTGAGTTCGGTAAGGAACTCGGTGAGTTCTTCTACCCCGTATTTGCTGAGGTCGTCCTCTCTGGGGTAATCGAAACCTAGTAATATTGCTACTGGCGCGTAGCCGTTGATCTTGCTAATTACGTTCTCTTTTTCCACTTTCTTACTCCAGTTAATCACTCTACAATTACCATTATACGCTTGTAGAAAGAAAAAACTAGCATAAAAACGCTTTATAAATCAATAACTTAGCAAACATAGTCCATCAGGGCAGTGGTGAAGATGCGGTCGCTCTTCTTTTTGGCCTGGTTTTTGCCGAATTCTTTGGCTAGGCTATTGACCACCTTCTTGTTAAGCTCATTGACATCAGTCGTAAGAACAGATTCCTGAGTCATATCATCGTTGATTGCAACGTTGAAGTATGCATCGAACCCTTCTTCCTGAGTAGTGAAGAATCCATTATTCTTAAGGCTCAGTTTCTGCTGTTGTTTCTCATCTTCTGTAAGATCACGCAGCCGATTGCGGATAGCATACCCATAACCAATGTAGAAACCAATGTTATTGGAGCCAGTGATCTTGCGAATAAACTTTAACAGATCCGTACGAAGGTTATCTCCACGAGTAAAGTTCATGACTGAACGAGACTTGCGATCTGTGATTCGAAGAATTTCTTTAATGTAGCTATCATACTTAGTATAAGTGATTCGTTCGCCAAAACCCTTTTCGTTTTTCAAGAAGAAGGAGTCCGTCTCCTCACCATCAGTCAGATAGATGGCATTGACAACATCAAGACGATACTTGTTTTTGAACTGCTCAATGATTTCTCGCGAAACAGCAATTGTAGCAATAAGTGGAGTTGAGTTCAGTTCGAATGCATAGTAGATCGGATTATTAGATCTGCTATGCGGATAGGCAATATTAAGCAACATTTTGACAGCTTGGCTATAGACAGAATTGCTGAAGGAAGAGCTCAGAATATGTTTGAGATGGAAGTTGTTGGCAGCATTTGGCCACTCGCTATTGCCAACATACAAATTATCACCAGATACAAACTTATCACCTTTCCTGGTGTGATGCCCACCATCATTAAATCCATAGATGTCGAAGGGCAAATTGACACGCTTGCAAAAAGTAGAAAGGATTAGCAGCTGCTCAACTGTTTGGGGAAGTATACGATTCATCGAACCAGAGAGATCGACGAACATGACAATGCCATGCGATTTACCCTTCGGCACAACAGTCATCTTGGCAAAGATATCGTTGGTGAACCGATAGCTGTGCAGTTTACCCATATCCAACTCACCAGTCTTGGCAGTCAGCTGGCGGGCATACTGCGACGCATTACGCTTCATCAGAAACTGTTTAACAAGGAGTTGGATATATTTGTCGTTATTACGGGAAAACCGCTGAGCATTTTGTTTATTACGCAACGCAACATCAAATGTTCTTTGTTCATAGAAAGGTTTGAATCGCTCAAGAATTTTATCGATCGGCTCAATGATGTTTGAGAGAATGGGTTCGGGGAAATTGCAATTGTGAATTTGAAGTCCATCGACCACTAGTTCTTTCTCGCGAGCTCGGAAGATTGCGTCAGTGATGGAGTCATCTTCCGAAACTGTATCTCCCAGCTCATCGAGCATTTTATCTGATGCAGTTGACTCTTCTTCTTCGTCTTCGTCACTCGAATCAAAAGACTGAGCACCGTCTTGTTGATCGTCATCGTAATCATTGGAGTCGAAGTCATCATCCTGATCTTGTTCTTCACCCTCTTCGCCTGAATCGCCGAATTGGTAATCGAGCTCTTCGTCGAGCCCATCTTCCTGTTGTTCTTGGTTTTGTTTTTTGATCTCGTTACGAAGATCTTCGATTGAATCAATCTGATCGGTTTCAGTTTTGTTCTTACCCATGATGCTGCTGACTCGGCGAGCAATATCAACAACTTCATCAAAGGTTTCAACTTCGTCCAGCGCCTTTACTATCTCCATTTCCTCTTCGGAGAAGGGGATGTGGTTCAGTGCACCAAACTTGAAATGAACATTGAGTCGATCAGCCAGATTCAGTTTGCTGAAGTCTTTGAGATCTTTGATACCAAAGAAGTCGCGATTGTGCAGCTCTTTGTATGCACGAAACATTGGGCGCGAAAGGCCAGGATACTTGCGTTTCATCAGCTTCTCAATGCGCGCATCCTCGCAGACGTTGAGTACTGACTTGTTGACGTCAGAAATGTTCGAGGATCCACCATCGATGGCGCTGTGCCAACCTTCGGATGGAGTAAAGAGGGAATGGCCAACCTCATGACCCATGAGTAGATCATAAAGATCGCCGTCGATCACTTCCCAGATCGGGCAGTAGAGAGTGCGCGTCTTGAGGTCAAACGCAGCAGTTGGTATCTTCTGGTGGACGATATTGATATTCTCGCCCGCCAGAAGTTTAGCGAGTGCGGACTTATTGGCTCTGAGGTCTTGGTTCATATACAAACTCCTATCTGATAGGGTCCATTATATATGACTGATCCCTCTAAAATAGCAACAAAAACTCTTTATAAATCAGTAACTTACGCGGCAGCTAGTTTTTTCATCTTTTTCAGGTTGGTTTTGATCTTCCGTTTTGCTTCCATCAGCTTCACTTTGGGTACTCGATCGGTGTATACAACACCATCAAGATGATCCATTTCGTGAAGGACGCAGGTAGCTGTGAGGCCATTGAACTCCTGTTGCTTCCTTTCGCCTCCAACAATATCATATTGGAGAACAACTGAGTCTGGTCGGCCAACTGTAACGTACAATCCAGGATATGATAAGCAACCTTCTTGGAATTTAGTTTTGGTTTCTGATACTCTGACAATAACTGGATTGACTAGGCACCAGATCTGTTTGCCAACATTAAGCGCAAACATGCGATATGGAAGGCCAACTTGATTGGCTGACAGACCAAGCCCGTTTAGTTTGTTAAGAGTTTCCATCAACGACAAAGCAGCATAGGCAACATTTTTATCTGTGACATCAACCCAGTGAGTAGGCTGTCGAAGAATAGGATCATAGAAATCTACTAGTTTCAGAATTTCATATTCAAACATCTGGCCATTAACAAACTTTAGCTTCTTCATGCTGCTAGCCTCTTATGTGAGAAGTTGCCTTTCTTTTCAAATCGAATCACGTGTTCAAACTTATCTTGAAGTGAATCGCCTTTGTGGGAAATTATGAAAATATTTATATTGTCGAGGCTACTCAGCACTTGCATCAAACACTCAACACCAAACGAATCCAGACTGGAATCAAACACTTCATCAAGAATGAGTAAGTTTGTATTGGCACTGTTTTTCATTCGAGCAACATTGCGCCATGTAAACAGCAGAGCAAGATTGATTCTGGTCTTTTCGCCCTCTGAGAAGTTTTCATAACTAAAGTCATCGCGATTACGGGACTTAATAGTTTCCTTGAACTCTTCGTCCATATGGAAGTTGACAAAGAAGTCCATTGCAGCCAGATACTTGTTGACCAACTTATTAATAATCGGCAGATACTGTTTAATAATTTTAGCCTTGATGCCGCCATCTTTGAGCAACTGCGCCGCAGCATCATAATATTGTTTTTCTTCAACTGCTTTCTTGCGCTCTTCAACTATAGTAGTCAACTCGTCAAGCAATTTCTTTGACTGTTCTTTGGATTGTACGTTGGTATTCTTTTTACTTTCAAGTTCTTCGATCTCTTGTTGCAGAGTTATATTGTACTTCTGCATATGTCGAATCAATGTTTGGTTGCTGTTTATTTGTTTTTGCAACTCAATAATACCATCATTGATTTTTTTAATTTGTTCTAGGTTTTCTATTACCTGCCTTTGCTCTTCCCTGAGCGTAGTCAGTCCTTCTACGAGATTCTGCATCTTATCCTGACATTCACCAATTATCTGTTTCTTGAACTCAGGCTCAATTTCCTGCTTACAAGAAGGGCACTGATCGTTGTCATTATAGAACTCAATTTCTTTCTCAGCCTTCGATATGTTGTTTTCAATCTTAGCCTGATAAGAAGTCAACAGCTTTTGTTTCTTGAGCATTGACTCTTGATGCTGAATCTCAGACTCCAGCTCTGTTATCTTTGTAGCTTCTTCTTCGTTTGTTGCAATCAACTTTTCTAGTTCTGTTTTGTTTTCTTCAAGTTGTTCTAGTTTCTTGTCGATGATCTCTTGATTGTTTTTCTTGATGCTCTCAATGTGCGCTTTGTGTAGCTCAATCTTTTCTTTGGTTGACTCAAGTTTGATCTTGAGTTCATTCACTTTGTTCTTGAGGCCATTTACCTTTTCTTTGACCACCTGATTCATGTTAGAGAAGATCTGAATATCAAGTAGATCTTCAATTACCTGTCGGCGGTCGTTGGCTGACAGTTGCATGAATGGAGTAAATGATGCACTACCAAGTATCACAATCTGAGTGAATGACTTGTAGTTCATCTTGATGATACTTTTCTCCAGCACTTCCTGATATTCTTTAGCCGAAGAATTCTGATCAAGTAAACTGTCGTCAACATAGATCTCAAAGATATTGGGTTTGATGCCTCGGCGGATGATATACTTTCTATCTGCAATATCAAAGTAAAGCTCAACAAGACAATCTTTGCCGTTAACTGAGTTCACCAGTTGTGGTTTGTTGATATTGCGATAGGGTTTGCCAAACAGAGCAAACGTAATTGCATCTAGAATGGTTGATTTACCTGCGCCGTTTTCACCAAGGATAAGAACATTGCTTTCCTTGTTGAGTTCGACTTCAGTAAATACGTTACCAGTGGATAGTAGATTCTTCCACTTAATAGTCTTGAATGTAATCATGCTTCGACAGTCAAAGCCTCTGCATATATTTCACGTAGTATACTCTTTAATTTGGGTTTATTCAAATCAATTTCAACTCCATCAACATATTTGTCAAGGATAGTTAGAGTATCATCTGCCTGATCAATCTCAGACTCATCCTCAAGTGCTACTTGTTCGCTGAAGTCTTCGACAATAGAAAGATCGGCAGGAGCAGAACGAATCAGATTATCAATGAATGTTTCAAAAACAAACTCATTAGTCTTTTTGGAAACAATAACTTTGATATACTTTGAAGTGTACTGACTGTAGTCGTGGTTCTTGACTTCATTGTAGAAGAAGTCTTCATCGTTGTAGATGAACTTCTTGAAGATAGTATGCGGATTCTCAAAGAACTCAAGCTCGCGGGTTTCGGTATCAAAAATATGAAACCCGCGAGGATCATTGTAATCACTCCATGTCATTTCATATGGAGTGCCAACATATAGAATATTCCCTTTCTGCGAGCGATGATGAAAATGACCAGTTAGGACAAGCTCATAACGCTTGAGCTCTTCGGCTGATTGTCCTTCGTGGCATACGTTCCCTCGATCCATTTCAAAGCCAGCCAACTCAAAATGACCAAGACAGAAGCTACTAGTAGAATTTTTAATGTATGCAGCAACGTCTTCCCGATTCGAATCGCAAATCCAAGGAATAATATCAAAAGCAATCCCACCGAAATGTAAAGTGTTAGGCTCTCTATGTATCCAAACATTACCGTATTCTCCCAGAACTAGTTCGGTTGAGTTGACATCTAGAGTGTTCTTATAAAACACATCATGATTACCAAGTAATGTGTGGAAAGGAATGTTTCTATGTTTGACAGGATTGAACAGATATTCCTTAGCCAACTTTAGGCTTTGGAAGTTGATGTACTTCCGTCGATCAAACAAATCACCAAGTTGAACAATATTCCTGACTTCATATTTATCAATGATAGGGAAAAACGTTTCCTCATAGAACTTCTTGAACAACTGGTGAAATATTAGGCTGTCGTTCCGAGCGCCTATGTGAGCATCTCCGAGTATGGCTATCTTCAAGCAGCTTCCCTCTTAATTTCCCAAGCCCAGTTTACCGCGCACCAATCAACAATGCATCGATCTTTCGAAAGTTTAGCAATGTTCTCTCCACGTTTAATCATTCGCATACACCAATCATCCCAATACTCTTTAATAATTTCTTCCTCGCTCAGAGTTACTTCTACAGATTGGCCAAACGCATCATCAGCTGGTATGATATACCTATAATACCTCATTCTGATTCCCCTTTCAACTTTTTTGTTTTGACAGAAGTTTCATAGTTCTCAATAAACGCTGAAATATTATCATACAGTTCAAACTGTCTGTTAACACCATCAGCATCTAGTTGATTGAATTCATCAATAACACCAGACATCTCTGCTGACTTGTACTTGACATAGAGTTGTTTCTTCTCGCGTTGTATCCGCCTCAAGAATGCATAATATACTATTTGAGTGAAATAAGCAAATGGATTACTGGATTTTGTTGGGTCGAAGTTGTCAGCATAGAGCACACAGTTTTCAATAGCATCGGAAATCATTTCATCACGAAAAGTATAAGAGATAAAGTTGGGCTTATGTGATAGGTTCTCAGCTATCATCATGAAACACTTCCCAACATACTCAGGAATCCGAGGCTTCTGTTTGTTGGCTTCTTTAGCTTCCTTGATCTTATCCTTGTATGCAATCATTTCTTTCAGGAACATTGAATTGTCAATATAATGCGTTCTTTTCTTCATAAATATTTGCCTTTTTTCAAAAAGATAGTATAATCACTGTGTGGTCTTTTAAGTTAATGTTTCTTTATACTCTTCCAGACATCTTCGAAAGACACTACGGTTTTATCCGCATTTTCCTGCAGTACCTTCTTCTTCATGTCTTCATCAGGAATAATGGAGAAGAAGATCTCAGAAACCTCAATGTAGTTATCAAGAAAGTTCTTTTGTACTTCTAGAACAAATAGAACATCTTTCATTGAAACTGTCAAATAATCAAACTTAGCAATCAAGGGTGGTACCCATTCCTTGATATGTAAGATCTGCTGTTCTTCATAGTCACCAACATTATCGTGTTGTATTTGAATAGGTCTTGCCAAATACATGAAGTCATCATGCATTTCAGTGTGGGCAACAATATTCTCTCCATTTCGCAGTTTGATAAAGCGAACTGTATCTGGTGTTAGCATTATTGGATCTCCACTTTCTTTGTGCTGATTGGGAACTTTTCTTCGTTGTACATTTTAATACGTTCCTCAAAGTGTTTCAATGCAAAGTTCACATTACTTTTATATCGCAAATCATCTGCTATATCGTAGAGCACTGCTTGCTCTTTATCATCACCTAAACGTAAACCTCGACCAATAGACTGAAGGCTTCTAATTCTGCTCTTCGTTGGTGACGCGAAGATAATATTATGGAGGTTCCTTATATTTATTCCAGTAGAAAAGGTGCCATACGAAGCTATGATAATTGCATCTTTTTCTTTCTCAGTAATATGACGGATCTCTTCTCTATCCATCACATCAGTTGATCCGCATACAAAAAATATTTTTCTGTTGTAGTTCTTTTGTTTGAACAGTTCGTGTAATACTTTACCATGCTTTTCAACATAGGTGTAGAGGATTAGAGTGTTGCCTTCAAGACTAGCAGCCAGTCCACGAATAAATTTATTACGCTCTTCATTTGATACAAGGAAATCCATCTCTTCTGGATAAGTCATACCGCGAACATGTTTGCAAACAGCTTCAGGATACTTGAGTATCATACACTTGATTGCAAAGTTTGCTAGGTGTTTCTGTTCAATCAGTTCTTTGGTTGTGACAATCTTTTTTACTGGACCAAACAATCCTTCAAGAACTAGTTTGTTTACTTTAGTGCCATCAAGTGTACCTGTTGTACCAATACGATAGTCGCAGTTAATCAGTTTGGTCATAATATCAGTAAGTGACTTGGCCTTGAATGTATGAGCTTCATCGCCGATCACATAATCAAACTTCGAAAAATATTTTTTTGGCATATCGTAGATTGATTGCCAAGTTGAAATGATTACAGGAGCAAGTGGTTCTTTCTCTCGCCCCTGATAAATTTTCTGGCAGTAGTTTTCTGCATCCCAACCATAGGATTTAAAGTCGCCATACATCTGCTCAACAAGTGATACAGTTGGCACAATCAACAGACCTTGCTTTTTACCAAGAGCCATGAGCTTACGGATGATCAGATAGATGATAAGAGATTTGCCTGATGCAGTTGGTGAAATAATTACTGCTCTTTTCTTTGTTGCTGAGTAGCCAAAGGCAGTTAGCTGATAATCTCTTGGCGCAAAAGGCAGACCGAGTGTATCAACAAAAGAAAGATCTATTGGAGTTTTGCCGAAGTAATTGGTGTTATCTTCAACAGGATACTCATTGATATTACAGAACTCGATGATGTATGGGACTAGACCAGCATATATTTTTCTAAACCTATAATTAAAAAGTTTGATAGTACCATCCCAGTGTTTATTTCTATATGCAGGAGAAAATTTTGCATTTGGTACTTGAAATGTAAAAAATTGATTTAATTCCATTGCAATAGAATCTTCACAATCTACATGACAATAGATATTGTCTATTTTATTTATTTGTATCTGTATTTCCATGGTTGTACTTTTTTCATCCTTATAGACCTTTTCTCACTATCTGCTAATGCTGCGGCTTTCATTTTTTCTCTAACTTCTGGCCTTTTTGCAGGGTTTTTGTCTCCTAGAGTTCCGCATTTTGAATGATCTCTGTTGAATCTTCCTTCATCCCACGCTTTTTTTATCTGTTCTCCACATTTTTTCCTATCGACTCTAGAAGAAAATTCTCGCTGTTTCTTTGCATCTTTAAATACGCAGTTGGACCTTCCTCTTTTCCATCCTTCTGGTATCGTCTCAAAATTAAAAATATAATTGTCGACAGTCCCATTAGTTATCCATATTTTACCACTAGTGGTCGATCCGCCCAATGAGGTTTTCTTTGAGTCTTCTGGTATCTTATCCAGTTCCTGATCGCTGAGTGAAGGCATTTCTTCGAAAGGTATTTCTAGAATTTCGCAAAGGTTTTGCGAAAAGTTGTATGTATAAATAGACATGCTGGCACTCCTTACAGTGTTAGAGTCCCTGGGAATTGCAGTTCCGCGAGGGACATCTCTATTTATAAAATATTTAATGCTGACCATGTATAAACTTTTCCCAAGACATATATTCTTTTAATTGCCATGTTCGATTGTTCAATTCTTTCATCACATTTACACAAAATGCAGCTGCTTCTTCGTGGTAACTTTTCTTAGCCTGGAGCCTAGTCAAATCATCATCACCTTCAAGATGCATTGCTAGATCTTGCTTGAGTACAAACGGAAACTGTTCCCAGCCATACTTATCAAGTTCTTCCTGAGAAAGTTTTCCATTGTAATACATCCACTTCAGTTTTCTTAGTTTGTTGTACTCAATAGCAATTTTCTTAGCAGCAAGATTGTGGGCTGAAAGAAACTTATTGTATTTGTTGTGGAGAATAGGAATACGAATGATTTCTTTTCCAGGTTCAGTGGAATCGACATTTGAGTCTTTGGTCCACTCACTCATAATTTGTTCGATTGCTACAGCTTCAAGTTTCATAGTCAAAACATCCATCTTGAATTTATCCCAAGTATACTATAAATTATATTTTATGTCAAGTCAAACTCTTTCGATGTCGTAATAGGAGAACCTGAACGTAGCATCTGATGTAGTGATGACATCAGCTGTATCACCTGTATTGAACAGAATAGATCCAACAGATGTGGGAAATACATCTTTAAATTTCACTCTGAAGTTTACATTATTTTTATTTGTATACACTGTAAGTGTAGCATCAGTATATTGAGGAGGAAGTCTGTTTGCTCCTCTGTATGCTGCAGTTGATGATAGCCTCTCCAGTTCACGATACTCTTTAAAGTCAGTTGGGAAACACATTGCCCGAATCCAGTCATGGAGTGATTGCCAGCCTCTAAGATTTTCATCTACAACAAACGTGACATTAAACGTATCATACATCATCTTTTCGCCTGGAACATACAAATCAATGAATGGAGTATTGCGCGGAACTTCAGAAAGAGATACGCCAGGCAAGTTAGCAGTCTGACAGAAAAACGTAATGTTCTCAAGTCTAGTGAAATTGAGTCTGAACTTAGTTGTTTGTAGAATATCTTTGTTGAGAGGATTTCTTACTGCAACGTTAGCCATTATAGTTTCTCGAGGAATATAAAGTATTTATAGAAAAGAAAAGGGGGACCGAAGTCCCCCAAAAATCGCTGTTATTGTTATAGTAGCGATTTTATTAACCCGTAAGGTTAAGTACACGGAATCGACGATAGTAGAGGTTGCTATTGTTAGCAAGCGCACCATCACCTGCCGAAGTAGCGAAAGGATTCGCAACGAGACCATAACGGGTCTTGAAGCCAATCTTAGGCTGGAAGGTGTTTGGATTGATTGCACGTACCATCTGGAGAGGTACGTATGGGCAATAGAACATACCAGCGTCATAAGGAGTTGTTCCCTTATAACCGACAACAACGAAGTCCTGAGCCTGTACGGAGTATGGATCAACATACACCTTGATTCGACCGAAGAGCGTACCAGCGAAGGTATTGCCCGTGTCGTCAACAGTCAGGTTCGTGCTATTGGTGAGGCCGCTGTTGTAGTCAAGAAGGCCAGTCATTGCGAGAGCGGATGCTACGTCTGTGGAGACGATAAGCATGTTGCCCTTGCCACGACGGGTATCTTTAGCGATCTGGTTGCTTGCGCGCTCGATCGCGAACAGAAGTCCCTTGAAACGCTCAACAGCCCAACGGCCAGTTGTATCAGCACTGTTCGTCAGGTTGAAGATAGCAGATGTTGCGGTATTGTTGAGATAACCAACTTTAGCAGTTGCGTAGATCTTACGAACAACTTCGCGGTTGATTTCAGCAAGGATTTCCGTTGACAGGATATTGCTGAGTTCTGCTTCGGCGTCGAGGCCATGGATAGCCTTGAGGTCCTGGGCGAGTTCAAGCGTATATTCTGCCTTCAGAGCGCGGGTTCCTGCAACAACCGATACGCGATCGATCGTGAAGCCCATTTCACCGAATGCCGTACCACCACCGAGATCTTCAGCAGTGATTGTGGCAATGCTGCTACCCGTGTTACCAAGTTCGAATTGCTGAGTGATTGCTGGTTGTGAGTTAGCAGTACCGCCAAATGGCGTGTTGTTGTCATGGGTGCCTGATCCAGCGAAGTCGGTGTCGGCTTCGTTGAACAGAGCTTCACCAGTGACAGCAGTTGTATTGGCATACTGTGAACGCATTGCGAAGATAAGGCCAGTTGGACCCGTCATTGGCTGAACGCCGCAGATGTCATATGCCATCAGGTTGGGCATTGCACGACGGACGAGACCGATGAGGATAGGATCGAAGCCTTTTACGTTGCCTTCTGAACCTTGAATTGGTGACATACCACCAGCAACAGCGTTGACTGGGGATGCTTCCCAAAGGTTATTCATTGCCATTGCTTCTTCGCGAAGGGCACGCTCTTGGTTCTCCAGAACGAGGGCAGTTACGGCACGACGATAGGGGTCGGCAATTTTGCTGAGTTCTGGGTGATCAAGAACGGGAGCCCACTTCTTTGTGTGAGTTTCTGATAGATACATGGTTAGTTCTCCGTAGTTCTAGTTGCTTCACTTAGGAAGCGTTTTGGTTATAGCTTTAACATAATAATCCATTGCACCGCTAACCTCCTGGTCATCAACCGTTTCAACCGCAGTGACAGGAGCTTCGCTTCTGGCAGCTTTGGTTGGGAAGTAGCTCTCGCGAATCACTGCGAGCTTCTCCGTATACTCACCCTCTGTGGTGAACTCAACGCCCTCTGCGAGCGACTTTATCTTCTGAACCTGCATTTCTGTGAGTCCTTCACAGGTGCGGCGAAGAATTTCGACAGACTTAGACTCATTGAGTTGCTTTTCGAGTTGCTCCATCTGGCCAAGAGCTTCTTCAAGCAGCCCTTCAGCTTCGACGACTCGACCAGCCATTTCTTCAACGAGGTCAGCCTTTTCTTCGGGAACTTCGATATAATGTTCCACGAAGAGATTCTTGAGACCATTGATGAAGTCTTCGGCAATTTCAGCGCGAAGGCCAGTTTCAATGGCTACTTGGTTTTCTTTCATCCACTGCTCAACAACATAGTTGAGATACTCATCAACTTGCTCGGAGAGTTGAGCCTGGATAGCTTCGATTTCAGAAGCAACTTCTTTCTCATTCTCTTCGGCGATTTGATGGACGATTGTTTCTACGCGTGCACGAACAGCTGCTTCGAAGATCGTGGTCGCCTTGGTGCGGAACTCTTCGGAGAGTGACTCGCCATTGAAGAGTGCATCAACGTCTTCTTTGCAAGAACCCATGCTGGAATCAACCATGCCTTTCATCTTAGCCTTACGCGCTTCGATGATTTCTTCTTCGGTCAGTTCGGGGAGTTGCTCGACTTCTTCTTGCTCAGCGACAACTTCTTGCGCTTCTTCTGATTCAAGCTCAGCGAAAAACTGCTCGCGCTCTTCGTCAGTTAGGCTCTCAAGGAACTGCTCAACTTCTTCTTCGGTGAGCTCTTGCTCTTCCTCAATAACTTCTTCCGTTGACTCAACTTCGTCTTCGGCGAGCTTTTTCATTGGCTCAGAAGTAGCGCCTTCTTTGCCAGGCTTAGGTGCTTCTTTCTGCTTGCCAGCAGCTGTAACGCCAATAGCAGTTGGCTCGGTTGTTGGCGTTTGTCCGCCAAGTTCTTCGGCGTCGCCTGGACCCTTTTGCATTGGATCCTTTGCTTTGCCGAGTGTTTGGCTAAGGATTTCAGCGGCAGATTCTGTGAGAGACTTGCTCATTTGTAAACTCCTATAAGAGATTAATTTATTTATAATAATTAAAGTTTTGACATAAAGTTTTCAAAGATCTTCAAGGAGATCTCTTCTATTTGTCGTTGCTTTGCCTTCTTCATTTGCTCATGGTATTCTACGATATTGACCTCATGGACAACACCATTGTTCCATACCCATTCTTTGCCTTCCATGATACCTTGTACAAAGGCACCTGGAGCTGAAGGATCTGCAACGATATCTGCCGCTGTAGCTAGATAATAGTCATCTTGCACCACGTTGACACCATTCACTTCTTTGAGTGAACCCATGCCACGCGATGATACACCAAGGGTAGCTCCGCCTTCCATCAGTGCTTTGGCGATTTTACCCATTGGAGTTTCAAGAATTTTTGCCTTTCCGACGAAATTGTTTCCCTCTTGCTTGAGCGAAACAATCATGTGTGATACTCGATCGAGGTTGATTGAAGGTGAGTCGGGATGACCAAGCTCTCCAAATGCTCGATTGTTCTTGACATATTCTTCGTTATAACGATCAACTTCCTTGGCCAGCGTACCAATTGGATAGATACGGCCATTGCGGTTCTTTTGTTCACCAACAAGGAATGGACCTTGAATGAAGAGAGACTTAACACCATTTTTAGTTTCGGTGATAATCTTTACTTCATTGATATTTTCGGTGATAAGTTTCATCCTTATACTCCAAGTGTTGATCTTTTTCTTAGTGATCTTTTTCTTTTCATCAACGCTCTGGCTAACTTAGCTTTTCTTTTGAGCTTACCACGACGCTGAGAGATCTTACGATTGAGTCGCTCTTTGGCACTCATTCTCTTCATCTTTCCACCACGAAGCGTATAACCAGCGACATTAGAAACTTTCTTTCTTCGCTGAATCTTTCCGCCTCGAACTCTCGCTTTAACTATTTTTACTCTAGGTGCTTCATCTAGCTGGATAATATCCTTCAGCATATCCAACTTTTCTTCAAGAATGCGACGAAGTTTTGCTTCAATTATTTCTCTATTCATTCTGCAACACCAGAGATAGGAGCACTGAGCTGACCAATTTCATTGAAAGGAATCGTGAATACCATGCCGTACTGATCGTTTGTGTACATTGCAACTTTTCTACCATCAGGGAATATACGAATACCACGACGGCGAAGTACCAGCATTGCTGCTGGAATTATTTCTTTATCAAACGATCTAGCTTCGGCTAGATTTTCACGAAGCTCCTTAAATCTCATTGCATTTTTTCTTTCTTGAGAGCCGACATAGCAGCACTTCTGTTAACAGCACTGAGGCCGCCAGTCTTTTCCATATAGCTTGTTACCAGAGTACGATGTCCAGCGGATAGCTTATTGATATCGCCGTGCTTACGATATGCTCTGAGTGCATTGATTGTCGAAGAACGCTCTGACCCTTTCATCCCAAGAGCAGACATCTTTTGTGTATCAGAAACTTCTTCGCTCATGCCTTTTCTATTTTTTGCCTTCCATGCAGTAGCATACGCAATGGCTTTTTCTTTGTTAGTCAGAGTGCCATCCTTTGAGTATGATTTTTTGATGTCCTTGACCATACGCTCATACTTTGCGCCAGGAGGAGCTTTCTCTGATACTTGTTCAGGCTCTTCCTTCATCATTCTATTTTTGATTTTATCTTTTAATTTGGTTTGGACATCTTTGGTAATCTTACCAGCTCTTGGACCTTTAGTTACAACATTTCTCATTTGATGAGCTTTGCGAGTTGCTGCATCAACTTTTGGACCACTGTCTGAATAGCCAGTAGTTGTGCCTATAACTTCTTGTACTTGCTCGACTTCTTCCTTTTTCACTTTTTTTGATATAGCGAGATGCTGTTGTATTTCGTCATCAGTCATTTTTGTTTTGCGTGTTACTCTCGCCAATTTCTGCGCAGCATCACCTTTGGACATTGACCAACCTTTTTTTCTAAGTTTGCCCGTCGCTTTATCTATGCCATAACCTATACTTGTAAGTTTGCGTCGCAAATCGCTGCGTGGACCTTCGTCGATTTGCTCGGCTTCTTCTTTCATATTTCTTTTCTCAGCCTTAGCTCGGCCAAGTTTAGCCAGAAACGCAGCTCGATTCTTGACTACGTTGCCATACTTATCTTTACGTGATGTGCTAGCTTTACGATAAGGCCCAGCAAAAGGAGCATTCTTCTTATCTTCTTCGTAGCCTTCTTTGACCAACTGATCAATTACTGATTTGTCAGCTGTGATCTTTTTGTTTGTTACTTTTGGAGGAAGTCCTTTACCACGACCAAGTTCTGTTGTTGTCACATCGACAATACCACGATTGGGCATCTCAGAAAGAGTTTCTTCTTTCATTTCTTCTTCGTCGTCATCTTCTTCTTCATCTTCACACTCGCAGTCTTTCATTGGTTTGCCACACTCAGGGCACTCTTTTGCTTCAGCAAACATTGTTGATGCAAGTTCAACTTTCTTCACTTCAAGAGTATCTTCGATCTTTTGAGAAAGAATATTCAGGAAAGAATCAACTGAATCTTCTTCTTGATTGAGAATTGATACAACAAGGTTTTCCGTGGACATTATTGATTCCCCTGAGGAGTAGTGTTAGCATTAGCATTATTTATATTTTGTTGTGCTTGTAGTTGAGCTTCTGCTTGTGCTTGAATACTTAGTGCGCTCTTCTGCGCTTCGATCTGAGCAATTGCCATAGTCTCATCTTGATCCTCGGCAATCTCTTTTTTCATCTCATCAATTTCTTCTTCGCTGAGTTTCAGAATATTTTTCCGAACCCACTGCATTGAGTAGTATGTTCCAATGAATGGAGTCATTGTATTCAGAAGCATTACACGCGAAGTCATTAGATCAGCTTCTTTGAGCTCAGCAAAGTTATTGTCTTCGATGAAATCGTAGTGGATGAATTCTTTGATCTGATCCCACTCTTCCATCGAAGCAATATTTTTCAGAGCCAATTGCCTTTTCATTAGCTCGTCAAAAATAGTGCAGAACTTATTACGAAGTTTCTCAACAAACTTTGAGAACTTCAATTCGTCTCGAGTGATTTCTGTTGTTCGACCAAGCGTAAATCCTTGGTTGGGTTCAAGACGAGATACTGGAACGTTGAGTGATTTGTATAGTTTCTGCTCAAAGTATTTGACGTCTGTTAGTTCGCCAAGATTCTGACCAGCTGGCAGTGTAGTAATCTCAGTTGATTTACCTTCGCCGCGCCGTGGAATCCAGAAGTCTTCGATCATTGACATGAATCGACGATCATCTCTGACTTCACCAGTTGATGCGTCGTATACGATCTTGTTACGGAACTTAGTCATAATATCTTTAAGGTACTGTTCTGCCTTCATCTTGGGCAGATTACCAACGTCAATATAAAACACTCGACGCTCAGGCGCACGAGAGAGGCGATAGATTACAATCGCATCTTCAATCATACGCAACTGGTTGAGTGGTTTAATTGCCTTGTGTAGATAAGAGAGAACCAGGTTTCTGGAAACGTCCATGAGGCCTGAGTTAATGTTTACAACTGAATCTGTTGCAAGTTTAACTGAGTTATCGACTGGACTTGTTACAACGGCAGTACCTGAACTAGTAAGTGACTTGTCGTTGTAAATGTAAAATTCTTGAACTGATTTGACATATTCTGCACCAGTTCTTGGATCTTTTGCTTTATCAACAGCTTTTACCTTTCGAATCTTTCTTGGATCAAGATATACAAGACCGCTGATGCCTTGGGCTGGATTCTTTTGATCAATTTGTACTTGATAGAATAATCTGCCGTCGACATACCAACGGCGGAATACATCTGATCCTGAGTTATTAAAGTCAAGAAGACGAAGAACGTTTTTAAATTCTTCGCGGATCATGTCTTTAATTTTATCATCAACCTCAAGATCATCAAGAACAATATCGACAGACATGCCTTTGTCATCGCGGACAATGGCTTCATTGACAATTTCGTCGACAGCTTGTTCGACCTCTGGCTGCATATCCATTGAACGATAGCGAGTGATTAGCTCGTTCTCGTTCTTAAATGCAGTGTCTAGATTAAGATAGGTTCCATAGTAGCCACCAAGTGCACTGGAACCAAGGACATATGCACCATCATCTTCTTGAGGTGCAGCAATCGCTGGTAATTCTGATTGTACCAGGTCTTGCTTTCGAACAATTTCGAAACCGAAAAGTGAAACTGCCATATATTACTCCATTTCAAAGAAAGGGGGAGTTTTACCTCCCCCGTTCAACTATTAACCACCAGTTACAGGATTAGCAACAGTCTGATCAAGTGAAGTCCAGTACTGATAGGCAAGAGTTACAGAGAACTCTTCAATCGTATCGTTTGAACCCCAGTCCAGATCGATTGCTGCAATATCCGTTGGGAACGCACCAACAAACTTATACTTCTTGATTGGAACTCCGCCATACTTAGCGTACTGGCGAACTTCCATATCAACCGCATAAGAAATACCAGGTGTTGCTGGTGATGTGCTTAGAGCACGAACGTCGCGCAAGTTCAGAACGTTCTCGTTGATCCCACGATGCCAACGCTCAAATGCGTTCTTAAGAAGGAACGTCTCGTCGTTGATAATCGTTACTGACCACTCGGTAAAAGTTCTGTTACCAGCTACCTTGACTTCACGGCCCCAGTAAGGAACAGTGATTGCACCAATCGTTGAGCCTGGAAGCTGGGCGCTCTTGCAGAAGAAACGAGAGGTTGTGCCAGCAAGATTCCCCAATTCAACATAGTTGGGGAACTGCATGACACACTCGAACAGGTTTGGCCTAGCTCCATCAAACACCATTGCAGATCGAAAGATATCTACATTAAACGCCATTTTGTCTTACTCCTATGAGTTTTTATTATTTATTAGAACTGACCAACAACTTCCTCGAAGGAAACACCAGTCGCAACAGCTACGAAGTTCAACTGGATAAAGTTGATGCTCTTAGCTGGTTTAATATAGATGTCTCCGACGAACTCATTTCGGTCAATCACATCAGGCGTATTGTTTGATTCGTCGCACACTACGCGGAAGTCGTAGATACCACGACGGCCCTGTACGGTGCGTAGGAATGGTTCAACAAGATTGACAAACTGAGCTCTTGTGAATTCGTCATTGAACTCAAAGAGGCTGGTTCTAGCAGCACGAGAGATTGCTTTCTCTAGCGTGATGAACAGTCGACGGACGTTGATTCGATCGAATGCGCTAGCATAGCTGAGCATCGTCTTATCGCCAAACAACAGAGTACCATCGCCAGCAGCGCTAACTACTGGGTTGATTCCGTTCTTATAGAGAGTATCTCTTTCAGTTTTGTTTGGATTGTATGCCAGCTTCAGAGCATTCTTGATTTGACCGCGAGTTAGACCAGCGGGGGAGAACCAAGGATCTCTTTCAAAGTCTGTACGAGCACAGAGACCAGCGATATCGCCGTTGAGTGGAACCCAACGATAGATTTCGTTGTAGCGGTCGTACATATACTTCCATCCACTATCCATTACTGCATAGCTAGAGGAGAGGTTGGCGAGAGTCGCAGTTCTGAAGTTGACAACTTGAGTTACGTTTGTCGCTCCAACAACGTTAGCCCTGTCTGGTGAAATGAACACAACAACATCTTTTCTAACTTCAGCAATGTTATCAACAATATATTTTGGAATTGTTGCAGTCTGGTCGCCTCCAGCCATAATTAATGAAACATCAGTTGCTAAATCTTCCGTCTTAAGGAGATCGTATGCGCTTTGCATCTGAGCAGCTGTGGCGCCAGTCAAAGATCCGCCAGTTAGGTTAAATGTTGTTCCTCCAGTTTGCCACCCGAAAACTTTTGTATTGCTCGTGACAGCATCATCCCAAGCATCTCCATCAGTAATAGCGCCAGGTTTTGAAGTTACATAAATGTATTTGGAGTTTTTATAGATTACATCTCTCCACCAGTTGCTTTGGCCGTCTTGAGTTTTTGCATTTCTAGCCTTAGAAACTGCTGCAAACCTCTCAAGAACTGTATTGGCGGCTCCAGTAAATTTGCCTTGGCCATCAATAACGACAACGTGCATTTCATCGTTGGCGAGAGTATTATTAAAGTTTGATTTAATGTATTGGCTGGTGCCAGGAATTCTGTCAAACAGACCGCTGTATGGCCAGCTACTGAATGCTGTCGCGTCGGTATTTGCGAAAATCTCAACACGAAGTCCTGTTCCTAATGTACCTGGATAGCGAGCTGTTAGTACAGCAGTGCTATCAATTCCATATCTGCTAGTTTGATAATCCTCTTCGTTTTTAATGAGAATTGGCGAACCTGCATCGATAGCATTAACATCGCTAGATTCCACTGAACGAATCACTCGAATATCGCCAGAATAAGAAAGGAAGCTGGCTGCAGTGAAAAATGCGTTTGCTGTTGTATTTGTTGGCTTACCGAACGTTTCGACAAGCTGCTTTTCTGATGTAATTTGAGTTAGTTGAAGAGCTGGACCCCACTCAAAGTTTCCTGCAACAGCACCAACTGAAGAAGAAGGTGGTGAAATGATGCGAGTAAGATCGATCTCAGATACGTTCACTCCTGGTGATACTTGAAATGCCATTGCGGTGTACTCCTAATTAGGAAAGAATTGTGAAAGATGTACCTATTATTTAGTTTTTTTCTAATTTACGACATCCCAAACAGCACCATCAAATACCTCTCGACTGGCCATAAAATCATCACTAGTCATTGGAATCGGAAGCATTTCTTCATCAATCCGACTCATCTGATCTCTATACAGCCTGTCTTTAATATTCATATTACATATATCAGCAAAGAAACTCTGGTTAGTCATCCAAGAAAATAAAACTAGACACATCACCAGATCGTCATGGGACCCTTCATCAGCCTCATAGCTATTCCCTTTATTTATAAATGTAGACAATTCAGAGATAATCTCGAAGTCTTCGATGATTATTTTGTAAGATTCAATCATACTTTTCATCAAAGAGCAGCCAAGGCGCTTGACTGATTTGGTTGTTCGAATACCTCGATCGGCTTTTCTGCCTCCAACTGACCAACTCAAACTTACTCTATTTTTAATCACCGTTGTAGATAATATATTCTCATACTCAAAGTCATCAAATAGACTATCAACTACCTGCTGACCATTATCATTAATCTCGACTAGCACATATGCATCATTGTATAATTTACCGATCCTGGATATAATCGAAGGAAACACAACTGGCGATACTTCGTTATCTTTATATCGAGCTACAATCTGATAAGGGATTTCACTTACATCAATCACCACAAAGGCAGAATAGTCTAACCCCTTACCTCTAGCTGTATCAGCCACAATTACATAATTTCTCCCAATTACTGGTTCCTGGAAGAATACCAGTCCATGAATAACTGGAGCTGAAATCTTTGGAGTCTTGAATACCAGCGACTTCAGAACATAGCCTGAGATAAGAGTTCCTGCGCTGCCTTGGAATTCCGTTTCCATTTCTTGCAAGTATTTCTCATCACCAAGAACTCTCCGCTGTTCCATGGCCCATTCTTCGGTTCGACCTGGAACCTGGCGCCAGTTAGCCTCAACATGGACAAATCCATTGCGCCCTTCAGTTGCCTCATTCCACATCTTGTAATAGTGGTTCATACCGTTAGGCGTCGAAGAGATCAAGATCTTCGAAGATTTACCAGAAGTAATTGTAGGGTAAACTGAGGTGAAGAAGTCTTCGGCTATGTTATTTGGTACGAATGCAAATTCGTCAAGATACAGTAGAGAGATAGAGAAACCTCGAATAGCAGAAGAAGCAGTTGAGTCAGCTAGAATTCTTGAATTATTCTCTAACTCAATGTCACCTTTGTTCCACGTTCGAACTCCCTGCTGAATCCAATGAGGCAATTCTTCATAGGCTATCTTGATACGCGACAGAATTTCTCTGGCTGTCTTTGCTTTGTTGGCCAGAATAGCAACCAGCTTTTCTTCATTGAATAAAATATACCAGAGAATATAACCAACAACCATCGTGGTCTTACCAACCTGACGGCCAGCTTTGATGATCACCATTCGATTGTTGTTGATTTTATCGACAGCTTCTTTCTGAAATGGATAAAGTTGTATTTTCTTTAAGCCTTCGTCAAGAGTAATAATCTTGACATATCGCTCAATAAAATAACAGGGATCAGTAGCGCAGCGAATATATTCTTGTACTTCTTCTTCGCGGAGGTTTACTTGGACGCCAATTCGCTTGAGCTTCGGCGAGCCCATATAGCCACGAAAACGTTCAATCGTCTGCATTTTTTATTTTCTTAAGAAGATCACTAGTTGAACCAACAAACACTGCTTTTTCTACGTTTACTTGTTGGACTTCGGCTTTGTTGCCTTCGAGTTCTTTCTTTTGTTTTTGTAGCAGTAAAAGTTTGTCGGTCATATCACTGAGATTCTTTAGCATATTACCAGCAACTTCATAGGCCCGTGGATGCTGGCCTTCACGAGCAACCTCAAGAATACCTTCAAGTGCTTCGTTACCTTTCTCAATTAAATTATAATAATTTGCTCGAGAATAGTTGTAATCATCCTGAGCGTCTTTTGGTATAGCCAGAGGTTTCGGTTCTTCACGAACAACTGGAGCCATATCATTAGGAACTTCAAGAATGTCACTCATGTTATTATCAAATTCTGTACTCATGTGATATTAGGTGCTTCCTCAACAGTTTCATCGAATCCATATGCTGAAGTAGCATTGGCCGAAAGTGGATCTGGTTGTACAGTCAGATTTACTAGTTGGTTTGATCCATACTCAAAACTATTTAAATTCCAATCTGAGTTGGAAATTATTCCACGAATTCTATTATTAGATGCAAAAGTGCCAAAGGTATCATATACAATTAATGTATTGGATGTATTGGCCCAGCCGCTAACATAAGCACGTGCAAAAGAGGACTCAAGCGTTGGCCCTTGGTATACCAATTCGCCAGTGCTGAATTTGCCTGATCCCGAGGATAACTTTAGAGTTTGAGTTCCATCGCCAGGAATATTGCCAAATGTATTAGCAGTGACTTTGCGAATAATTTTGACCGAATTGATTGGCCCAAACAAATATCCTTTCATTGTAAAATTTAAATTCCAGATTAATGTTCTGGTTGGTTCAGGCAGACCCTCAAAGTCTGGTTCATAATTGATTGTATTGAATACAATCGGAACATCAAGTTTGACATTATCCATTCCAACAAAGTCAAGAGTGACTGTGTAATCTGGAGCGAAGTATGGTAGAATCTGCTCAACTATCTGAGTACCATCTTCGGTATTACGAACAAAGATACTTAGATTAAAATCAAAATTATATGGAACCCATTTTACTCGATTGGCCGTATCGTTGCCAGCATTTTCGTAAAGGTCAATATGTGAAGACAATTTACGCTGAGCGTCATAAGTTAGCCCAGTCATTTCAAACGCCATTCTTGGTAAAACAGTCAGCGTCTGATTGGCTAGGTTTGGATCTTCCGTAATTCGACGATAGAACTTTTCTTTGTTGGCATAACTGATTGGAACATTAATGCGTTCAATTTCAGTCAACCCATCTTGAGTGTATCGAACAAGTTTAAGATTGTTGAATACGTTACCAAAGGCAACGACCATCTTACGAATTATGCGATGATAATAATGCTGATTAGATAACATTATACTTCACCGAATGGATTTGTTTCGCTGAAGTCAAGTATATTACTTGCTTCAGTTTGTAATAGAACGTTGTCATCAAACTCTGATGCTGAATTTTCCATAGGATCAAAATTCGCAAGAGTATAACTTGCCCCAGTTTCTACGCCAATAATAGGCGATGTATTGGTAAATACACCCTTGATGTTTCTTAGTCTCAGTTCCAGATTGACTCGATCAAACTCAGCAACAATACCTTTGGCTGTTGCGCTTCCGATACTTGCTCCCTGATATACTGGCTCGCCTCGAATATATGATGTTGTCTGTCCAGCTTCTACCATATCAAACGTCAAGGAAGGAGCAACGTTGTCAGCAATTTGATCTACAACGTCCATACCTGTATTCAAGAATTCGCCATTATATTTAAATGTTTCTATTGACAGTCCATACATATATGGTGCAACTTTACCAAGCTGGAAGAAGTTCTTTTCTTCTTCGACAAATCGAACCTCAAGCAACTTTTCTTGAATAGGAAGATAAATTAAATCGCCTTCCTTTGGAAACTTTCTTACAGCCGAAGGAACTAGGCGCTGGAATGTTCGACGCGCAACTGCAACTTTGGCTGTCTTGTCAATCTGCAGACCAAACTTAGAAAAGAATTCTTGCTGACCTTCAAAGTCATTGAATGTTTCAAGATACATATCAATCTTATATGCCTTGTCATAATATTTGACAGGATCATCACCAAACAATTTATCAATGCTGCTCTGTGAAGTTCTTGGTAGGTAATAGATGTCGATGCCGTGATTGCGGATTGATTCAATAATTAAATCTTCGACCAGAAACTGTTCACGAGTTGCATTTTGATTGTTGAAATATACCGATGTTGGCATGATTATCCAACCTCAAACATCGGTGGTTCTTCGTAGGTATCTCTGAGTTCTTCGTCGAGCTTTTCTAGTTCTGTGATTGCTTCAAGATATATCTGAGGGCCATTGATTACCATTCCACCTGGCAAAACATAGTTGCCATACTTAGAAAGGTTTGCTCCCCATTGTTTTTTAATTAGCTGAGTTGCATAATTTTTGAGCCAGTTATCATTCCATACTTTTGTAAATACTTCTGGATCAAGAACCTTAAAGCATTCAATTAAAATAAACTTTCCTGGAGCTGCTTCGTTTGGCCAGCTCATGTCAATGTGTAATCGCCCTTCGCGCTTATTGAATCGGAATGGGTTATCGCCAGTAAGAATCATCTCAAGCATTCTAATATGGGATCTGGCAATGTAATAATATGTATAAGAGGAAGAAGTGAAGTCGTATAATTCGTTTAATCGAAGCTGATAATTCAGATCAAAGATATTGAAGTCGACCGAAGATCCGCCACCAGAAACAGTTCCTGAAACTGGAAATACTTGTTTAACTCCAATAATTGATTCTGGTAGAGTAAAATAGGTATTGCTAATATCTGCCTGATTGACTTGAATAGCCAGATACTCTTTGGTAGTCCCATCATAATGATAGTCAGCATACTTTGACAGCGCATCGTCGATACGATCTTCTACCTGATCGTCATCGACATTAATATCAATAACAGGAAATCCAAGTTTTCTTAGGCAATAATCTTTGAATTCTGTTCTTGAGGCTGGTTTTGCCATTTATTCTTCTCGTTTAATTTGTTGTCCAGTTAACTATTTATTCCCATGTTAATGGTGGCAATTCTGGTTCTATTTCTTCATAACCAGAAGGTATTGGCCTAGTACCATTTTGAACTTCATCCAATATTTCATAAAGAGTGTTCCAAGTGCTAGATCGTAATTCTACAGCCCTCTGCCCTTCTGTGGAGAACTTTGGATCTGGATCTGTTGCATAAGTACAAGCAGAAAGAATACCATCATAGTATCTAGTTTGCGCAAAAGAGTCTAATCTTGCTTGCGTTGAATCAATAATATTCTTTTGTAGTTTTTGTAATTTAATTTGTTCTTCTGCTGATAATTCTTCTTCTGATTTGTCTACAACTTCTACTGCATAAACAACGCCATCTTCAATATATGGAATGACAGAAACAAGTCTTTGAGTAGAACTATCATAAGATCTCCAAAAATTTACTACATAACAAGAATTTTCTATAAGAAATTCTTCAGGTGCGCCTGATGCAGGAAAGGATATATTTGGAAAAATATCTCCCAATTCTGCAACTTGCTCAATAATATCATCAACAACTCTTGCTACGATCATATTATCTTCCTGGTAATCTTTCTGGTGGCGTGAAGTTTGCAGTATAACGAATATTTCCTTTAGTTATCCTAAAGCCATCCATATAACCTATCCATGGATATGGATTTGTAGTAGAGAAGTAACCAATATATCCTGGTAATGCTTTATCGTGATTTGCAGATCCGTTTGGAGTATTTTGAGTTGATCTTAGAACTCCATTTAGATATAATTTTAAAGTGTTTCCACTTCTAGTTCCAGCAAAATGCGTCCAAGTGTTAAGCGACAATGCAATGTCGCTTAAAACATATTCAGAAGCTGAGCTGTTTCCATATCCAAAATATGGCCGACCAGTAGTAATCGTATGCACAAAAAACCACCCAACACTTGAAGATGTTCCGTCATTGGCTCGATTGTATATAGACCTATAATTACTAAAAGATGTAGGATACAACCAAGCCTCTAAACAAAAATCAGCTGTACCAAAATCTAATGACTCATTGTTTAAAATTTCAATATAATCCCCAGTACCATCAAAATACACAGAAGAACTATTATAATTGGTTATATTAGTTCGAACCTGCGCGTTTCCTCTAGTTAACAAATTATTTAATTTGGCACCGTCATATATTGGAGCTTCGGAACCAGTTAATAACAGTTTTGTATTTGATATGTCTGTTAATGTCTGCATCGGCGGCGTAAAATTACTAGTGTATAGAGCTGTACCTCTAAGTACACGTAGGTTTGAAATATATCCATTAAACCATCTTGCCGCAGAAGAAGACGCTCCTTTACCTGCAGTAACAATAAATCCACTTACACCTGTGCTATTATCAGGAGTTCCTGTTATTGTTCCTGTTGCAGAAGATACACCATTAATATAAATTGTTAAAGCGTTCGAATTATTAACAAATGCTAAATGAGTCCATCTGTTTAAAGGTATTGTAGCTGATGTTGTCACAGTTCTTATTTGAGGAACTGATGTATCATAATAATAAAATCTTACTGTGCCGCCTAATATGGGCCCAAAACTAAAAGACTCTCCTGTAGTTGTTAAAGCTATAGATCCGTAAGCTGGACTGCCTCCATTTTCGCTCGAAGAGAACGCTCTCGGATATACCCACATCTCAATAGTATAGTTTGTATTATACCATTGACACAAATCCGAAGAAGTTGGAGCAGTTAAATAATCTCCAGTTCCATCAAAATTATAACTACCGCCATTTGTATCTGAAGACCAAGGAGAACTTGAGGTGAACTGACTGAATGGATAGGCTGATGATATTGTGGAAGTTAATGTTAGAGCAGATGAGCTACTATCTTTAACTATGTAATCTTGTACTGTCAATAACTTAGTATTGGTTATTGCAGTTAATGGTGCAGTTGGTACAGTTATAGTACTGGATGTAGCATTGTATGGGTTTGAGCCTACCACGATTCTGGCATTAGAAATATATCCTTGGCATTGATATCCGCTATACCCGTTCAGATATCTAAATGTACCATTATAAGATGAAGTTCCTGTACCTACTCTAGTGCCATTATAAAATATGGAACAAGTCGTACCAGTTCTACACCAAACTACGTGGTTCCATTGATTGAATTTAAATGTGCCAGCAGCTGCCGAAGTGGAAGCATTAAATCCTTCCATAATCATTCCTATACTACCATTATTACCTACCTGGAATTGAAGATTTCCTGCATTACCACCCGCGCCAAAAATATTAGAACCAGCAAATATATTTCCATATGACTGGCCAGTATTACTACCAGTTAAAAACAACCACGCTTCGCAGCAGAAATCTTGAGAAGTATTGGCTGTAATATCTGATGGCCAAGTAATATTATTAGAAGTGGTAAATCTAGCGGACCATTTACCAGCTTCTTTAGAAAAAGGAGAAAATGCACCAATACTGGTATCTCCTAATCTAGTTATTGTATTGTTTATTGATGATATATCATCAGCAGTTAAATTTTGGGCACCATTAGCAGAGCTAGTCCCTTGCATCAATAATACAACATTTTCGAAAAAAGGATCTGCTGGAGAAGTTTTTCCTCCACTAGCCAATATTGGCATCAATAGTTCATTCATAATAATTTCCCATAAACAGTTGTTCCTGCGTTTCTGGTCCAGAAAATGAAGAAATCTGTTCCAGAAGATTGTAAAGTTCTACCTACATCTGTCAAATATGTAGATATCGAAGTTGTGAAGGTTCCATCGGATTTAATCCAGTTTACAGTTGGCCATGTAACAGTGGCGGATCCTCCATTTACCAATTCCATTTGAAGCATACCCATGTTCCCGCTAGGAGGGAAATTGCTGAACGCAATAGTAAGAGCACCACCGACTTGCATTCTCTGCAAACTTCCACCAGTGTAATCAAATGTTTGCGTACCAGTTGTCTGTGTTCCTTTATCAACATACACAGTTCCCATGTCTTTGGTCATACCACGGGTAATTGTGTTATCTTCAAACGCCACAGTTCCTGTTGAGAACGTTGTAGTATTAGAGTTGATTGCAAATGCTGTACTTGGTGCTGATGTTCCAGTACTTGACGCAACTCTGAATTGAATTTCACCAGGAACATATCGACCAATAGTTCCTTCTCCTACTAAACCAGCTATTTCCGACGAATCTGTAAATGAGGTGCCATTAGCAGCATTCCAACGAACTTCGCCAATACCATCTCCAGCAGATACTGCAGTATACGTTCCAATAGTAGAGGAACCACTTCTAGACATGGAAAACCCACCAAGAGTGCTAGGGTTGGTGGTTCTGTCTCTCCATTTAACTACACCAACCGCAGAATCGGCAAAGACTGTAGATATAGAGTGTAATTGTACTGATGGTGTTCCTCCTGTTCCTCCTATAGCATAAGCAACTGGAGAACCAACAACAACAGTTCCAGTAGAATCAATGACAAATGGAGTTGCATCTGGGTTTGTTGAATCTTCTATTACGATTGCGTTACCAGTACCTGTTTGGGTGATTCGCAGAGCATCATCAACAGTGGTGTTAATGATTAATACATTACCTGTTATGCTGGCACCACCAGAAGAAGTGTTTATTTGACTGGTAAATCGAGGAATTCCTATAAAACTAACGTTAGCATTACCAGAAGTCCCTGAACCAACTGAAACTGTAATAGTGGATGTATTGTTAAAATTCAATCCCACGCTAGAAAGTGTAGAGCCAGTATTTGCTGAAACACGCACAGTGTTTGCAGCCGCAATTGCAGTGGTGGTTGCTGAATTTGCTTGATTATATGCTAAATTTGCTTGGGCATATGCCGAGTTTAGTGCAGGAGCTAAAACAACATTTGTTCCTTTGTATGTAAACGCAGCGTTAGAAACTGCCAGCAATTGCTGTGAATATGGACCACCAAGAACATTATTTTTATCTATTACATAGAAGCCATCATTGCTGTCATTGCCTCTAATTCCAATAACAAAGTGGGCAGCATCTGCAGCTTCGATTATTGAGCCAGAAGTGCTTCCTGGTAGTACTGAATCTATATCAGTATCGGAAGAAGTCCATTGTCTTATAAAAGTTGTTCCGCCAATAACTACGTTGTTTAAGAATCTAACTCTTCCAGATACAGATAAACTAAATTGATCTAGATCACTAGTCGACCCGATTCCGACTGAACCAGCAAAGTAGTTATTTGCTGTTCCGCTGGCATAGAAGTTCCATCTATTTGCAGCAGCAGCACTTGCAGATAAAACTCCATAGCTAGTGTTTGCATTTGTAATAGCTTCAACAGAAACTCCATAGAAATTAGAAATATTGTTTCCAGAAGCCGCACCAAGAGAAGGATTGGGTACTCTAAGGCCATATGCGTTAGTTATTGTTCCATTTGGCCCTTGAGATGTGATGCTTGTCTGGAATGCAGCCATACTTGGAATGGTGCCAGTGAAATTGTGTGTTCCTTGTCCAACAACTCCTACAAGAGCTCCAGTAGATGCATGTCCAGAACTCGTCACAACCCAACCAGCAACACCAACAGAACTAGCTATACCCGATGCCTTTGTCGCATCAATCCTAGACAAGGTTCCATATTCAGATAATGTTGTATCTGATGCTTGATCATACACATATAACTTAGACTGGTTTGTAAACCCTCCAATTCCAACTGTCCCTGCGAAATAGTTATTTGCCGTCCCAGCAGAATAGAACCCCCACTTGTTTGCACCAGCAGATACTCCAGAATAGAATCCGTAGTCGTTTAAACCAGAAGTTAGATCGCTTGTGTAATACCCAAACAAATTAGTTATTGTATTGGCGCCACCAGTTCCTAAGCCAGCATTTTGACAGTAAAAATTATAACCATCTGTTATAGTTCCACCACCGACAGATTGAATATATGAACCGACGCCTGCGGCTGCCGCGACCGTCGCTGTGCTTCCGTGCGAAAATGCGCCAGCCACTCCTCGAGCAAAATGATCTGTAGAACTAGAACTTGGGCTGGTGAGGGCTAGGCCATAAACAGCAACTTTAGCATTTGCACCACCAGCAGAAGAGTCAGTCAGGAGTCCATATATTCCATAGTTCGATTCAATTGAACTAGAATTAAATGTAGTATACAATTTAGTAGATGGCACTGGAACAGTTGTTCCAATACTAACGTTTCCACCAGCATCGATGATAAATGGAGTTGCATCTGGATTTGTTGAATCTTCAACAACGAATGCATTACCAGATCCTGTCTGATTGATTCGCAGAGCATCAGTTGCGCTATCAACTTGTATAGTTAAATCTGTATATATTTTTGTCTTAGCGATATCATTAGAGTTTTGGTATGTGGCTAGTGTTTCAGTTCCATTAATATAAAACCGATGCCCCAAAGACCCCGCAGTTATCGGTGTTGTATTGGTGTCACATTTATATTTCGTAAATTTCGCATTATTGTTTGCTGAAATTGAAATATATTCTGGCCCAGCCGCTCCTGTATTTTCTAGTATTGAATATTGTGTGCTATTTCTTTTTAATATTAGTGATCCGCCAACATCGTCAGCAACTTGCGTTATTGATACATTTCCTTTAATATCTACTGTGTCCGCCCAATTTGAAGCGTCTGTAGTATCAGTTTCTCCATATCCTACTCTAAATGTATTAGCAACATATAAGTTACCATCAGTCGTAAGCGCCATCGCACCTTGCGCACTAGTGTGGCTAGAATCTCCCCACCAAAAACCTCTATCTGAATTATTACTAAATCTAAATGTCATTGCCCAGTTATTCAGAGGGCCGAAGGTTATAGCACTAACCATTCCTATGCCAAAAGACGCTTCCGTTCCATACAATGTAAATTTCGTATAACTTGAACTCAACGTTGATGCAAACTGTTCAGAATATACATCCCTCCATAATCTGGTAGAAGAACCAAGATCATATGTTAAGTTTGCTGATGGGATTATACTTGCTGCAGCTGCACCAACGTTATTGTCGTTCCATACTTTAGCATTATTAGAAAAAATATCTCCGTCTCTAAAAACGTAAGTGTCCCAACTAACTAAGCCACCAGCTGTGACTGGTCCATCTTGTACGAAAAGTTGAAATCCTGTTCCACTTCCACCATTTCTGAAAGCAAATGCACCATCTTGGGTATTTTTAGCTTCCCATCTTGTGTCGACACCATCATAGTATGCATTAAATCCAACATATCCCCCAACCGCAAAATCAGCTGTGGTTGTTGCAGTCCCACCCACTATCAAAAATTGATCTATATCATACCCATCTAACAAATCAGCATTTAGGTTGTTAACCTTTGTTGTCGAAGAAACAGCAAATGGTGTAGTGTTTTGGAACAAAACAGTTTTGTTTGATTGGAAAAATGTATTTGAATTTAATGTTGTAGTTGGAGAAGTGATATTTACATTTCCACCAACATTCAATCCCCCAGCAACACCCACACCACCAGCTACTTTCAGAGCACCTGTTGTTGTGCTTGTGGAATTGGTATTACCAACAATATTAACATTTTCAAAATAATTGATGCTATTTCCAACTGAAGCGTTATATTGATCAGTTCCAGTTGACCCAACAGTGGCGCCATTTTCATACGTTATTGTATGGGTTCCATTAACTGCATAACATTCAATTACAAGATGATATTCTCTAAATTGAGCTTCGTTTTGAATTTGGATTTCATAGTTGCCTGTTGATGTTTTGACTGCACGAATTCTATCTCCTGGTCCGCGAACAACACAAAGATCTGGAGTGTTTGTAGTAGTGCTTTCTGTACGAACGCAGGCAACCATATATGTTTCAAAATCTGAATTGACAGATCCTTGTATTGCGTGCGACCAATTTGGATCTGTTACAATTATCTTGAACCCAATCGTTGAGTACAAGACGTCTGCTAGAGAAGCAACAATAAATCTCCTCCATGTGCCTGCAACAGCACTACCAAAATCTATATTCAGTTTAAATGTTGGTTGAGCCTCATAACCATGGTTCACTCCGCCCAAAAACCTACCAATTCCAGCAGCTTGTAACACATTAGTAGTTTTATCAAACGTTAAATTGGCATTGGCACCAACAGAACCACCATCATTAAAAAGTATTTGAGTGGTTGATCCTGGTGTTGTTAATGTTCCTGTTGCGCCTTGGACTCCTTGGAATCCTTGAGAACCAACTGCGCCCTGCCTGCCCTGTTGACCTTGTACTCCTTGGAATCCTTGAGGCCCAGCTGAACCTTGTACTCCTTGAAATCCTTGAGGCCCAGCTGAACCTTGTACTCCTTGAAATCCTTGTGGACCGACAGCGCCTTGTACTCCTTGGAATCCTTGTGGACCAGCTGAACCTTGTCGACCTTGAAATCCTTGTGGACCAACTGCTCCTTGGACTCCCTGGAATCCTTGAAATCCTTGAGCTCCAACAGCACCTTGTACTCCTTGGAATCCTTGAGCCCCGACAGCACCTTGTCTGCCTTGTTGACCTTGAACTCCTTGGAAACCTTGAGCTCCAACTGCACCTTGCGGTCCTTGAGTTCCTGGAGTACCCGCTAGGTTAATCGTCCAAAAAGTGAATGTGCCAGATCCACTAGTTGAAGTTGCATTGATATCTAGAGAGCCAGTACCAGAATTATAGCTGGTAACAGTACCCTCAACATAGTTCGTTGATGTGTTAGCTGCTCGAACAGTCTGGGAAGTAGAATATGCTAGTCCAGTTGCAACAGTGAATACTTTCGAGCCAGTTCCAATAGTAATAGATGTTGTACTAGTGGTTGCATACTTATCGCCAGCGGTTCCTTGAATTCCCTGATGACCTTGAAATCCCCGTTGGCCCTGGATACCTTGAAACCCTTGAGCCCCGACAGCACCTTGTCTGCCTTGTTGACCTTGAACTCCTTGAAATCCTTGAGCTCCAACAGCACCTTGTACTCCTTGGAAACCTTGTGGACCAGCTGATCCTTGTCTGCCTTGTTGACCTTGAACTCCTTGGAACCCTTGTGGACCAATATCACCTTGAACTCCTTGGAATCCTTGTGGACCAATATCACCTTGAACTCCTTGGAATCCTTGAGGCCCAGCTGAACCTTGTCGACCTTGAAATCCTTGAGCTCCAGCGGCTCCTTGAATACCCTGGAATCCTTGAGGCCCAGCTGAACCTTGTCGACCTTGAAATCCTTGTGGACCGACAGCGCCTTGGACTCCTTGGAATCCTTGAGGCCCAGCTGAACCTTGTACTCCTTGGAATCCTTGCGCACCAACAGCACCTTGGACTCCCTGGAATCCTTGAGCCCCGACAGCACCCTGTCTGCCTTGTTGACCTTGCGCTCCAACTGATCCTTGTCTACCTTGAGAACCTTGAACACCAGTTGCAGTAAACTGAATATTGGCATTACCACCAATACCTGCAGTCACTGATACTGTGACTGTTGCGCTATTGCGGAAGTTAAGGCTATCAGCTGTAACTGTCGATGCGCTATCAACTGAAACTGGAATATCAGCTAGGCCACCGCCTCCACCAGAACCAGCATAATTATCTGTGCGCCAAGAGAATCCGTCCCAAGTCCAGACAGTACCGTCTTCGGCTGTAAATGTATTTCCTACTACTGGTGAACTTGGAAAATCTGCCATCTATTATACCATGTAAATTAAAACTACTAATCCTGGATTTCCATTTGAACCTACAGAGTTGTTTCCACCAGGTCCACCTTGGCCTGCAGTTCCATTATAATCTATATCACCAGTGTTTGGTGGGTTTTGTGTTGATGCGTTTCCGTTTGTACCAGTTCCGCCTTGCTGACTATCAGTTAAAGTTCCGCTGACATAATTGGAACCTCCGCCGCCTCCGCCGCCGCCTTCACCACCAGTACCTGTTTGACCTGATTCACCACCACCACCGCCATAATAACCTGCACCGCCACCACCGCCTGCACCAGAGTCGTTGTTAGATGTACCTGATCCTACTCCTGAGGCTCCGCCATATGGACTTCCGCCTGGTTCGCCACCGCCAGTTCCTCCGCCAGCTACGTTTCCACCATCCCCACCGTTAAATCTGCCGTCAACTTCTCCATTCTCACCGTCGCTTCCTGTTCCTTGTCCACCAGAACCACCAGGTCCACCAGCAGATTGAGTGCCACCATCTCCGCCGTTACCTCCGTTACCAGAGGCTCTTGCTCCTGAAGCTCCTGTATCTCCTCCTCCACCGCCTCCAACTCCACCGTCTTCGTTGGCAGCGTCACCGTTTCCTCCGCCTCCACCACCAGCACCAGCAAGAATTAATTCTGCACCTGAAGTGCCGACTGTTCCTCGAAAGATTCCAGTCAATCCGCCACCAGAACCTCCCATGTCACCGCCACCAGCAGACTGAGAAGTTCCACCAAGACCACCACCACCAACACAAACGTTTAATGTTTCGCCTGGAGTTACTGTAATTGTGCCCTGAGCATATCCACCACCGCCACCATCACCACCAATACCACCATTAACAGAACTAAATCCACCACCACCACCAGCACCCCATGCTTTAACAGTAACAGAGGTGACACCAGCAGGAACCGTCCAAGGAGTGCTATTTGTTTGAGTATCAAATACTTCTTTAAATTCTTGCGTAGTGACTGCTGGCGCACCGAATCCATGCACATGGGTTGCAACTGACAGCAAATAAGACATTTTAGATCAGATCTCTAATTTTAATTTTGTATTCTTCAAGAGTAATTGTTGGTTGTTGCTCAAGAGTTAGTAATCGATTTTCTTGATTGAACAATGCAGTCATCACGGCTCTTTCGATGGAATTAACCCAACTAGTTTTTCTGCTTAATATTTCTTCAGGCGTAAAATCAACAATTATCCAACCGCGAAGAACCTGAGTTTCTTGGACAGTAACTGTTCCGATAGCATTCTGCAGTTCTGGATTGTATGGTGGTCTTTCTTCATCAACAACAGGAAGCCATCTCCAGCCTGGTTTTGTTTGAACTTCTGGATCGACATTTGATTGAATTCGATCCACAGTATCTTCTGGACTAATTAGAGCGTATAACATTAGGTGTCGTCCTGTGCATCTGTTGTTACAAATAACGTTATACCAATCAATCTTGCATCTACACCAAGTGTATCGTTACCATCACCAGTCACTCGAGAAACCTGAAAGAAAGTAATATCTTCGGGAGTCGGAGTTCCTGCTATTGTCACAGCACCAGATATTGGAGATACATGTATATCATCGGCAGCTATGAATGTGTCTTGAACGTTGACCGCAGTTCCAAATGCTGTATCAATTGGATCATCATCACTCAATGAAACGCCAGCAAGGCTCCAAGTTACGCCACCTGATCCTGATGCTGCTGTCCATGCTGCTTGATATGTGATAGTACCCTCGTCCCAAGACTTTGGCATTCGAATTGAAAACTGAACAAACTCTTGGGTTGTTGTATCAAAATCATATGTTTTGACCATAACATTATTTGTTGTTGATTCTGTTGTGGTTGAACCTGCACCAGCTGTTGTTCTTGGTAGCATTGTCTGAGCTGGAACCCAGATAGTTCTTAGGCCAACACCACCAGCTGAGCCTTGGATACCTTGGAATCCTTGAGCACCAACAGCACCCTGAATACCTTGGAACCCTTGCGCTCCTGCTGCTCCTTGAATACCTTGTGAACCTTGAGCGCCTACTGCTCCTTGAATTCCCTGGAACCCTTGCGCTCCAGCAGCACCTTGAATACCCTGGAACCCTTGCGCTCCTGCTGCTCCTTGAATACCTTGTGAACCTTGAGCGCCTACTGCTCCTTGAATACCCTGGAAACCTTGAGCACCAACAGCACCCTGGAAACCTTGAGCTCCTTGCACACCCTGTGCGCCTTGAGCACCACCACCACCGCCACCAAGATTGGGTACAATATCTACACCAGCAACGATCAGATTGCCAGAGATATTGACAGTGTTGGCGTAAAACTCAACGTTGGCATTGCCGTCAGTTGGTCCAATGATTATATTTGTTTTAGACCCAGCAGTTCCGTCAGTTCCTATTCTAACGTTTTTGGTTGCTGTTGCTTCAGTGGCGCCAAAGGCAATGTTTGCTTCTGTATCACCAACACCACCGCCGATTTCTATTCTAGCGTTACCAGAAGTTCTATATGCTTGCGATGCTGATATAAATGGAGCAGATAATGTAGCAGTTGACCCACTCACTGTGACACTTCCGCTGGTTGTGACAGTACCAGATGATGTTACTGTAAATTGCTGCGTACTACCAACTTGCAATTCATTAGAGACAACTCCTTCTGTTACAATGACATCACCCCAAACAAAAACATCGTCTTTAAAGGAACCTTTTCCTGTCACTGAAAATTGTTTGGCATCAACTGTAACACCATTTATTAAATACTCAATAATATCATCAGTTTGGGTTCCAACAAGATACATTCTATTGTTTGGATATGCGACATATATGCCAGTGACGCTGCCTTCAGAAGAATAGACTGCTTTCACATCTCTTATTCTCTTTCTGTTTTCAGTGAAAACTGCACCAGATATATTCCACGCAGTTGGTAGAAAGAATTCATAGATATAATCGTTGGTTATTCCAACCAGATACATATATTTTCCATCTGGGGAAAATGACAATGATTGAAGAGAAGTATCTACTCCAGGAGTTAGTGAAATTGAATCGTAGGTCAAAGAAGCTGCTGTCAAATCCCAAGGAGTTGACATAGTAAATTGCCAAATTATAGATGTAGAACAAACCCACAATTTAGTCCCATCAGGTTTGAAATACATTCCTGATGGAGAAGTAGTTTGAATTGCACCAGAAACTGTATTGGAGTTGGTTGTGAATGTTGCAGTTGTAACATCCCAAGGAGTGCTTAGATCATACCAAGTGATGTCATTACCAGTATCACCAAGAACATACATCACATTGCCTTCAGGAACTCTGAATGCTAAATCTACAACAGCTGTTTCTTGAGCACTAATATTATAGGATGTTGTTGTTGTTGCCGTCGCTAAATTCCATGCTTCACTCAGTTCTATTTGATATACTAACTCTGGCGTTTGATCTGAAACATATAATCTAGTACCGCTAGTGTTGGCAAAAATTCCAGAAGGAGTTCCATTACCAGCTGGTAGAGGATAAATATTACCATCTCTATTATGGACCCATTCTAACATTCCTCCAGTGGTTTCAATTTTGGTATTATCACTGGTATATAATGCATCGGATACAATAATATTACTGGATGCGATTAGATTACCAGTAACATTTGCTCGGCCACTCACAGTAAGCGATTCAGTACTGGAACTTCCAGTTACTGTAATTGAAGTAGAAATGATACCACCACTTGATTGAATTGTAGTTTGACCAGTGCTCCCAAACCTCGAAACGCCAGTGACTCGAAGGTCATCTTCTACTACAATTTCTCTATAAAATTTTACAGTGTTTGCAAAGGAAGCTGCGCCATTTACGTGCAATTTTCTAGACTCAACTGTCATTCCACCATATAAATCAAACTCAGCAACATCATCTGCAACAGAACCGACAATATAGAGCCTATTATTTGGGTAGGCAAAATACATTCCTGCTGGTATAATTTCTTCATATGGAACTGATACTGATGTATCAGTCGCAGATAATCTTTTTCCTGTTGGTGTTGCACCAACAATATTCCATGCAGTCGGCAATGTATATTCTATGATCTTATCAGCACTTTCACCAAGGACATACAAAAGTTTACCATCGGGCGTCAATGATATTGAATATGGAGTGGTTTCTTGGCTAGTTGTAATTACGTTTTGTAGGACGTTAGTTGTTGCAGTTGCCACGTTCCATGGAGAAGACATTGTATATTGGTAAACGTTTGCTGCTCCTGTTCTAGTAACCGCAAAAAACATCGTACCATCTGGTTTGAAAAAGAACCCTTCCCAATTTCCTGTTCCAAGAGAATAATTATTTGATGTTGATACAGTTGCAGTTGCTACGTTCCATGGAGTGCTCAAATCATATGTGGTTATATCATCTCCACTGTTGCCAAGAAGGTACATAACATTACCTTCTGGCCTAAAGAATACATCAATAGGAGTAGCTTCTTGAGAGGCGACGTTTAATGTTTGTGTTAGAGTTGCTGTTGATATTTCCCATGGTGTGGATAGTTCCAGCTGATGAACAACATCCACAAGACCAGCAGCTAAGGCACTATTTTGATCGACAACATATACTCTTGTTCCATCAGTATTAGCAAAAACGCCACTTAATTGACCATTAAGAATACTTAATCCTGCTCTAAACGACGCCTCTTCTATACCATATGTCGTTTTAAGTCTTGCATTGGCACTAGTGTGGAATGCATCAGTTGCAATGATATTACTGGATCCGATTAGGTTCCCAGTAACGGTTGCACCACTGCTTACATTAAGCGTTCCAGTTACTGTGGTTGAAAGTAAATCAGCCATGGGTATCTCTTGAGAATAGTTGTTTAGTATTTATCATACTTCTTTGAGCCCACCAACCCATATATCCGAGTTTGCATGGACTTTCATCTGGGCCAATAGTTCCTTTTCGCTGAAATAGCCAGCCTGTATCGTGCCGTCTTCAAATATCTGCATGACTTTTCTTTGTGGAGTTGGGTTCAGATCAACAGCATAGAAATTGTCGCCTTTTGATGTGTTTATGTTTCCTCTATTATAAAATATACCAGGCTGACCTGAAGTTATAGCAGTATTAGAAACTTGATCGATCTGGACTCCATTTTTATATGCTGTAAGCGTAGAACCTTGCACTCTTAATTTTATAATATCACCAGCCACGAATGTTATATTAGTTGTTCCTATAATTATTTTTGTGGAATTATCTTTAATATATGCAATTCTTCTATCACTATTATTAGTACCATCAGAACTAATAGCATAACATCCATTTGCAATTATTCTAACAGCTGGACCTAAAGAATCAAAAGTTGCTCTAGTGGCTATTCTTATTTCAGCTTCATGATCATCGGAAAAATTTACAGTGGCTTCGGCAACCTTTGCGTATGAATCTGAAGTTACTGCATCAAATGTATTGGCAGTTATTCTGAATCCGCCTCTAATTATTTCCCAATCTGGACCTAATTCTCCATAATTAGCATTTGCTAACGTGGCATATGCTTCTGTATTTGCTCGATTGAAATTATCTGAGAAACTCTGGTAGATCCCAGTCTCTTTGAATCTCTCAGCTTGTAGTATGTATTTTGGTGCTTCTTTGATTGCGAATGCATAGGATGCAACATAATTTATTGTTCCACTGGCTGTAATATTAGATCGCCTTGATCCTGTATTACCTGCAACTGGCCTTCTCTCATAAGCTATAGCTGCCCCTACAGCTGCATATGACACTCTAGTTCTTTTATATAAAATCTGAGTAGTTTCTGGCGCGGATGCGAATACATCATTAGCAGCCAAAAAATTACTATCTTTTCCTGTAGTATAATACATCACCAGAGAATTATTATAATTTGTAGTTATTCCCGAAATAGCTTGAGTATCAGTTGTATTTGTTAATTTCGTATCTATTGGGTTGTTCTTGTCAGCTCCAATCACACGGAACATCCAACCAACATCATCTTCATTATCTTGAGGTGCACTAAAAGAATAACTTACTGGCTCATTATTTGCTATTCTGTATCCAACCCAAGTTGCAATGTTGAAGTTACCATTGAGGTTTTTATCCCAATTTGTAACTAGTGTAGTCCAATTAGTTGGGGGTGTTCCAACAAATGGGTTATTGTCAGTCGATCCAAAAAGAAATGCTAGTAATAGATCACCATCCATTGTATTTGCTGGGACATTGATAGTTAATGTCGCGTTGTTGGAGAAATTAGTAACGCTAGCATAAGTATATCCATTGGCAGTAAGATCAAGTTCAACTCTTTCGCGAATCCATGGATTGAACACGAGCAAATTGCTATAGAAAAGTGTACTGGTATCTCCAGTGACAGTTAGCCTTTCTTCTTTGACGTCATTATCATACACTTTATCAAATATACCAAAACTAAAATCGTTTAAAGAGTTAACATAATCTCTTCTTATTGTCCAACCAGAAGTTGCAGAAAATGGTGGTGGAGATGGGCTATTTGATGTTAATGTTGCTATAGCAAAACTGCCGCTTCTAGCCTTTACTGTAAATGGTACTGATACTGTTAAAGCTGGTGATGCACTTTTAGTGTTTAGATATATTGGATTTTCTTGATCAACACCAGAAAGGGTGTATAGTGTAATTGCTCTTCCTCCACCTGCTTCGTTTGGAGTTGCACTAAATGTTATTGACTGAGATCCTGCTGGTATATCCTTTTCTAGAAGATAGAAAACCAAATTAACAGCAAGTCCAGATCCTGTTTGTGGACCTCTTAATGAAGATGATGCCAGAGTAAACTGCGCAGATCCCATCGAAAGAGTAAATGTAGGTGTATCATAATATGAACCACCTTCATATCCCATAACAGCAACAACAACTCTACTTCTACCCGATTCTGCAGTATATGTTGTTGGAACATTATTAGCTGAAAATGGAGTACCAAGAATTTGTATTTTATTATTATAAATTGGCATTAAAATCCACCAACTTTTACTTTCTTTGATTTATATGGTTTAATTGAAACAACAGCAAGATATTTGTTTCCTTCTGTTCCAGTCGATGTTGCAGTAATTGTTTTAGATCCGCCTGTATATTGAATCTTATCTGCAGTTGCTATTCTAAAGTCAGTTTCTTCAACTGGCTGCGCTCGGTCAACAACTACATCATAATTCCATCCCCATGTTCGAGCAGGCGAAGAGCTGACTGCAGTTGCTAGAACCATTGAACCTTCGCTAACAGTAATTGTATTAGATACAGTTGTCACCACAGCCGTTGTTGTAACATTACCAAAGGCTTCAAAATCTCCAGGTTCAGCATTATTTAATTGCCATGCTTGCCAAGAGCAGACGTTGGTGCTAGCAATAGTTTCCATGGATATTTTCTTTGTTCCAGCTTCAGAAGCATCCATGAATCTCAGATTTTGTATGGTTGCTGTTACTGTTGCTGCTGTTCCAGTAGCATATCTACTAGCAATATAACAATATCTAAACGATGAGACTTCAGTTAGATCTATAGATAATGTTGTAACTAGATTAGAATAGTTTGAATCTTTATATATCTTACAATATGCGACTAAACCAATTCTACTCAACTCAATATAAAAGGGATTATTTAAATATATTTCTGGTCCATCGTATGTTGAAATCTTAGTTGGAGATGTTACGATTGTTGCCGCAGAATCAAATTGAACTAATTGTAATTGTGCATTTGTGGAAGAAGTAGTTCTATTCCATCTTACTTGAATTGAAGGTTTTTCATTGTTCCCAACACCACCACCAATTGTTGTTTGTAAAGATATTGGAGTAAATACTGATGTGCTAGCAGTTGCTGCTGTTATACTTATTGGCCCAATTTTGACTCTGAAATCTCCAGTTTTCCATTGTTCTCCGCAATCCAATCGATACCCAGTTTCTCCAGAACCAGCACCGCTCATTGTATTGATATTAATTTGATTATTGCCAGTCAATGTCAAGTCTGAGCCTGGATCAAATTCAACAAAGTCCTTGGCGAAATCCATTAGCTGACCGCCGCTATCTGGCACGTCATAATACCAAACAGAAAATGCATCAGTAATTAATGGCGGTCGAAGCGAGAGTTTCGGTGTCATTGGGACGCCATCAAATCGGCAGTTTGCCATGGCTACTGTTTGGTCCTCAGAATATCCCATCACAACAATCTTTCTACGTGTTCCAGGATCAAATCTAAAATCGCCAGAATGTGATGTGCCAGAAACGGTATTGTTGAAATATCCAGCTGAAGAGATATGGAGTTTTCTTGGATTTCTTACTGGAGCAAAAACTGTATATGGATTGACAGCAGTAGTGGAATTAGTCCAAGTTGAAGCGAACCCAAACGATCCATTTAATGTGGATACTCTTGTGGCAGTATCGCCGTTATATCCTGCAACAGATAATCTCAAATTAGTTGCAGATTTTGTGCTCCAAGCAACAGCATATGTTTTATCTTTGATCAATTTAATTGGTGGATAAAATGTATTTCTATATACTGCAGTTGGACCTACATTTACTGAAGCAGTTCCTACTAATGGCGCCGCTGAAAAAGTATCACTTACATCATAAATTGCAATATCTAACGGCGAACCATCACCATAAATTGTAGTTGATCCTGTGCTGCAACCAACTTCTCCAATTTCTTCATCTTCCTTGGCAAGAAATAATGGAAGAAATCTAGTTGGATTTCCGTAGTTCATAAATTGGCCAGTATTTCTTGTTATATCTATGCCAGCTGCTCTAAAATAACCTCCGCCATAGTGACCCACAGCTTCTGTGTTTGGGACAATACTGAAAGTTAATGCTCTTTTATTATCTAATGTTCTGCCCCATAATATATTACCATAACTAGTATTTGTGCCAGGCCTGTCTTGATAGGAAACAATCAAAGAAGTTCGGTTTGTATTCGCTTTGGCAATTAAAGTCGTTCCGCTTGGGATATCGCTATCACTAAATGCAGTATTACTTTGGGAAGCGCAAACTGTCATTAGTAAAAACCCATCTCCACCACTAGGTGTTTGAGTTGGGTTACCAGAAGTTATTGCTGCTATACCATCAACGCTGGTATTACTAATAAAGGCTGAGCAGGGAGTAATTCTATGAGCACCCTCAACTCTCATTGCGATAACGCAAAACTCTGCATCTGCAGTTGTACTAGTGGTTCTAATCCTGGCTACAGTTTCTTGGCCATTAGATATTTTTGTTCCGACATATATGTTTCCATAAAATGTACCAGCCTCATTAGTAGACAAAAATTGTTGATACCCATGAATATTTGCTGTATGGCCAGTTGTTGTTGTATTTCCTGATGCTATAAGGATTATTGTGTCGCCCTTTTTTCCAGGAGGTATTGGAAATTCAAAACTTCTTAATCCGCCATTAGTATTGGCAACAGTATATCCAACATTCAACGTGTTGTTAAACTTAACAACAGCCATAGTTTTATCCTAGGAAAGTAAAGTCGATTGATTTGGTCGACACGTTGTAGGTTATTGACATATTGGAATTGGCAATATTATTGTTTGCCTGATCTCCACCAAAGTATATTCCATTATTGGTAGATAGTTTAAGGTTTGCATTTGCACTTATTAGGCTGGCTGAGGTGTTGTATGTGAAGTTTGCATTGCCAGCAAACGTTCCATCGTTATTGTATTGTATGTCAGTATTTGATCCGCCAGGAGTTCCGCTTCCACTAGAAGTGAACTGAATATTCGCATTGCCTTCTATTCCAGAAGTGACAGTAACTGTTACTGTTGCGCTATTGAGGAAATTAATTCCATTGGCAGTTACAGTCGAAACGCTGTTGGCCGAAACAGGGAATGTACCAGAACCGCCACCGCCAGAACCAGGTGCACCTTGAACACCTTGAGCTCCTTGTACCCCAGTTCCAATTTGGCCTTGAACACCTTGGAATCCTTGAGCACCTACTGCTCCTTGAATTCCCTGGAACCCTTGCGCTCCAACAGCGCCTTGTACACCCTGAAATCCTTGAGCACCTACTGCTCCTTGAATTCCCTGGAACCCTTGCGCTCCAACAGCACCTTGGAATCCTTGTGCTCCTTGTACGCCGCTACCACCAACAACAGTTATTGCAATATTAGCATTACCATCTGTCGAATCAGTTACTGCGATTGTCGCCGTTGCAGTGTTGACAAAGTTGAGTTGTTTGGCTGAAAGAGTAGATTCACTGTTTTGAGAAACGCGAACCGTGTTGGCCGCACTGGCTAGGTTTGCATTAAAAATAGAACCCGTAACAGTAAGATTCCCAGAAACCGTGGTATTCTGGGTTACAATTAGATTTCCAGTTACATTACTGTTTAATAGCTGGGCCATTTTGATTCTCGGATATAGATTACTCTGTATTTAGTCTGGTGGCACTTCAATAAACTCAGCCGTTTGTACTGCTCCATTGGCAAATAATCGAAGAGAAGGAGTTAATGCTTCTTCGAATAATTCTCCCATTTGGATAGTTCCATTGGCAAAAATTCTGAGAACATCGCTTGATGGGATTGATATTGTGTTAGGGATGCCGACATTTGCTGTATTGACTCCCATGTCTGAACCATTTTCTGCTGCAGAAACCCCTATCGAAGAAGAATCTAATTTAAACCCTGATATTGAACTTGGGTATGTTCCGCCAGAAAAGACTATCGCTCCATTCACAGAACTGGCGTCTTGTCCATAAAAAGTTTGCCAGCCAGATAAAGTATAAGATATGCTATTATTCCAAATTGCACCTCCATATCCATTATAATTGGTTGTTGTAAAATGTGGCGCAGAATTATACCTATGTATCTCTGTAGTGCCTAGAATAATGTTGTTTTTGACGATATTCCCTATGGCGCCGTTTGCGGCTGGCGGATCATCAGGATCTGTAGCCCAGAGCAACGTTATGTTATTTGCTATTGTATTATATTGAATATCGTTGTAATCTCCACCAGCAACACCATTAGATTCATTTATAACTAATGATACATTAGATGCAAAAATATTATTAATAATATTTGCATAGTTGGTATTAAAAAATGAAGCGAACCTATCCGTATCTTTTATGTAATTTCCCGAAATCGTAATGTCTGTATTTGATAGGTTGGACTCATTGGCATGTTTAAAATAAATCCCACATGGAGAGTTGGACATAATGTTGTTTCTTATGACCAACTTTCCTACTCTAAATGCAACTATATTCCCTGTGTTATTATGAATTCCACTAGCATTAGATCCAGGACCATTGAACGTATTGTATTGTATGGTTGTATAATTGCTTAACGTTCCACCATTTATCTTAATGGCGCCCGAATTATCGCCCCCATATTCTTGATTAATAGTACACCATTGGATTGTGTTATTGCTACTATCTACGTTCGTGCCTAGCTGAAATGCTACTGAAGTATTCGCAAATTCTAATCCATGAAATCTCCAATATTGCTTTCCTTCGAGCATCATAAACATATTATTTGTTGTGCCGCCACCACTGACTCCAACAGTATTAGCGCAATTAATTATAACTCGTTCGCCAGGATAATTTCTAACAGTAATTGGTTGTGATGCAGTTCCTGTTTGTGAATTGACTGTTGCTGATGGATTTCCTCCATATGTCTGGGAATAAAATGTTCCTCTAAGATGAAGGAGAAAATCTAGATTATATGTTCCACCTCTAATCAACAGAGTGTCATTTGCGTTAAGATTATACACTCCTTTTTCAATCGTAAGCCATGGTGTGTTTGGATTATTTGGAGTGCTAGAAGAATCGCTACCTGTTAATGACACATATTTTAAGTTAGCACTCATACCAAATGTTGATTCATCGGTATTACTATCAACTTCAGTGCGTCCAGTCTCAATAAATTGTTCTGCTTGGAATACGAATTCGTTTGGCATTATACTACTCTACTTATCTATAGATGACTTCAACGTTATCAATATATCTTGTTTCACTAGAAACTGGTGCACCACCTGATTCCCATCCACCAATAGCAAATTGATGGAATGTATAATCATTACTACTGCCTCTTATATTAATATTACTAGCAGAACCCATTAATTCGCCATCTCTCCACAATTTTATCCAACCATCAGAATTACCTATAGAATTTAATTGAATTTCAACAGCAATAGTATACCATTGTTCTCTATTCATGTTCCAATCGTTGTCAATAACAAAATTTGAACTAGTTCCTAATCCTTGACCAAATACAATAGCTCTTGTTGAATTTCCAGGAGTTCCGCTGCCCTCAAGTCCAAGTAAAACATCTAATGTGACATTACCATTAGATAATCTACCAACAATTCTACAGGATTTATCTGCCTGGAAATCCCAGTTTGCGTCTCTATACTCATCCCATTGTAATCTAATATAAGTTTTTCCTGTACTAACATCACCATTAATAGCGCCAGGAAATCTATAATATAATAAAGTCCGTGATTCATTTTGAGTCCATGTTGAAGTATATCGATTAGATCCCTGGAATAGGCTAATAGAATGAGTTCCACCGTTTGATGTATCTTGACTATCCCATGGACCATTAATAGCATCAGTTATTGTTGAATATGTTTCGAAACTTTCAAAAAAATCTCTAACTACTCTGATATACATTTTAATCTTATTGGAGATTTTCGTCAATCCGCTGGCTGTGAATGTTCCTGCTTCTCCCCAAACATAATATAGATCAGAGTATATTCTATAGTCAAACGAGTCTGTTGTATCATTAGGAGAATTAATCTCAATGAATCCTTGCGAATCAACATATAAATCATTTCCAAGATTAGTTTTAGTTGGGAGATAGAATTTATCCCCTACAGAAACTGCTGGTGATAGTCCATAATATAAAGAATATGTATTTGCGGCCTGGGATATATCTGTAACTGTGTGTATATTATAGAATGTATTTGTGGTAAGAGTGCCAGAAATACTTGCTGTTGCAACGTTAAATGTCACATTACCAAATCCAACATTTGATGCGAATAATTGTTCAGAATATGGAACATCAAATACAATAGCTGATGCATTAGTAGTTGTTGGAGCTACATTGATGCTTCTTGTTTGATATACTATTTGTACTGCAGTTTGGCCACTTAAATTATAACCAGATAGAATAACTCCAGGCTGCCCAGCATATACAGTTTCGTCCGTATCAACATCAATTATTGATACATCTGTTGATGCAATAGAAAGTGCTATATGAGTAGTTTGACCTCCTCCTCCGCCAACAGTCCAGGACATTATAGAATTAGATGAAGAATTTCCATCTTCAATGGAAGAAGCTATTCTTGCGGAATTTCCACCTGCTCCTGCAGATCCAATAAAGTTGCTAAGTTGTGTTTGATTCGCATCAGCAGTATATGTTGTACTGTCGCCACTTCCAGTTCCAATTGCATCAAATACAATAAATCCAGTTCTAGAAGCAATACTTACTGAATTGCTAGTTGATGTTCTGAAAGTAAAAGGTGGAGTTACTAATTGAGAAACGTTTGCAAAAGATGTTGCAATTATCCCACCTCTGGTAGTTGATGCTGCCCAACGAACAATTACAGTATTATTCCCTGTTGGAGGATTAACCATGTAATATGTTCTTAGATATACACCGCCATTAATTACTGTGTTGGCAAATGTCATTGCGGCATTATTATAATACACATATGACGGATCTGTTGGCGCACCCGCACTAGTGGTCACTATATTAACAACTAAAAATCTATCTTCCCCCGAACATGTATGATAAAAAAGTGAATTTGTTCCAGAGTTAACTCCAGCTCCAGACAAAGAAAGAAAGGTATTTGCATTAAGAGTTACTGCAGGCATTTTATGTACCTATAAATTTCCTGCGGCCTGAATCTGATCTATATGGCGGACTAACATTTGTAGCAATAACAATATCGTCAAGATATGTGTCGTTATTTGGAGGAGTTTCATTATTCCAATAGGTGAACCAATATAAACTAGTCATAATATTGGTTGCTTCATTCATTGTTCCAGTATCAGCTGCTGTGCGTTCTTGGACGAGATTACCATCAACCCAGAAACGGAAAAGGACTCCTGATCCACCCATAGATTCTTTCACATCTAGTTTACAATACACTTCATATGTTATCCATTGATCTCGAGGGATAGGAACTAGAGAATATTTCCATATATTATTATTATCAAATTCTCTGATTGTCCCATAAGTCCAAGATCCCCAGCTCGCTTCTTCATTAACATACAAATCCATATACCCAGCATTAACAGCAGATTCAGCTGCGCTCTTAAACATCCTAAGTCGTAGAAATTTCATTGCTGGAGTTGCACTGAATGTAAATTCACTTGGCCAGTATTGCCTCCATCTAACCCAAATCTCATCACCTCTTACCAAGTTAGTAGGTAAGGCATATGTCCCACCCCAATTACCAAATCCACCACCATCTCCAGTTCTAATTGACATTAATGCCGATGCGCCACTTGTTCCATATTTCGTTGTTGTATTTGCTTTGGTTCTTCCTGCAGTACCAAAAACAGGACCATTCAATGAAACCCCATCAGCATAAGAATTAAAATTCTGAGTAGAAACAGGAGTGTATGTTCCTCCTGTTGGGTATTTGCTGTATCGTATGCCATCTTCTGATGGTATTATTCTAAAAGAACGTTTAGTGCCATTGATAGCCATATTAAATTACCCCAAGAACGTAAAGTCTAACGATGTCGCACTCGCGTTATATGATACTCTGAATTTAGAGTTTGAGAATTGGTTGTTAGACTGTTCGCCACCAAAGTATAGATTACTTGTTCCTGGCAATCTTAGCTGAGAACCGACAGAAACAAGGTTAGCGGCAGTATTGTAGTAGAAATTAGAATCGCCACCAAAAGCGCCATTGTTATTGTACTGTATTTGAGTATTTGCTCCGCCAGGAGAGCCGCCTGATGTAAACTGGATATTTGCATTGCCTTCTATTCCTGCTGTTACTGTAACAGTTACTGTTGCGCTATTAATAAAATTCAGAGCATTGGCTGTTACTGTTGAACCGCTGTTGGCTGAAACAGCAAAGTTTGCAATTCCAGAAGATCCTGGAGCTCCTTGGACACCTTGATGACCTTGCACTCCAGTTCCAGTTTGCCCTTGAGCGCCCTGAGATCCTTGAATCCCCTGGAACCCTTGCGCTCCAACTGCACCTTGAATACCTTGGAAACCTTGGGCACCTATTGCTCCCTGGGCACCTGCTGCGCCTTGAATACCTTGAAAACCTTGTCTACCTTGGGCTCCCTGAATACCTTGGAAACCTTGTGCCCCAACAACTCCCTGAGCGCCAGCGGCTCCTTGTATTCCCTGGAAACCTTGGGCACCTACTGCTCCCTGGGCACCAGTTGCTCCCTGTGGTCCTTGGGTTCCTGGAGTACCTGCTAGGTTAATAGTCCAAAAGGTAAATGTGCCTGAACCACTAGTGCTAGTAACATTAATATCAAGAGAACCAGTTCCACCATTATAAGTGGAGACTGTTCCTTCCATATAGTTTGTTGAGTTATTAGCCGCTCGAACAGTTTGAGAAGTAGAATATGCTAGACCAGTATCTACTGTAAATACTTTTGAACCAGTACCTATGGTTTGGCTAGTAGTACTGGTGGTGGCATATTTGTCGCCAGCAATACCTTGAATACCTTGAGAACCTTGAGCACCAGTTGTTCCTTGAAATCCTTGTGCGCCTTGGATACCTTGAAACCCTTGAGCCCCAACAGCTCCTTGAGCACCAGTTGTTCCTTGAAATCCTTGTGCACCCTGAATACCTTGAGACCCTTGAGCCCCAACAGTTCCCTGTGCCCCAACAACACCTTGGGCGCCAGCGGATCCTTGTATCCCCTGGAAGCCTTGGGCACCTACTGTTCCTTGCGCCCCAGTAACTCCTTGCGCACCAGTGGCACCTTGAATTCCCTGAAATCCTTGTGCGCCAGTAGCTCCCTGGGCACCAGCATCACCTTGAATACCCTGGAACCCTTGCGAACCCTGAATACCTTGAGAACCTTGAGTTCCTGTTGCTCCCTGAAATCCTTGTGCTCCCTGAATACCTTGAGAACCTTGAGTTCCTGTTGCTCCCTGAATACCTTGAGAACCTTGAGTTCCTGTTGCTCCCTGGAACCCTTGCGAACCCTGAATACCTTGAGAACCTTGAGTTCCTGTTGCTCCCTGAAATCCTTGTGCGCCCTGAATACCTTGGAATCCTTGAGCTCCAGCAACTCCCTGGAATCCTTGTGCACCAACAGCACCTTGGACTCCTTGGAACCCTTGTGGACCAGCTGATCCTTGAATTCCCTGGAATCCTTGTCTACCCTGAGCGCCTTGTATACCTTGGAAGCCTTGAGCTCCAATAGCACCTTGAGCGCCAGTTGCTCCCTGTGGTCCCTGGGTTCCAGGAGTTCCAGCAAGGTTAATTGTCCAAAAGGTAAATGTTCCGCTTCCGCTGGTTGACGTTACGTTAATATCAATAGAACCAGTTCCACTGTTGTATGTGGATACGGAACCTTCCATATAATTTGTTGCGGTATTCGCAGCACGAACAGTCTGGGAAGTAGAATATGCTAGTCCAGTTGCAACAGTGAATACCTTAGATCCAGTACCAATCGTTTGAGATGTTGTACTAGTGGTTGCATACTTATCGCCAGCAATACCTTGAATTCCCTGAGAACCTTGGGCTCCAGCAACTCCCTGGAAACCCTGAGAACCTTGAATACCTTGGAAACCTTGGGCTCCAACAACACCCTGAAACCCTTGTGAACCTTGGATGCCCTGGAATCCTTGTCTACCTTGTGCTCCCTGAATACCTTGGAATCCTTGTCTACCTTGTGCACCCTGAATACCTTGAGAACCTTGAGTTCCTGTTGCTCCCTGGAACCCTTGCGAACCCTGAATACCTTGGAAACCTTGGGGTCCAGCGGCTCCTTGAATTCCTTGAGAACCCTGAATACCTTGGAATCCTTGGGGTCCAGCGGCTCCTTGAATTCCCTGAGAACCTTGGGCTCCAGCAACTCCCTGGAAACCCTGAGAACCTTGAATACCTTGGAAACCTTGGGGTCCAGCAACACCCTGAAATCCTTGTGCGCCTTGAATACCTTGGAAACCTTGTACTCCAGTTGCTCCTTGAAATCCTTGTGCGCCAGGTAGACCAATTGGACCTTGATCGCCCTGATTACCTTGAACCCCTTGGGCACCTTGTACGCCTTGAGATCCTTGGACGCCCTGTTCGCCCTGAACTCCAGGAGCTCCTTGTGGGCCAACAGTATTGGTTGCGAAAGATACCCAGGATGTACCATTCCACTTCCAAATCTTTCCGTTGGAAGTGAAAATCTCATTAAGAGCTGGATTATCTGGGAAATTGATTGCCATTTAGTCTACCGTTCTCGTGGCTTTTAGTGTCTTACCAGCATCAAAGTGAATATAGAATCCATCTTCAGGCGAAGTCCAAGAAGCATCAGTATATCCGCCAATCAGAATATTATCACCATCAAGAGCGCAGCAGGATCCAATATCACCACCAGTTGTGCCAGTCTGGTATCTAGCGAAGTTTCCAGTATTTAGGTCGCAAATGGCTACAAGCAAATCAGATCCACCAACCGAAGTTCCAACACCAGAAACAACACCAGCCGTTGATCCTACGATAACAACTGTATTGGACTCAGGCAAAAATGTTGATACTCTACCATTAGTATCAAGAATTTCCGAAGAAACAGTACCTGTTTGGTATGCAACGTTGAATGTATTTGATCTGTAATTATAGATCACAACACCAATATCATCTGCTCCAGCAGATGTAGTTATAATTGGAGTCAAGTTATCTGTTGTCTGGTATACTAGAGCAATCTGGCCGCCACCAATATCGTGCAAGTTAACTGCTTTATCGTCACCATCGCCGCCGATCTGATTATGCTTAAAGGTATTTGATGTTGTATCAAGAATAGAAACTAGAATGTCATAAACACCATATTGCGTTCCGCCAATATTACTGGTTGTTCGACCACAAACTGCAACGTTGCCGTCTTCAAGTTTTGTGATGGCATAATATTCTTCGTCTAGATTAGTTCCTGTCTGGTAGAATTCAAATTCTCTGCCTGCAGGCTTGCTTTCGTCGAATCGAATAATTAGACCATCATATACTCCAGAACCTCCAGTGTTTTTCTTACCAACATCGCCTGAGGTCTGGCAGATAAAGTAGAATACATTATCTGAATATTGCACTAGGTCATATCCGAAAATATTACCATCGTCAGCAATAGAGTCGCCGACTGTTCCGACAACATAGAACTTTGTAAATGCTTCGCTATCATACATTGGCAGATAGTCACGATGCTCAGCATGTTCTGGATCATTCATATGCTGCTGAGCTTTGTCTAGGTCAAAGACAGCAAGAACAAAGTTCCACAATCCGCTTGATCCATCAAATATGGATTGCTGTATTGTTTCAATTGAACCTACTGTGTGAGATGGCGTAGTAATAGCCAGTGTGCTATTTGTTATTGATGGTGCTATACCAACAGGCGATGCAGTTCCAGCAAAACTTTCTTGTGGATAGGTGTCATACAAGAAGTTAAATGTAATATCCAGATCTAGGTGGCAAACACCAGTACCAAATCCTTTACGCCAGAATCGAGTTAATAGACCGTTCTCCTGGAAGAATGGATCTTGGGCAAAGTTAGTGCCGCAAACATAGATGTTGTCATTCAGATGATCCATCGTACAACCAAGGAAATTAGTATCATATACATCCATCGATGGATTGAAATACTTTAACCAATTTTTCCAGAGCGAAGTTCCCGATTGATCGAATCCAAATATGAATCCTCGGTTCTTCACTTCGCTCATCATATGATGTTCTATTCGAGAAATCTGATTCTCATAACCTACAGCATAGATGTAATTCTCATTATCTACAGTAACTCCAGTAAATTGGGAATCAATATTAACTGACTGAACCCACTGTTGAGTACCAATAGAATCAAACTTAATAATAGTTGCATTTGGCGTGGTATTGGCGCCGACAGCAATTACGTTTCCGCCAGCATCAACAGCAAGACTATTGTAATTAATTGTGCTAGATTCTCTGGCCCATACGAGCGATCCACTGCTGGTTAATTTGAATACTTTATTATTACCAGCTGCATATACATTATTTGACGAATCAACTGTTACTTGTTTTAGCTGGAAATCTGGAACTTTCTTTTGCCAAACTTGAACGCCATTAGTTTCAAGTTTAACAATATAACTATTATTAGTTTCTTTGAGGCCAAGGTACAAATATTCGCCAGAGGCTTTGATGCTTTCAATTTGTTGATCGCCGCTCGTATCAATAGTACGTGTCCAGACTGGCTGGCCATTACTCAAAAATTTAGCATACAATCCAGCTTTACCCGAACCTTCTGTCGTCGATCCGCCAACATAAATTGAATCTGTTGAATCAATTGTAACTGCAAATCCTGAATCAATACTAGAATTCTCTAATGTTTTAGTCCAATCGATTTCAAGATTAGCTGTGAACTTAGTCAAAACTAATTTATCGTCTGCCGAAGAACCGACTGTTACAACAAGACCATTACTGTCTACTGCAACACCGCGATATATTGTATTGGCGTCGTTATAATATGTGGTTCGAACAAAAGGATGAACTCTTGTTTCTTTTAAATCAATTAACTGGCTCTTGGTGTAGCCAGTGAGATATATTAAGTTTGTATTGGCTCGTAGCTGCATTCCAGTAAAATAGTCTTGACCTGGACCGCCTGCGCAATAATAATCGCCGCCACCTTGTTCTTCGTCGCCATTATAAATGGTAACCATAAAATCATCGAAACCAAGGTTGCCTTCATTCTCTTCTATCTTACCGCAGAATACCATTCGACCATCATTCAGAGCAAGAACGTCATAGAAGTATTCACCGCCGCCAACACCAGCAGTTGATTTCTTTTTATAGAATTGAGGAGATGCCAAATCATACTGGAAAACTGCATTTCCTGTTGGAATTGGATCTGGCTCTTCTTCATTAATTCTTCGCCAAGTCTGAGATTCTAATTCATATTGGACATAGCCAATTGTACCTGCTGGCCTTAGAATAAAAGCATTATTGGCAACATCAAAATCAAAGTGTGGGTATATTTGTCTAGTGAAGTTAATTTGAAAACCATAAACTCCTTGGCCTTGGTATGTTCCAGTAACGTCTTTATCGCCACTTAATATGGTATAGAATCTTCTTTCCGATGCTCTATATGAAATGCCATGTACTCTGAGTGGATTACTACCACTTCCATTGGTTACTATTTGACCTTCGTCAATCCACTCAGCGCCATCAAATCTGTATAAACTAACACCATCAGATTCTCCGACAACTGCATATAATTCATTACTAACCACTATTAAATGGCAATCGGGTTTAATTGTAACTCCTGTCTGAATAGTTGATACTACAATTGTACCAGCAGCAAGAGTATCAGCTGAAGTGATCTCCCAGATTTTGAGATCATATCCGCTGGATGGATTATTATAGATGACTGGAATATAAAGTTTGTCTGCTATTAATTCTCCGCAGGAAGCTCTGAATGGATACTCAGCAATGTTAGTGTTGTTGACATAAATTGGATCTGCTAAGTCATAAGTTCCTAGGCTGACTTCGGCAGTAAATGTTCTTGTCGATAGCACATATGTTCTACTATAGACTTTCCATTGAGTAGAATCTGCTGCAATATAAAACGCATGGTATCTATTGGAAGAACCTTTATGCATCCCGCCTATGATATGATTCTGCACTGTATTAGCTGGTAGAATTACATCTAGGTGTGAAGAGTGCGCACCACCAACGCTTGGCTGGTGAATTCGAGCCAGAACCGATTGATATTCTGTCATACCAGAAGTAGTTTCTGTGTAGATCAAATATCCATAATGCGGATCGGCATCACTAATAAACTTTCCGTCTGTAAATGTAATTCTTCCATTTGAAAAATCATTTTCATATGCATCTGGATTATGTTGGTGGTATTGGAAATAACTCCAGTCTTCACCTTCGTTTTGCAGCAATCTGTCCCAGTAAAATGGCGTATCGTCTTGGGCACTTCTAATAGTTCCAAGATGCGCAAAGAACATTGCGTCTTCTTCGGTAAGGCCAGTCACTTCGTTGATATTTGGGCCAATGTGAGAAACTGAAGAGTTGTGATATTCTCTTACCACTCCATCCCAAGTTTCAGTTATAATCTCAAAAGAACCGTTCATTGGCAACGATTCTAATCCTGGAGTTATTGGCAGCTGCTCATTGAATCGATATGGTATTACTTCGTCGTCGTCTTTATCAGTGTAACTTCCTGGTAATGCTTTAATCCAGTAACCAGCACTCATTCCTGGAATAGCAGGATGGCTTAATACTTGGCTGGCCAAATTTACTGATTGGATTACTGTCGAAGTATTAACTGTTGCCATTGAAATCTAACCAAGTATGGGTTGGTTCTAAAGCTCGCCAAGCTGATAATGGCTTAACATTGAATTCAGGAAACGCTTCTTGCGCTACAATATGTATTACATTTGTTGCTATTCGTTCGCAGTTTCTTAAAAAAGGATCTAATTCATTATCAGCATAGGAGGTTAATACATCTTCAGTTATGATATAATCGAATCGATTTATTTTCGTTTTTCTTTGAACGTCATTCATAAACCTCGGCGAACCAAGATCAATATCATGCACTGCGATAGTAGATTCAAGACGTTTTTGTTGCTGAATATATCTTGAGTTATCAAATCCCCAAGCATTCATTTCTAGTTTGTTTAATTCTTCGACAAGGAATCCAAATGCGCAACCAGCAACTAGAATAGTTGAACCTTCTGGTAAATTTAATCCGTTAACTATATTGGCAGCTCTTGTAGTAAACAGTGGATAATCCTCGAAGAATAATCGAGAATATGTCATATTATATCTGTCGTCTACTTGGGCTCGACTTGGCTCTGGTCTGGTTGGTGGATTCTGGCATTTGCAATAGAGCATTTCAGCTTTGGGGCAACGAGTCCACCCACTAGGATAAATGGGATCATACCTATGTTTTTTATAGGACCGCTTAAATCCCAACTCGTCCCAGTCGTATGCCATGATTATTGACCTGAGATTACTATGCCAGGTCTAAACAAAAGAGTTGTTGAATTTAGGGCAAATCCAACATATAAAGCTCTAACTGTTGAGGATGGAGTTGGCGCTGAGGCAGTTAATGACCCATCAGCTCCAAGAAAATATGCCGATGATGCAGTTAATCCAGTAAATCCAGCAACAACACCTTGGGCATAATAGACATTATTTTGTTTGAGAAGAATAGAATTTAATTGGGCCACTGAGTTATTATATGAGGCATCAACAACAGTATTACTTGTTGTAACTCGAACAATTCTACCATTAGTACCACCAGATAATCCTGGTACTGTAATTGCACTTGCTGTAACTAATGCAGTTGATTTGACGAATGCCATTTAAATTCCTACCCTTGTTACTGTTATGTATGAATCAGAAGATATTGCGCCTGCCGATCCAGATTCTGCTGCTTCTACTCTTAGATAATCGTTAGTATTTAACTTAATAATTTCATCATATGAAATGAAATCATTTGGGCTAAGAGTTATAGACTCTAGAGTCGAAGAATTATTCTTTCTAAGATTAATTGTATACGAATCAGTAGAACCGCCAGATTCAGTTGCAACATACAGCTGGACTCGATAATATCCTGTTGTATATATTGAGACATTTGTCGATTGCTCAGAAGTCCAATATACGTTTCCTGAAACATCAGCATTAACATTAAACTCAGTATTATCCCATTGTATTGCAGTATTAACATTGGTTAAATTTTCAACTGAGTTTAATTTGGTCTTGACACCGCTGAATAGGTTATATGTATTAAACGTTGTTGTCGATGCTGCAGATCCAAATAGTGTAAACTCACAGATTGTATCTGTAGTTATAACGCCAGAAGCAGTCGACTCAGAAACAAATATTTCAACATAATCACCCAACCCAAAAAAGACAATTTCATCATAGACTGTAGCTTGGTTGGGGCCTGAGTTTGTGGTTGATATTACTGTCGTTCCATTCTTTTTAATTTCAATAGTATAGCTGTTACCAGAACCAGTCGATCCAGTAAAAAGATTTAGATGCACATTATAAAAGCCAGCATCTTTGGCTGTAAATCTAGTTGGGTTTAATGTAGAAAATAATTCGCCTTGATTATATTCAATTGAGCTCCAGCTAATAGCAGATGGAGTTGCGGCCAAATTAAGATTAGAAAGCAATTCAACTTTAGCTCCATTAAAGATTCTAAAGCTAGAACCTAGATAAGGCTCCCAGCCGAAGCCATTATATTTCCAGACCGTTCCGTTCTGATCAGAATATTGTTGGCCAATAGTTGGAGAAGCAGGAAATGACAGTGGCATTATGCTCTCCTGAAATAGAAAGTTATTTTTAAACCAGTGGCATCTGTGGCACCATCGTCAATATCAATTGTAAATCTGTCGTCTTCAACTACAGTAGCATCAACAACTGTACTTTGAACTGCAGCATTATAAGAGCTCCAGTCACCTGGATCGATTGTTATTTTATTGGCGCCAAGAATAGAAGTGCCGTTTTTATTTACATCGACAGTTACAGTGCCCGATGTTGCAACGTTTGTTAGTGTAACCTTTGGGACCTGAGTCAGAATAAAATCAAATGGTGGCCTAAGAGTTGCTACATCTGTTCTGGCTGTTAATGGAGTTGTTTCATCAGACAAAGGATAGATAAAGAACTCGGGATAAAAAACTTTTGCAGTATATGTATTATTCAGACTATCAACAATTGATATTGCTGAGTTAACGTTAGACCAAGTAAATGATACAATGTTTGCGCCAGGATCGCCTTTGTTTACTGGGTCTGAGAATAGAACCCAGGAGTTTGAAACTCCGTCGCTATAATAGATGTAGGACTTGGCTGTATTAGAATTAAACCAGACTTCACCGACTTTTGGCGAAGCTGGAACAGAATTGGCAATGGTGAACTTACCATTATCGCCTGCTGGGCCTTGAGGTCCAACCGTTGTTGTAAACGCATCAACCCACTGATTTGATGTTCCATCGCTATAATAGATTTTTAGAACACCTTCGTTGCTTGAATACCAAAGTGAATTGGCCGAAACGTTGGCTGGAACTATGTCAGAAACAATGATATTGGCAGATCCTGTTCCTCCGCCTCCAAACACACCAATGCCGCCTGTTCGGATTTTTACCAATCCGACATCGGTTTCTGTCGAGACAGTTACCTTCATTAGCGACTAACCTGTGGAGTAACTGTAATTATCCCTTCAATAATTCTAGTTGTGGTATTACCTGATGTCATCTTAAGATCGTAGAGATAACGGCCAGCCTTGATATTAGCTGTCTGTTCAGCTGGCAGCGATAAAGAAATTTTTGCATTAGCTTGGCTAACAACAGAAACTATAAGATTCGCAGTAGCTGAAGTGGAATAATAAGACTTTCTTATTTGAGATTGGAACGTTGCATCAGCTATATTTACTGGAGTGCCATCGTCATTTGCAAGATCCAGTGATGCTAGAAACGTTGCGCCTTGGTCTAAAGTTAGCTCTGCATAAGCCATTCTGCTTCTCTGGGATGATTATAAGATATTTCTATTTATATCACCTGAACTTTGGGCCTGCAATCCAAACAACCAAAGACCGTCTTGTTCCTGCTGTCACTGGGGTTACCCTGTGCATTAAATAGCTAGGAAACGCATATACTAGTCCACGTTCTTTTTTGGCCACAGTAGATTCATTACTCGTAAAGAACTCTAAATCTCCACCATCATATTCTTCAGGGTCGGATAATTGCAATATAAGCGATAACTTTCTTGGGGATGTATTTTTAATACCCATATCCATATGCCAAGTGTAATGATCATTAGATCCAGAAGAATATACAGTATATTGCAAATCTTCAACAAACCCAAAAAGATCAAAATCAAAAAACTGTCCATTCAATTGATTGGCAATATAGGATAAACGATCATACACATATGAAGTTTCATTTGTGCATGGAATCCAAGAAATTGTAGATTTTCGTAAAGCTGGATCTTCAACTCCATTATCGGTATATGCATCAAACTTATCGAAAGTTTCGCATACTGTTATGATTCTATTGAGCTCGAATTCTGAGAATCCACCTTCCCAATAAGCAAATCCATTTTGCAACCCTAAAACGTCAGGCGAAGGAACCATTTTATATACTGACATTATTTTCTCTCCCATATTGTATCTCGATAATGAGATTCGTGTGATTGTAATTTTCTGCGAGTTTTTGATAAAACTTCGTTGTCTTTATCGCTGAGTTTGTTACATTTATGTTTTTTAATTGCTACATCTCTTTTGTATGGAATAGCCTGGACTAGTGGTGTTCCTGCTCTTATGATCCCAGTGTAGTTTGGGATATTAAATAAAAATGGGAAATTGACATATTCAAAATACCCATCAACATCAACTAAACCAGACATACAAGTAAATCGATAATCAGGCCTATTTAATGGTGGAACAAATAAAACTGAGTATCCCTTTGGTACTCGTATCATCCAATGATTTATAAATTTCATTGGAGGTTTTGGAAGTTCTGGGTGCGGAACTTTATCTGATGAGATTTGAGTATATGAATGGTTCTCTATTAGATTTTTATAGAATGTCCATGTGTAGGTTACGCCACTAACATCATCATTACTTGTTATTTCAACATCACCAGCTAATGGAATAATCCAACCTATTGACATAGCATCAAGAAAAGGTGGACATCTTTTTATTGTGCTATTCTTTAATTTTTGCTTACCATCAACTTTTGGTGGTAGAGCTTTGTACCATTCAGGTAAAAGTTTTCGAGAGGGATATGGTTCAGGAATTACACCATAATCTTCTTCTGCACACAAAAATTCAATCTCAGGCGTCTTGATAAAAGACTTAAACATAATGCCTCCATTATTGACTTGCCCAACTCACCGTCACAGATCCTCCGCTAGCACCAGTACCAACAGTAATAGCTAAAAGTGCCCCAACGCTTATAGTCTTATTTATAGTTCTAATTCCATTACCTGGAGCCCCAAAGTCACCAACTCCTCCAGCACCACCAACTGTTGCGCCAGTTCCATTTGCACCAGCAGTACCAGCAGTGCCAGCAGCACCAGCATTACCAGCTTGACTCGGCCAACTAGTTGGTGCCGCTCCACCTGGGTTTCCTGGTGTGGCACCAGTACCAGCTGCGCCATTTGTACCAGCAGTACCTGCAGTACCTGCTACTCCAGCTTGACTTGGCCAAGTTGTTGGAGCAGCACCACCTGAGTTTCCTGGTGTGGCACCAGTACCAGCTGCGCCATTCGTACCAGCAGTACCTGCAGTACCTGCTACTCCAGCTTTACCAGTCCAGTTTGTTGGTGCTGCTCCTCCTGGATTACCAGAAGTTGCACCAGTACCAGCTGCTCCGTTTGTGCCAGCAGTACCTGCAGTACCAGCAACTCCAGCTTTACCAGTCCAGTTTGTTGGTGCTGCTCCTCCTGGATTACCAGAAGTTGCTCCAGTACCAGCTGCGCCATTCGTACCAGCAGTACCTGCAGTACCTGCTACTCCAGCTTTACCAGTCCAGTTTGTTGGTGCTGCGCCCCCAGAAGTTGCTCCAGTACCAGCAGCACCTGTTGTTCCAGCATTTCCTGGACCTCCTGCTCCGCCAGAACCCCCTGGGTTGGCTGAACCAGGACCAACTGCACCAGTGCCAGCTCCACCAGCAGATCCAACATTTGATCCACCAGTACCAGCAGTTCCAGCTACTCCGCCACTTCCAGAGAAATAAGATGTTGTGGGTGTAGGAAAACCTGTGACAGATATACCATAACCACCGCCTGCGCCGCCACCACCTCCACCGCCACTACCAACTCCCCCTGAGGTTCCAACTCCTCCTGGATTTCCAGCAGTTCCAGCGTTCCCGCCAGGTCCAAAGGCACCGTTGGTTCCTGCTGTTCCTGGGTTACCAGCAGCACCTTTAGTTCCTGGATTTCCAGCAGCACCAGCAGTTCCAGCATTACCTCCTGGACCAAACGCCCCATTGGTTCCTGCTGTTCCTGGGTTACCAGCAGCACCTTGAGTTCCTGGATTTCCAGCAGCACCAGCAGTTCCAGCGTTCCCGCCAGGTCCAAAGGCACCGTTGGTTCCTGCTGTTCCTGGGTTACCAGCAGCACCTTGAGTTCCTGGGTTTCCTGCTGCACCAGCAGTTCCAGCAGTTCCACCAGGTCCAAATGCTCCATTGGTTCCAGGATTACCAGCGTTTCCTGCGCCACCTTGCGTTCCTGGGTTTCCTGCTGCACCAGCATTACCTGCTGTACCTCCTGGACCGAAAGCACCACCTTCCCCATTATTTCCTGGATTTCCTGGGTTTCCAGCAGTACCTGGGTTGCCAGCATTACCAGCATTACCAGCAGCGCCGCCTGCACCGCCAAAAAAAGTTATACTAGTTAATGTTGTTCCTGTAGATTGAACTACTGATGATGGATTTCCTGGGATACCAGCCGTTCCTGCACCCCCAACACTTCCATCTTTACCGCTCCAAGAAGTAGGAGCTGCTCCTCCTGAGGTAGCGCCAGTACCAGCAGTACCAGGGCTACCACTAGCTCCTACGCTACCAGCAGAACCAGCAGATCCAGATTGACTTGGCCAAGTTGTTGGAGCAGCACCACCTGGGTTACCAGAAGTTGCTCCAGTACCAGCTGCGCCATTTGTACCAGCGGAACCAGCAGTACCTGCTACTCCAGCTTTGCTTGGCCAAGTTGTTGGAGCAGCACCACCTGGGTTACCAGAAGTTGCTCCAGTACCAGCTGCGCCATTTGTACCAGCAGTACCTGCAGTACCAGCAACTCCAGCTTTACCAGTCCAGTTTGTTGGTGCTGCTCCACCTGGGTTACCCGAAGTTGCTCCAGTACCAGCAGTTCCATTTGTTCCTGCAGAACCTGCCGATCCTGCTGCACCAGCTTTGCTTGGCCAATTAGTTGGTGCTGCTCCTCCTGGATTACCAGAAGTTGCTCCAGTACCAGCTGCTCCGTTTGTACCAGCGGAACCAGCAGTACCTGCACCCCCTGGGCTGCCTGCTGTACCAGTACCACCGCCTCCTCCTCCGCCGCCTTCACCACCGCCACCGCCAGACCATGGCCCCCCATTACCAACGCTACCACCAGGTCCACCATTTCCACCACGGCCACCACCTGGAGTTCCTGCATTTCCTGCTGTGGATCCACCAGCACCGCCTGCACTAGTGTTCGAAGTTAGCCCTGATGCGCCAGCATTACCTGGATTTCCTGACGGCGTGGCACCAGCGCCACCAGTGCCTCCGCCACCACCAGATCCTGCTCCTCCTACAAATCCATTACTTCCAGCTGAACCGCCATTCCCACCACTGCCGCCCGAGCCTCCAGCACCGCCAGCGCCGCCTGCACCGTTAGTTCCTGGGTTACCTGCAGCTCCTTGAGTTCCTGGATTTCCAGCAGCACCAGCAGTTCCAGCAGTTCCACCAGGTCCAAATGCTCCATTGGTTCCAGGATTACCAGCATTACCTGCAGCTCCTTGGTTTCCAGGGTTACCAGCAGCACCAGCAGCACCAGCAGTTCCACCAGGTCCAAATGCACCGTTGGTACCAGGATTGCCAGCATTACCTGCAGCTCCTTGAGTTCCAGGATTGCCAGCGTTGCCTGCAGACCCAGCATTTCCACCAGGGCCGAAAACGCCATTAGTTCCTGGAGTTCCTGGGTTTCCAGTTCCTCCTCTTCCTCCAGTGCCAGAAATAGTAACTTTTCTAACACCAAAAGGCACTACCCATCCAGTGCTACTATTAAAAGTTTGAGACCCCGCTTTGACTCGCGTTCGAAGCAGAGTGGAGGAACCTAACGGCATTTTTTACCCTACTGGAAATTATACCAGATGTTTATTGGCAATCAGAGATGAATTTCTAAGCTCATCAATACCAACTGCACATTCAATATCAACTTCAAAATCGTCATAGCAATTTTTCCAGGTTACAATTGGGAAATTGGAAAATGTTTTTTGACCATCTTTCCAAGTCCAAGTACCAAGAGCATCGAAAACGCCAGAATGTTGGCTGTTATCAAAATATGCTAGAATTGAAGCAGTGATTCCACTTGATTCTAGTAATTCTTTAGCTTGGTAACACTCATAGGCTTTATCAGTAAAGCCCATGTAGATGTGAACCTCTTTAATTTTGACTAAATTAGCCATTTAATTAGACCCCCTATTTTCCGAGATTTGCTAATGAGTGAGAAGCGTAATAAGTTTGACCACCATCGAAAGTGATCAGATTAATCACATCAGCATAATTAGATTTTTTTGCGAGCACTGGTACTTCGTTAAAAGACCAGAGCACGTTTTCAGGAAACACGACTTTACGGTTTCCAACATGATCTTGTTTAATCACGAGAACAGCAGAATAAGAATAGTCTGGTTCAGGTAGATTATCAAAAACGATATTCACAACACTATTTCGAAGAGTAATATTAAAGATATTCGAACCACTCAGATCTAAAACCAGATAATTATCATCTGCTGATAGTTTCTGAATTTTTTCGCGATATGATTTAAGAACGCCATCGAATTCTTCATTTTTAGAATTCTTTCTAAATTCGACAACGTTATCTACTGTTTTCATTTAACTTCTCCATTAGGGTAGAGGTGCTGGGCCAACATCAGCCAAAGAGTGGGCTCCCAGAAAATAAGAAGATCCCGCTATAGCATATATAGTCACTACATCCAACTTACCAGAAGTTCCTGTAGCTAGCACTGGAGTTTCTCCTCCTGACCAATATACTGTATTGGCCCAAGTTACTGTATTGGCTACAGTACTGGATTGTCTGAATACAAATGTTGCTGGTGCGCCAGTTCCTGCAACAGGAACGTTAGTTAACGTTATTGTCGTAGAAGAGCCGCCAGATCTAGATAAAGTTATATCAAATATATTTGTTAGTGCCAAGTTAGCAGAATATGCTCCGCTGGTTACGTTGGCAAACGTGATAGCTTCCGTATAGGCTTTGAGCGTTGTACTCGTATTGCCTGTTACCCGTAAATCGCCAGAAGATGCGTTGAAAAATAATTTTGGAGTGGAAATCTTTGGTCCCTGGGTTCCAGTTCCAGGAACTAACACAGGATAGAGCGTTGTTGTAGTTGTATCGTCATTAGTTGTTATCGACGATCCAACGCCAGGTGCACCTTGTGCGCCAACAGCTCCTTGCCTACCTTGAGACCCCTGGGCACCAGAAGCGCCTTGAATGCCTTGGAATCCTTGAGCTCCAAATCCACCTTGAATACCTTGGAATCCTTGGGCTCCAATAGCACCTTGAGCGCCAATAGTTCCTTGTCTACCTTGAGATCCTTGAGCGCCAATAGCACCCTGCCTTCCTTGAGATCCTTGAGCACCAATAGAGCCTTGCGCCCCAGCTGCCCCCTGAATTCCCTGGAATCCCTGGGCTCCAATAGCACCCTGCCTTCCTTGAGATCCTTGAGCACCAATATCTCCTGTTCTATAAAAATCGATCGCAACATCATTTCCATTGATAAAGAAGTCGCCAGCTGCTCCAGAAACAGTCAAAGTGACTATTCCAGTTGTTGGATTGCTAGATAATGAGTCTAGTGTAAATGTAGAAACTAAATTATCACTATATTGTTTAAATACCAAAAAACCTTTTATTGCAGATCCGCTATCATCCCAAGCTGTTAAATATGATGCAACATTATTACCAAATTTATCGTTTCTATTAATTGCAATAGTTGTTACGCCACTAAATGGCGGGAGATTTACGTTATATCGGAAATTACCAGAAGCTGGATCGCCCGTCGTAGCGTTACTGAATGTATATGTTAATCCACTATAACCCAGTGCTCCTTGAATTCCTTGGTGTCCCTGCCTTCCTTGGTGGCCTTGTGCGCCAGAGCCAGGACTACCTTGAATACCTTGGAATCCTTGGGCTCCAATAGCACCTTGAGCGCCAATAGTTCCTTGTCTACCTTGAGATCCTTGAGCGCCAATAGTTCCTTGTCTACCTTGAGCTCCCTGTACCCCTTGCGCTCCTGGTACTACAGCCGCAACAATGAATTCAATATCGGCATTTCCACTTGTAAAATCATTTGTTACTACAACATTAAGTGATGCGGTATTTTTAAAATTTAACTGGCTTGAATTTGCTCTTACTATTCCATCAAGAGAAACTCTAACTGTATTTGCAGATTTAGCAACATCTCCAAGAACATCAGCAAAATCAGCTCCACCAACAGTTAGTTTGTTTGCAACAGTTAAATTTCCCGTGGAAACGTTTCTTGATACTACAACGTTACCAAGAAAATCAGATTCACCGACTACTAATAATCCATTATCAACTTTAAAACTGGTATTTGCCATTTAAAATTAACCTTACTTTATTAAATTTGCCACTACTTTTGTGGTACAACTAGCAAAACTTGTGGTTAAATAAATTTCAACATTTCCGCCAACGACAGCAGTAGAGAAATTTCCTAGTAGAGAACTTCCTTGGGTTGTTGATGGCGGTGATGAGACTGTAGCATATACAGTCATATGCGAATTACCATTTACTTGAGTGACAATAGCTTCAGACATTTGGGTTGCTGGTACATTAGAACCAAATCCCACATCAGTGCTTTGAACTTCAATTAAAAGTTTGGCGCAAGAGTATTGGGATGTTGGGAAATAGTAAATTCTTCTTGTTCCAGCAGCTCCAATATTACTATTGGCTAAACCTTCGATTACATGGAAATCCTGCATGGTGGTTGTTCCACCAACAGTCAGAGCACCGCCAACGCCAAGAGTAGAACCTACATTGGCAAAAGTCCCAACTGAAACGTTTCCGCCGATGCTCGAATTTTGAGCTACTATCAAGTTGGCATATAACGTAGTGTTTCTTCTCACCTCTAATGTTGAGCCAACGTTAAGAGTTCCAGCAATGTTAGCTCTAGATCCTATCGAAACATTTCCAGTTACTGAGGCATTTTGGGATATGATTAGGTTGGCATAACCAGTAATGTTTCTGCGCACCTCTAATGTTGAGCCAACGTTAAGAGTTTCAGCAATATTAGCTCTAGAACCAATAGAAACGTTTCCTGTCACTGAAGCGTTTTGTGATATAATCAGGTTTGCATAACCAGTAATGTTTCTACCAACTTCCAGTGTAGAACCAACATTAAGAGTATCAGCGATATTAGCCGCTCCACCAACAGTCAGATTCCCGCCAACCCCTAGATTTGTACCAACGTTGGCAAAAGATCCAATTGAAGTGTTTCCTGCTATTGAGGCGTTTTGGCTTATTATTAAGTTTGCATAACCAATAATATTTCTAGAGACTTCTAATGTTGATCCAACATTGAGAGTTCCAGCAATGTTAGCTCTAGAACCTATAGAAACGTTACCAGTAACTGAGGCATTCTGTGATATGATTAAGTTTGCATAACCAATAATATTTCTAGAGACTTCTAATGTTGATCCAACATTGAGAGTACCAGCAATGTTAGCTCTAGAACCTATAGAAACGTTACCAGTAACTGAGGCATTTTGGGATATGATTAGGTTGGCATAACCTGTTATATTTCTACCAACTTCCAGTGTAGAACCAACATTAAGAGTATCAGCGATATTAGCCGCTCCACCAACAGTCAGATTACCACCAACGCCAAGATTTGTGCCAACATTAGCAAACGATCCAATAGAAACATTTCCAGTTACTGAGGCATTTTGGGATATGATTAGGTTGGCATAACCAGTAATGTTTCTTCTAACCTCTAATGTGGAACCGACGTTTAAGGATCCAGCAATATTAGCTCTAGAACCAATAGAAACGTTTCCTGTCACTGAAGCGTTTTGTGATATAATCAGGTTCGCATAACCAGTAATATTCCTAGCTACTTCTAATGTTGAGCCAACGTTCAAAGAACCAATAATATTAGCTCTTGATCCAATTGTAACATTTCCAGAAACAGTGACGTTTTTTGATACTGATAAATTCGAAGATATTGCAACGTTACCCAATCTAATAGTATTAGCAACAGTTAAGTAGTTAGCAACGTTTAGTATTAGACCATTATTTGACTGAAGACCATCCGTTTCTAGCCAACCAGAAGCATATACGTTAGCCAGAGAAGAAATTACGTTATTAAATAACCTTACTGTTCTAGTGTTACCCATGGCATGGAAATTCAATGAATCATTCGTAAATTTAATATCATTTGCTGCAGCATATATGAAGTTAGTTGTGCCTATTTGATCGATCTTAGCTGCAGTCAATTTACCACTAGAAATGGTCGCATCTCCATATGGTACTCGGAGAGCTGTAAATCCACCTGTCACGTTAGATAATTCAATATAGCCAACAGCAACGTTGATACTCCCTTGGGGCTTCAGAAAATCTCCTCGACAAACCTCGTTAATATCATTGACATTTAGGTTTGTTTGAATTCTCCAATTCTCAAAAGTATTTGCAGTTGTAACTGTTGAGATATTAGCCGTACTTGCCATTTAGTTCAATCTCTGGATGATTTGCTGAAGAAGGGTTTTTATATCCGAAACATCTTGCTTCAGCATATTTATTTCATTTTTTTGGGATTCTTTTTCGCTCAACTCCCTCATTTTTTGATTGTGCCTCAAAACAGCGTTCTTATTGACGCACAATATTGCATTAGTAGATGTATCTCTAACTAAAGTTTCATTTTCTTTTACTTTAATTTTCATAATTATTATCCAGCTGGGACTGCACTTATTCGAATATTGCGAATATAGGGTACAACAGCCAAGTCTGAAGATGTCAAACAAACTTTAACAGCAAAAGACTTAAACACTCTTCCAATAGGATATTCTACCCCGTCAAGGACATAGGAAAGTTCGTTTTTAGTGAAACTTGGCCTATATTCAAACTCTCTAATTGAGTTCGAATCTTTGGAGAAAATATCTGATCTTCTCTCCATTCTAACCCAGGTTTTTTCCCAAAATTTTTCAGTATCATCAATACCAAGAACTTTATAATATACTTGGATATCTGTCCCTACTGGTCTTATTGCATCCATGAATACGATTAAATCGCCAGCTTCAAATCCTTCCAATAAAGCAATTTGTCTGGTTTGGTATCTTGCTTTAATATTTCCTCCCCACTTACCAGTCTCTCCTCTAGCAATAATTAGAGCCTCTTCTTGACCTGAGAGATCTTCAGGAGGAGCCAAAGTTATTGTTGGAGTTTCATAATAACCGCTGCCTTCAGATACCATAAAGATAGAATCGATTCTATTTGTTCCATCAGTATTAGCAACAGCAAATCCTTTAGCTCCAGAACCAACGGTTGAATTTATCACTAAACCATAATATGCAATATTTGCATCACCATCATAATATGTGGTTCTATGAGCAGTTGCTGCAGCATTTAACGTTGTATAATCGGTTGCAGTATAAAGAGTAGAACCAACAAGATTCCCATTTGGAACCTTTTTATATCCAAGCCCCTTTGTTGCTATTGATATAATATTGTTAGAAAGTTCAGCATTATTAATCACATACTCAGAAACTGCAACTGAAATTGATTCCTTATTAATTATAGGTGAAATGTTTGGATCAGTTGTAGTTAAGTCTGCTCTTACGACGATACTATCTCTTTTACCTTTATTGATAAATCTTGTGTTGGTGAGAGAAGCACTTTTATCTGCAAGCTCACCATATCTAAGCATTTTATGTGGCTTAATATCAGTGTAATTAACTTCTTCTGTTGCAACATTTGTGCTTGGATTCTTTCTATAACTTTTTATTGTATAGTCTGTGACTGCATTGCCAAACCCAAGATCATTTGTATGAAGAATTACCTTACCGACATCTAAGTTGGCTTTGGGGGGATCCTTCATTTTAAATAATGCATAACCGCTGCTGGTATTGAATACAGCCTTGTTAATAACAAACATCAAATCTTGATTTTGATATGCAGTCCAAGTAGAACTATTTTGCGACTTGAATAATGATCCAGCATATGGTTGATCACTGATTCTTCTAGGAGGGCTAGCATTAAGAACATCTTGTCCAAGCTCGGCGATCCAAAGTTCATACTCTGGCGACTCTGAGCCAACTGTTAATGCATATTCAGTATCTGGCTCCAGGTATACTGGATCTCTAAATCTAAATGTGGTTTTTGTTTTTGCATTTGTAACGTCAGGCTTAGTAGAAACTTTCACATCACTTGCATCAACTTTAGTTCTAGCGATGTAGTTTTTAGTTGGGTATCCATTAACTACCTGTGCAATTCTTAAATTCACAGGCAATTGCATAGAACCTCTAGCTTTACTTGGTTTTGATTTGAAAAATAAATCTACTGAAGTTACGAATATTCCTCTATTGACTTTATTTGAGCTAGCTTTTGGTGTGAAGAAAGTTTGGGATAATCCATTAACGAATTTTGGTCGTACGATTGAATCAGCATTAGTTCCCAATGACGGAGATCCTGCAGCATCAGCATCTTGCGTTAGATTGCTTGGAGCAACAGGATTATCGCCAGAAAATTCAGGGAGCGGCTGAGATACTGGAGTTGATGTTATTCTTTGGGTGATATTTAATAAACCAGAAGCCGTAAATTTGGCTGACGCTTTCATGGTAAAGTTGGGATTATCAACTTTATCAGTGTCAGTTATCGTAAATATTCTCTCCCCAGTTTTAAATTTATATTCTGGTTCCTCTGGGAGATTAAATATTCCAGCAAGACCACCATTTTCATCAACAACTAAATCGCCTATGCTATAGTGCGATGTGCTACCAACTTTTAAATCTGATACTCCAGTATTAACACGAACAGCATTATCAAGAATAGCAACAATTCTCTTGGTTTGTATTGCTCCACGGCCAGAAGTTATATGGATAAGCCTACCATCTAATTCTTGACCAACATTAGCTGATAGTTGTAAAACTGTTCTATCTTCGTTAGTCCATAATCCAGTATATTTTTGTACTGTATTTGCAATGACACCAGAATAATGTTTTCTTGATGTTACTTGGAGCCTTTTTCCTGTATCGATAGAAACAAGCGTATCGCCTGCGCCATAATTATTAAGTCTGGTGTTTAGAACTTTAATAACAGGAGCACTTGGGTTCGATTCATTACGCAAATTTATTCTATTATTTGCTGTATTGAAGTTTGTTCTTAGTATACCAGATATGGGTTCAATTGTAAGAACATTAGCCGAAGCCTGGGGTTGGAAATATTTAACTTTACCAATAAAATTAGCTTTCTCGAAAGGGGCACTTCCGCTTGCTGTCTGGTATACCAAATCTCCATCTTGGAAATGCGTTGTCGACAGAGATGTTGTTGTGGAGATTACGTTACAATAGATAAAGTTTTCATTTAAATATACAATATTTTCCCCAGAAGTCCCAACAACAACCATATATGCATTGGTTCTTTGTACATAAACTTCTTCGTCTTGAGAGAATGTTGATGCGCTGTTTTGGCTTTCAGAATCTAAAACAGTAGCAGTAACCTTTAAAGTGGCACCAGTACTATTGCTTATATACAGAGGAGCGCTTTCGTCAAAGAAACCAGATATATCTGCAACTATAAGAACTTTTGTTGAGCTATTGTAAGAAGCAACAACAGAAGAAAATGTTTTATTAGTAAATGAACTTCCTTGCCAGGCAACGTCTGTGGTTACTGCTGTATATGATTGTGTTGTGCTGATAGAAATTTGTTTTCTGGCATTAACTTCAATTAAATTGGCTCTTTGCGTTACATGGTTGACAGCAATATCATCAAAAAATACAGACGCTTTACGATATGGACGAAGATTATCAGCGTCGAACATAATTTTTTGTCGACGAATATATGGTATCAGCGAACTGTCGGCAATTAAAGTGCCTTGTGTTACATAAATCGGTTCAGCCATTTTATTTTACCTTATTTAAATCTACCAGTTACGTCTCTATCGATACCACCGCCACCAGATGGGGGTGCATATGTTGGTTCAGTGTATGCAACCTGATCATAATTTATTGTTGTAGCTGTACCTGTGGATGGAACAAACATCTGGAATTCATTTGTTGGCATCCATGGTAGGAATCCAGCGCCAAAATCAAGTATTGGCATCGGGAATATTATCCCATTCAATAAAGATTCATCGATACCAGTCCATTCATTAGGTGGAGTTGTTGTGATAATTTCAGGATCGTCGTTACTCGAAGGCGGAACTGCCACAACAGGATCTGGATTTCTGGGATCATCAGTTGTAATTGGGATTATTACATCATTTGGCAGATTTATCACATCAACTGGATTTCCAGTACCAGCATCAGTTCCTGGACCTTCTGGCTGAGTTTGAGTATTTGTATTTGCAGATGGTATAACAATAATTGTCTCAGTTGTTTTAACTTGGGTAACGATTTCTCTAACAACCTCTTGTATTCTAGTCTCTCTGAAAACCTCAGCTGGAGCCTTGATAATTTCAGGCCTCAATTCTTCGGATACCCAATAATCTATCTCAGGAGATAGGCTGATATTACCAATAAAAGAAGCAAACAAAAATGGTTGTACTGAAACTGCAGTGTTACTCGCCAATGGCTGAGATATTGCAGCTTGTTCTGTGAATGCTAATGATAAAGTTTTACCGTTTCTTTTGGTATTTGTTAAAGAATATGGTCTGATATCATAAATTCTTGTTTTAGTTTTTGCTGTAATTCCTTTTGCAGTCTTAGAGACAGAAAAGTCTCTATTCTTATAATCTGCAATATCATAATTTTGAAAACTTTCTCCGACAAGACCATATTTTTCTTTTTTAGTATTGTCATTATAAAACGCTGGATCAGCAAGAGTTCTATTTTCAATATTATTCAAAGAAGTATAGTATTCCACTCTTTGAATTCTTTTATCCAAAGCAGCAAGATCTTTCATAGTGTATCTTTTTGCTTCATTATATTTTAGTCCAATATCACTTATCCTGTGCACATATGGAGGTAGATAAATTGTATACAAAGTCATTGAATCAGAATCGTCATCTGGTGGCACTGGTGCTACTGCGCTAGTTCCCTTCAGAATCTTGAATTCTTTTGTTTTCGTTAAAACCAACTTATCTATTCTAGATAACCAATATTTAAATGTAGCTACAACGATTGAATCTGGATCAGAAATTTTTCCACTAATAATAGAACCAGAAGGATCTCCTATTTTTCTTGTTGGTCTAAAATCAATACTATCTCTTAAATTAAACCTACCATACTTTCTTGAGTAATGTATTGGAATAGTGCCAGACTCATATTCTTCTTGGGTGTATGAATCGACACTAAAGAAAGTGTTAGAAGAATCTTCAGAATGTTTGTAATAATCTAGATGAATTAAGAGCTTAGCATTTGGAGTTGGATAACCTTGCTTTAAGGTTATAGTAGCATGATCATAAATTTCATCCTTTTGGCCACCATCAAAAGTAAAGTGGTCTGTAACGTCAAAATAATTTGTTGACGATGGCCAAAGATCACCATTACTCTTGAGAATTCTTCTAACTCTCAGAACATCTGGCACATATAAACTTAAACTATCACCTGGTCCAATATTAGTTACAATTTCCCTCAGCATAACAATACCATTATTGGCATCAATTCTAGCCACAGTTTGCGGAGTTGAACTAAATGGATCAACATCGCCCATAGCTCTTTGTACATCTAACCAAGATGCATCTGGCCCAGTTGGGTATGTGTATAGAGGAGAAACTGTATATGATGTGTTCGATACTAAAGTTTTTCTTCGAATATTTGTTTCAACATTATCCTGTCTAACAACAACATAAGCAGATACTTCTGAAACACCAGTTGCCAGGTTATTCGTACTCAAATCAACAATTATGCCGTCGCCCAATCCATTTAAGTTAACATGATTGGAATTCAGCCTTAATATCTCACCATTTGAAACAGTGGTTGATGTTCCCTTATTTCTTACAACTACAATCAAATTATCTTCAATATTCGAATTTGTTGGTAACCAATCGATTCTTTCTGATCCAGAAGTTAAATACCCACCAGGTTCAATTGTAAATGAATTACTAACAACTGAAATGCTTTGAATATATTTGTTATGGTAATAATCTACATTTTGTAAAGAAATGCTACCGCCAAAAGATCTCTGGACATACTCTTGCGGTAATCTAAATATTAGAGATTTATAATCGTTTTCTTTAAGCCAAACATCTCCTAATTGGTTCTTTGAGCTTTGCGCCACGTTAGCTGACATTGTCACATTTGATGTTGTCATATTACTAAAATCTAGTTTAATAAATGATTCAACATCTTTAAACTTGGGATTTATTTGTACTACAGCATTCTGAGTTGGAACTGAATTTTCATCAAATGGTAAATCCAAATATGCAGTTCTACTAGAACCATCATATCTTGTTATAGTTCTCGTTTGATTAACAACATTAGAAGTTATTGGCAGCTGCTTTTCAAGATACCTGTCTCCATATAAATTACCGCTGGTAAATGCTTTCGACCATGGCCGATCAGCAACTATAAAAGTTGTGGTCACTTTAGTTGCAATTCTAGTTTCGCCATTAAATCGTATAGTATCTCCAACATTACATCTTGTTCTTAAATTAGTTGTATTTGCCCCATGCCTATGAATCCATCTAGTTGCCGAAATGTTGACGTTAGCATTAGCAACAACATCCAGCCTAAAAGGCATCATAGTTATAGTCATATTTGTATATGCACCATCTATTGAAGGTGCAGTTGTTGGTAAAACGATTGTATTTGAAGTGCTACCTGTTGATAACTTATACAACATAGGCTTAATATCGATATCAGTAACATATAGATTATAGGTTCCATTACTATCACCAGAAGGCAAAACAGAAGTATTTGCGCCGTCAACAGTATCGATTCCTTGAGATTGATATCTCTTGAAATTTCTTATTCTAGCTGTTCCGATTTTGGTATTAGAATAAGAACCGAAATTTGCGCTAGTTCCTCCTCTAACTCCAGCAGCAACGCTTTGTGATGCTACGCAGTGCAGATCAACTTGATCGATATTGTTAATATCAAGAAATCCGCTCGGAGAAGTATTACCAAATACTCTTTTTACTTGTACATAATTCCCATATGAGGTGTCGATACCAGCCTCAAACACCGTTCTTTCGTCTTCTGAGCTCCGAGGTTTATCGACCTCTAGTTTTAATTTTCCAATTGTCTCAAATTCATATCCTTTGACATAAGCCTTGCCAGGTTCTATTTCTAATGTGAATTTAGAAACATCAGCTGAATTCGCTGTGCTGACTTTGAATGGTACAACAGTATAATCACCAGATTCATCATAAGTCCTTCTGGCTAACGTTTTTTCCAATTCACTGTATATTGGGTAACGAATTTGTTTTGTTACGGCGCCATTCTCAACTCGCATTAATTCAAAAAACGAAGACTCGTCAACAGCTGTTGCTAATGGTCTTGTTGATAGGTTCAAGTTAATCTGGTATCGATCTGATCCAGGTGCCTGATAATTAAATGAGTCTTGGGCTGGATCGAGAAGGGATGTATCGATTAGATGATCAACAATCTCATCAGAAATTTCAAGTCCAACTTTAACATTAGCATTTTGGCTGTATGCATCTAAAACAACGCTCTGAGACTGAACCTGTATGAAATACCCATCGACATAAAAAATACCATCATTAATAAAAGCCGCAGAACCTTTTCCAGTTGCATTGCTTGCAATTAGTTTAGCCTGCTTATTAGTTCCTGCTATTGTGAAGATTTCTCCTTCTTGGAACTCATTCCCAGTTAGATACTTAATCAGAAGCGTTGGCGTTCCACCAGAAGGGAAATATGCAGCAATAGTTTTTGCTTGGACTAGAGAGTCAGGAGACCTAATAATTACCTTATCAACAAACTCATCAAGTTCAAGATCTTGGTTATTGAAAGTTTCTTCTAGCTTTATGTATGTTACAGAATTATCAAAACTGATATTCCCACCAATTACTGGACTTCCATCTTGAAAAACATGATCTGCAAAAGACTTAATTTGATTTTGCAGTAACGATTGAATTTGAGTTAATTCTCTGGCTTGTACTGCATAACCAGGCCTGAATAATAATCTTAGATAATTATTCTCTTTGGCGTTCGAATCAAAATCGTCATAATATGGTTGTACGTTAAATTCCATTGCTTAACCCTTTAGAACGAAAATACCATTCTGATTTGTTCGGTTTGATTTACATTCCTAATAATAGGCAATCTATTCTCAATATATAGCGTATCCCCAGAGAAGATATCTATTTCTGGGTTTGTCACAGAAAGAATAGCGCCAGCTGCAGCACTAGAAGCTCCTTTTAACTCAGATCCAATAGCATTAGATATGTCACCATCAACATTAATAATGTATAACAAGTTCTGAGAAACGTCAAACGATGCAACCGTTCCAGTTAAAGTTGCATTTTCTAGCGAATTTCCAATATAAACAGTCTCGTCGTTGGAATAGTTCGAGCTACCTGGATCTGAAACATTAATTTTATAGGATGAGATATATGTTTCTCCAGAAGAAAATATGCCATTAGCAAACAATGGATCCCTTATTAACGAAATCTGTCTAAAATCGAAATTGCCGCCATACGCAGCTCCAGAAACTGGAATTTTATTATCATCTGTATTTAGTTCAACAGAAATCATAAATGTGTAGCATCCAAGTTCTTTTGCTGGATTAGAACCATGTCCACCAGGAGGCCCAATTACAACATCAAATGAAGCTGATGTTCCTTCAGCTAATTGGAATGGGTCGGATATTGTAACGTTGGCTTTCGTATAATCTCGACCGCCAGATAATATGTTTAATTCAGTTATTTGTCCAGATTCAACTTGAGCAGTAGCAGTAGCACCAGTACCATCTCCAGTTATGGTGACAATTGGATATGACGCATTATTTCCACTTTGACCGTTTAGGTAATATCCTGATCCTTGGTTCGTAACGTCAATAACATCAATCCTACCATCAACAGAAGAACCTAAAACTGAATTATCAGTTACAACAGGCATCCATTTGGAGGTGAAGAATTTTTGTTTTAGTCCATATGGTATAGTATAGAGATACTTCCATTTATAAAGATCTCCAGTTTCAATATATGGATCTTCTGGTAGCTGACCGTCAATATCAATTGTTGGTTCTATTGTAGAAACAATCAGATTATCATTTTGGTCTTTTGGGGTATACAAACATTTAAATACTTGATCTCTACTATTTCTTGCAAAGAAATTATTTGCAAACAGAGGATACCTGTTAACTAGTTTTATTGTTTGGCCTTCAGTTTGAGAAGTTGAAATTTTAGTGTTTACAACAAAAGCATAATTCCCTTTAACTTCCACAACTTCTTTTTGTTCTCCAGAAATCGAAACAACTACCCCAACATCAACATTTCCCAGAAAAAGTCCAGCTGTATTCTTGACTATTCTGTTATTTGAGACTGCAATAATTGTATTAGATATACCAGAAAATATAAAATTAGAATTTACAGTTAGATTGGTATTATCTGTAATGGTAACTACTGATCTTGTTTGATTATTTACTGTAACTAAATCACCAATTAATAATGCTGTAGTAAATGTAGTGTCAACTCCACTAACAGTCGAAGACCCCGAAGTCACATTAACTGTGCCAGAAATAGTTACATTTGAATTGGCAATAGAATTGCCTATAAAAATTTCTTTTTCGTGTTCGAACATTTCTAAGTGGTCGTTATATTGTTCATAAACTAAACCAGAAACCCAATCGTTCCTAGGAACAACTAATGCAATATCTGATGGTGCAACTTTTTTCAAAACCATCATATTTCTTCTAGATTCATCGATATAGTTGGTTGATAGAAATACTTCTCCAACTTCTTCTTGAGTTTCAGAAGATGCGTTGTCACCCCAAAACAATGGCCTACCAATAGAAACGTAAGTATTCGATCCAACAGTTAAAATAGAATTCTTCATAAACTGAACAATTTCATATTTTAGTAAGTTGGTTTTATTAAATTTCATCATTTATTTAACTCGTTAAAATAATTGAGTATGGATAGTCTTTAGTATCGTATTTCGGAACAACGAAATAAACCAAATTAGATATTGTATTTGTTGCAACGAAATCAATATTAGTTGTAATTGTCGATTGGTCAATTGCAATAACATTTGCATCAACTACATTCAACCTTTTATATAAAAATTCTCCATTTGAAGTTGTTGTAAATGCCGTATTGACTATCAATGCAGTCCCGTTCACATTAACTACAGTCCTATATTGATTATTTATCATAATAACATCATCTTTTTTAACCACCACATTCAGCACAACTGTACCTCTAGCATTAGCAATAGATGATCCTGAAACTATGTTCATAGACAAATTCCCACCAGTCACCTGTAATTGTCTCGGAAACTCATTAATTGAGGCTACATTAATTTTTATAGTGTCTCCAACAGAAACGGAATTAGCAACAATATCTTGATTATCTGATACGCTTAGTGCGGTGGTCTGTAGTTTATCAATCCACTGTGAAGTTGTAGTATATGAGAATGGTGCGTTAGTCTCAGCATAATTAGTTTCTAGTCGAATGATCCTTCTTATTTCATTATTAACTGATACTATATCATTAACCTTAAATGCAGTGGCTATCGCATCTCCAGAATTGCGATATAGGTATCTTGTTGCAACAGAACTGTTGGCTTTAAAATAGGTTGCAAAATTATTCTTAGAACTAAACTCACTGTCAACTATGATATATTCTGGTGACAATATTTGAGTAATTTTTCTCTCTTCGTTATTAGTATACAATATATCATTAACTGTAAATGTTAGCAGGTTAGAAGAAAGTTTTCTTATCTTAACATTTGTTGAATTTGCAGAAAAATTACTATTAACTGTCAATTCAGTATTTGATGTGTTTGCAACAACAACTCTAATTTCATTGTTAACCGAAATTAGATCTCCGACTAATATATTATCCAGGAATATTGTATTAACTCCTGAAACTGTAGCATTTATACTATAAACAGAAACAATACCATTTAATAGCGTGTTTGTAGAAAACACCCGAGTATTTAAATCTGAAACTCTAATTAAACCAGATCTTGGCTCATATCTACCATAGACATATCCTTCCAATCCAGAGTTAGCGATATTCTGAGATTGAGAGTTAATATATCCTTGGCCAGTCATAATGAAATTGCCCTCAACATTCAAGCTGGTAGGACTAGTCACAGCTGTAACAACCTTGGAGAATGATCTGCCTGGTGCTGTTTGATCTATTAGGTTAATCAAATTACCAACAAGGTTGGCTGTAAATGTAGTAGAATTGCCAGTAACAACATTAGATAATGCATTGGCAACCTGTATATTTGATGTTGTTGATATTGGAGGAAGTATGTATACATATGGATCAATAGCAATACCATCATTTTCAGTATCAACATAAGATATAGTTTTAGACAACATCGATGTGCCAATTGGATGAACTGTATCTTTGATTATATTCTCATAATCGACTAAAGATTTTTCAGATTGTATCACATATGAATAATTATGGTATGTTTTGGAATCTTGTATCTTTTTATCTGCGCTCAAGAAACCATCTGTATTAACATAAAAGCCGTCAAATTTGATTAGTCCATTGAAGAACTCAGCTACAGCTTTAGCCTTACCGTTTCCATAAAATACAGGATTTCCTAATGTTGCTCCTGCAGGATATTGATCTGGTACAGGAACTGTCGCAGTTGGGCTTATAGTTACTGTTGCGAGATACTGTTCTGTTTCTATGTCATCAGTTATAACTGTTTTTCCAACTTTTATTGTATTAAATCTGTCAAAATTTCCTGAGTAATTAAAAGTTCTCAGTAAACCATTCGAAGAATCATATTTCTTAATTATTGAGTAGAAAGATGGGAAATCAATATCGCCTTGATAGATATAATTACCTTCTGCTAAGTTCGGTATATCTATTTCTGGGATAGGAATAATCATAATATCTAATACTTTAAGAGAAACTAGAGGAATAGAAATATAATCATAGCCTCTATTTGTCAATTTTATACTTTTAATTCTACCGATAGCTCCAGTATCAATTGCATATTCAACTCCATCATTAAATTCATATGCAGTTAATGTTGCACCAGAACCTCCAGATGTAACTATCGAAATATTTTTATCTATGTAATATCCTTCTCCTCTGTCAATTATATTTGTTGAAACTATTGTTCCATTAGCCCCCACATTAACATTGCCAACAAACCCATAACCTCTTCCTGTTATTATAATTTGATCTCCGTTAGCATAACCACTTCCGCCGTTATCGATATAGATGTGGGATATTTTACCATAGTTTTTCACAGATTGTCTTGTTGCAACATAATCTGGATCAGTTCTTGAAGAACCAATTAACTCAGCTTCCGACCAATAAGTGTCATGATAAGATGATATTTCAACTCTCGGAGTCGATCTAAACCCATAGCCTCCATTTAGAATAGTAAATAGTTGCACTCCACCAGTCTCTAAAATCTCGTAATTCAAAGTTTGTTTTATTTGAGAATTTGCATTTGCTGGAACTTCAGCATTAACAACAGAGTTAACGTTTATAACTGAACCAACGTTTGGAACAAATAGTTTATTAGTTCCAACTAAAAATCCAGTTGTTGTTAATGCTCTTGTATTTGCAACAGAATATAACACTATATTTGTTGCAGTATCTGCAATTAAATTTGTTGTACTTAATATTCTTCCAATAAAATTTGCTGATGATAAAGATACACCGTTGGCATAAACATAATCGCCTTCAAATAGAGTTAGATTCTGATTTTCCGTAACGTTTAAAACAACGTTTCTATTATTTTGAGTGAATAAAGAATAATTCGTCGCTCCAATACCAACACTCTTAATATATTCTATTGGCATTTTATCTACAGGCAAATACTCTAAAAATGAAGATTGGCTCGATCCACTAACATTAGCAAGTTCTAGGGCGGAAACTAATATAGAAGTGCTTAGGTTAGAATTAGGATCATCTACTCCAATAGTTCTTAATACAGTAACAACAGAGTTTGGTTCTGTTCTATACCCGTATCCTGGGAAATTTATGTTTATACCTTCAATAGAACCAGAGGTAACATCTTCAACATAAGCAACTGCATCTCTGGCTTGAGGTGTATTATCTAAACCACCAAAAACAACTATTGGGTCTCCGACGTTATAGAGCAACCCTCTTCTTTTTTGTTGAGGGTCTGTAATTATATTCGAGTCAACTTTTATATTGGAAAGGGATCCGATAATTTTTTCTTTAAATGGATTCTCGGCAGTGTATCCCTCGACATTTTGAATTATCAGAAACTCCCCATTAATAAAGTCTTTAACAACGTTAGACACATAGATTTCTAATACTTCATTTCCAAAATTTTTGTCTACTGTTTTATTGGCAGATTCAATAACGCAGGTGGCTGTTGAGATCGATCCTTCCCCTTTCAATTTTTCTAGAAGGTTTGGATCAATATCTTCGTTTTCAGTACTCAGCGTTATTCTAAACGCCAAAGGAAGTTTCCATTTCCCATCTGAAACTTTTAATATTTGTTTTTTGGGGTAGAACAGCTCGACTTCCTGGTCGAACAATACTCTAAACAACCACTTAACAGATTCCTCACTACCCTTCCTAGCATAAAATTCTCTAGACCTTTTTAAGATTTTAACCACATCTAATGCAGTTTTTTCTGGGAAATTTGGCAGAAATTCTTCTTTGAAAAGCCTGATAAATGGATCTAGAGTCTCATCGATATCACGATAAGAATCCGAATTCATTATATGGAATACAGTATTACCCCCTTCAGGATCTTCAAGCCACTTATAATAATATTCAATAAACAGCTTAAACTGTGGGTGATCTGCATTAACAAAATCTGGTAATTGCCTTTTTACTAAACTCGATATTGTTTTATGAATTGTACTCATTTAACTTTCCGAGTTACTAACCTGAACTTCAATAGCAGTAGGATCAGTATTATCTAGGGTTAGAATACAATTCCTTTTTGTTGAGAACGCATTAGTTGCAGGAAAAGACTTTAATGTCATTGTTCCATATGCATCATTGACTGAAATTGGTTTAAAGTTCAATAATTCTACTCTACCTTCATCATAGTATATGATTCCAGCTTCATTATTCAATATAGTCTTGATTAAATTACTATCATAATAGTATGATCTAATTTTTCCTATTTTACCTTCCATAATTGCTATAGCTCTGGCGCCTACGCCACCGCCGCCAGTAATCGTTACGATTGCAGAAGTGTACCCAGAACCATTTTTGGTAATTCGAATAGATCTTATTGTCCCATTGACAATAATTGCTGCGGCTTCGGCACCTTCTCCATCGCCATTGATTGTTATATCTGGAATATCAGTATAGCCAGAACCTGGGTTAGTAATTTCAATCGACTCAACGCCAGAGAATGATTGAGGAATTTCTTCTAGATACGATTCGCGTTCAATGTTCAAATCATCTAGAAGCACAAAAGATGGCTGACTAGTCAATCTTTGTATTGAAGTTCCACGAAGTAATGGAACATTAAAATCTATAGTATAGTTGGCAGCCTGACCCAATTTGGGCCTAAACCGTTTTTCAATGAAGACATCAAGTAAATTATTTTGAATTGATGGGTCAGCATCATCAATAGCTCTAATCAATCGAGATATTTTAAAAGAACCATTGAATGTATTAAAATATTGATTGCTAAAGTTGATTATAGCATTATATACTACTGTTTGGATTTCTCCAGCGGTTCTGCTGGTTTTCCGTTGGTCATATGTTACAAATGATTTAAACACCAAATAGTTGTAGTCTGCTGGAACGTATTCTGGCGTCACTGTTAATATGCTGATAGGAGAAAGGACTTCTTCTTTGACATATTCTATTTCAGTTTGAGTGATCTCATAATTTCCGCGAGGTTTGGCTGAAAAGAATATCTTTCCATATTGCGGTGGGTTATTCTCTTCTCCGCCCCAAACAGTAACAGAATCAAAATAAGGGTAGTTCTTATTTAAAAGTGCAATATAATCATTCTTGGTCACAGCTCTGTTTTGGGCGATGTATGACTTAGGAGCTACAAATTTGATAGAATCAATGTCCTCTTCTTTTTTACCTGAAAAAGACTCAGACTTAACTGTAATTGTTACAGGAGAACCTGGTTTGATATTATCAGCTAATCTGAAAGATCTAATGCCATTAGCATCTGTACCAGAAGTCACAATGTATGTGACAATAACAATATTACCGTCAACTAATGCTTTTCCTATAATATTATCACCAAAATATATCTGGTATTTTCCATTTCTATTCTCTTCAAGATAATAGACGGCAGCATCTGTAGAAACTTGAGTAGATAAATCAGTTACAAGTTCGAATCTTTCTAGCGTCGCATTTAATGCTGAAGTTTGAACCTGTACCTGAATGGTTGAGGTGTCGATGCCAATATCAGGTAATTCGAATACTTGTTTTGCATTTGTGGCTTGATTGAATACAAAGGTATATACCAGTGGTTGCCCTTCTTTAATTATTAAATCTGTAAAATTAAAATATCCTGCTGTGTTTCTACTCGCCACTCTTTGATCTACGTTAACAAACGTATAATTAATTCCATCTTTTGCTGATGTGGCAAATCGAGTGAATCTAGGTATTGTCATTGCGCTATTCGAGCCGCCAGGCACTTCTTGGAAAGAAACATCAACAAGTGCTTGTGATGCCACCCTAGATCTAGGAGTGTATCCAAGAAGTTTTGCATGAGAAACTACTGAGGGTCTTGAAATGGCGCTGTCAATAAACATCTCATTAGCCACCATATTTAAATAGTAGCCCATATAATGTGTATTATAAGCCAGTACATCTAATAGAACAGAAAGCCCTGATCCTTCAAAATTATAGTCAGAAAACTCAGTTTGACTTTGTAGAAACGTCCTTAGATTTTGTTTGATTGTATCAAAATCTAGTTCAGATACTTTTAATTTAGCATCTATATTTGCCATTTATCGTACTCTTTGTAAATAGAAACTAACATTTATTGGCTCTGGATCATTTTGAATGAAAAAAGTTAAAGATACCAGATAAGAATTTCTATCATAGTCTGGCTCGACTTCTATAGCTTCAATTGATACTCTTGGTTCATAATTTTTAATTGTATTCCTAATATCATCAGCTATAGCATTAGTTGTAAAAGCATCTATCGGCTCAAATAAAAGCCTTCTTAAATTCGATCCAATTTGCGGTTGGAAAGGCCTCTCATAGAAATTAGTATATAGAAGGTTTCTAACCGAACCAATTATTGCATTAATATCTTTGTTTTTAGTAACATCACCAGTTACTGGATGTGCAGTAAAATTTAAATCTAAATCTTTATATGTTCTTTTGGTTATTATCATTGTAGTTGATTTTTTACCGAGTCATTTAAGGTCAAATCTAATAAAGACTTTGCCTTTGGGTCGTTGTAATTTGCAGATATTGCAAAAACTGCACTAGCCGATTCGATCTTCTTACTAATTTCCTGTTGGGCTGCAATATCAGCATCTATAGATTCTTGCATAGATTTAGATATTGTATTTATTGTGTTTGCATAATTTCTTATATACTGATCTTTGGCCTCAATACTTAAAGAATTGAATTCAATACTGTTTAATTTAGATGTCAATTGCGAGACATAATCATTAAGAAACGATGCAGATTCGCTATATAAGCTCCCAGCTTGCATTCTCACATAATCTGTGTTATCATCAGGATAGAACCCAGACATAGTTTTCGCCGACTCTAAGATCTTTTCTTGTGTGATCAATTCTTTGGATGCTGCAGTTGTTGCTACTTCTAACTTTATTCCATAGATAACTAGATCGGTATTTGGTAATGCTGTATTGGCCAATACTTTAACTCTATCGTTCTCGAATTGAGAGGTAAAAGATATGAAAGGGTCTGCAGTATAAATCAAATCGACTTCCCTGGTGTACACTCGGGTGTTATCATGGATAACAAAAACCTCAGAGGTTTGATGTTCTACCCCAGCAGATCCTTGTATAAAGTATTTTGCAGATCTAAAGTCTTTGGCTGAAAAGCTGATAACTGATTGCCAAGTGTTGGGAGTCATATCATAATAGTATAAGGTTTCAGGACCCGATTCTTTACTCTCAGAATAGTCGCTATCAGCAGAAAGAGTGATACCAGAAATCCTATCAGTATGATCTTTAAATGAGTTGAGCTGCGAAATAGCTCCCGTCAGTCCATCTGCACCACCAAGAGATAACTTCAATTGTGTATAGGCATTAGCCAGCTGGGGTTCTGCCGATATGGAAGGCACTGCCGCATCCAAAGCAGAATAATTGTTAACAGCATAATTTGTTAAATTTGTTTTTGTAGTAGTTATTGTAGATTCTAGAGGATTCTTTGATATCAATGATAGCCCTTGTTGTAGTCCGCCCCCAAAAGAACCAACTTGACTTGCTAAGTCAATTAACGAATTGACTCTTCTACTAGAACTATCAACTTCTGTGAATTTAGTATTCAGCCCCGTAAGCCCATCAAATAGATTAGTGTATTGCTGAGAGAGATCGTTATTTAATGATAGCGAGCTAATAGAACCTAATTGTTCGGTGAGCTGAGTTAATTGGCCGACCTGATCAAATACACTAGAAAAAGCAGAGGCAGTCATGCCAGCTGATAATGCTGAATTGAATTGCTCAGTAAGATTAGTTAAATCATTAAATAACCTGACATTACCAGCCATTGAAGCTAAAGATGCTGCTTGGCTTGCGATACTAGCAGCTTCAGAAGCTAATCCTGTTAATTGACTTGCCAATCCAGAAAACCCACCAAACCCAACTTTAATAGCAACTGGTTGCCCACCAACTGTTGTAGTTGGTACTTGGAATAATGGATTACCACCAATATAGGATAAAATTAATTGTATGCATGCAGATTTCGAAATACCAGCCATTAACCACCTTCCTTCAGTATAAAGTCAGTTTTTGGGTATAATTGTTTAGCAACTTCATATTCCATTTTACCCGCAACTTGTTGAGCAGGTATTAATGGTTGAGACAAGTTAATATCAATATTCTGTTCCTTGGCTCCAAGATAAACGCTATATGCCCCGTTTTGTACTTGATTCAATTGATTGGTGGGGAGACTCAAAACATCGCCGACCAAACTATTAATTTTAGTTTCAAATCCAAGCATTGAAGAAGTCAACTCTCCTGTTGGCAATCCAGCTGCCAAATCCTTAGTTGCACTACCAATAGCATCCATTGCATTTGTGAATGTAGGATTATTTAATAAAGTTTTAGAATCAAGAGTTTTACCGTCAACAACTGTTCTTGTGTTACTTGTATTTGCTGCAGTTGTTGCAGCAGCACCAGTTAAAGAGGATACTGACCCGAGCCCTGTTCCAATAGGTGGAGTTGCATATCCAGCTTGCATATTCACTTGAGCTCCTGCTAAATCTATCTTATTAGCTTGTAATGTAACCGTAGCAGAAGCAGATATCGAAGCAGACTTACCGCCCCCAGCATTAAACGCTGATGCTGATTTTAAATCCATTGATCCTGTTGATTCTATTTTAACTTTTGAACCTTTAATCTTAACTTCGCCAGAAGAATTCATATTTATTTCTGAGGCTTCAACATTTATCTTTCCGCCAACCTTTAGATTACAATCGCCTGCTACTGTCACAGAACAAGTACCTTCAACATAAACAAAGTCTTTACCCATTACAAGAGTGTAATTATCTTTTTTGACTTTCTCGATTCTATCTCCGTTATAGTCCATCTCAATAAAAGTCCCAGAATTATGGGCGAGATGAACTCGCTCTTTTCCTGGCGTATCATCAAGTTCAAATGCATGACCCGACTCAGTTTCGTGGGCATAGTTATATGGATATTTTGGGGCGAATGATGGAGTTGGTTCACTCCAATCGACTCCACCTGCTGATTTAATTCCTTTCTTTTGGGCTCTACGGCGCTTCTCGATAATAGTTTCTTCTGGTCTGTTTCTTGCCAATCTAGATGTCGTTGGTTCATTGATTCTTTTGGGGTATTTTCCTTTTGGATCATTAAATCCAATAGTAGTATCAGCTTTTGCTATAGGAATACCAGGAAGGACTCCCATAACAATTGGATTCTGCGCTGAATCTCCATCCATGAAAAACCCAAACACCATATCTCCTTCTTTAGGCGTATATGTTGCAGGCAGATTGGTAGGAAATACTGTATGAGCCCAGGGCAATGCATCGGTAGGTATTAGTTCTTTATTTTCTGTATGCCAACCAAAACATCTAACTCGAACTCTACCTAATAAGTCTGGATCATTGCGGTCTTCGACGACTCCGATATACCAGACGAATCCTTCAAGGCCAAAGAAATTCTTACGAGCGCCTGGCATTATCTAGAGTTCCTCAATGTTCCAGCAATATCAGCTGCATCTGGAATTGGCTCAGCAAAAGAATCAGTTGAGAATTCTGTTATGGAATTAAATGTATCCTCGGTAAATACATGATTGATTGCAGTAACTAGGTATTTACCTGTTCGATATTCGTCAAGCTCTTTTCCCGATTCATCAGCTGCTACGAATTTAGGAAAATCAAAATTGACAACATCACCGACGTTCATTGAAGTATCACCTGGTAATGTCGCTTTGAATTTAAATGAATTAATTAACGACATATGCAATGCTCTTGGCATCAACCATTTATCAATTGAATTGTCTTTTTCAGATTTGGTGTCGTTAATTAGGGCATATGTGCTATAGTATGAATCATAAGCATCATATACAGATTGACCAGCCAAATCTTTCATGGAATTTAATAATTTATATTTGTTCAATAGTAGGCTTTTCTTTTCAGCATTGGCTGCGCTATAATCAAATGTCCTAAATGTTTGATTGTAAATATCGACTGTTAATAACCTTGATGCAAAAGAACCATTAGTCTTTGACGTTATGACATCGAAGTCATTAATGATCCTGAATTTATCTATTGAGTCTCTATTCAAAGCTGGATCTTGTTCTTCAGAATTCTTAATTTCATATTTCAACTTCTTGACATCTTTATTTTTATAGAGAGTTTGTAAGGATTGGAAATTATATCCTTTGGTTGTCTCAAAGAAAAAGTAACAGAACTTTGGAGTATCGCTATATGATCTTGCAACTGCCCACTGAATCGCCTCAAAAGGGCGATAGCCAGGTACGACAAAGTCATATACGCCAGTTGTTGGCTCGAAGTTATGGATATCATCTTTTGTAATAGAGAGATAATTCTCTAATACATCCATCACAATATCTGATGCCTTTCTATTTTTATATGCTTTACTTACCCTGAGTGAGTTTGATAATATAAATGAGTCAGAGCAAAAATGTAACACATACCCTTGGCTAGAGTTTCCAGTCTTGGTTCTATTGGTTGCTTTATAAATTCTAAACGTTTTTTGAATCGGCTCATCCAAACTTGGTTTGTCAATATCAATTACAATATATTCATTACCGCAAAATGAAAAGTTGTTAAATAAATCTCTAGCGTCATTAACCAGAACGCTACCATTCATAACGCTGGAATATAAATCTTGGCGTATTTGCAGCTGTGTAAAGATGTATTTAATATCAACAGACTGCCCAGTAGAAGCTATTATTTCTAGCTTCCTAATATCATAATCTTTACTTGTTAAAACGCCAGGTTTATTAGCCATCGATCATCAATTTTTTAAATTCTTGTTCAACAGCTTGAACATATTTGGCATCAAGTAATTTTATTACTCTTCTTTCTTCATTAAGAGCGAATTCATATTCATAAACTGAAACTGCCTTATACACTGTGGCTTGCTGCAATAAAATAGTTCCAGCATCATTCAATTCAATGATCTCTGTTCCACCATCAATAGAAATATCAATGCTGGGTAAATTTCTTTGGGTCAAAACTCCAGTAGAAAAATTGGCAGAATACTCTGATATCGTATATCTATCTACATTCGTCTCTGATATATTTCCATTATAAATGGTTGATCTTGTTATTTCTTGTTCAAAATGATGAACGGTATTTCTAGCCACTTCTGCTGTATAACCATATTTTTTTAAAATCATATCATCAAGTTCTGAATCATTTAACGGGAACTCATAATACGGGTTTACAATATTATTAAATAACAAAACAATCCAATGGCGATTTACATCGCCATACAATTTGTCTGCTATAATCTCAGGAGTTTCCCCTTCTTTAATTTGATAAGGATAATATAAAGCTGTATTTTCTGTTATCTCACGAAGAAACTTAGAACGATGAAGAATATTGGTAACTAATTGGAGATTTGCTCTTGGATCATCACTTAACGTGTATGGCGTTTTTTGAAAATATGAAAAATACCCAGCCATTAGTAACCGTCCGCAATAAGTTTCTTGTGGAGGATTTCGACTTCCATAAATCTAAGAGTCATACCAATCTCGACAGGTATACCATCGTCGTATGTCGCAAAGTTTCCATTTGAATAGTTGACATCAATACCTTCAAGAACGCAGGTAGAAAACTTATGGAGTGCTTTGTTTGGTTGCCCTTCAAAACAATATTCAATATCAAACTCTGATGGCGGAATAAAATATCTTCCGCCACCTGCACCCTCAACTACTTCTGGGGCGGCATGGTATCGAAATGCTTTGATAATATCAAGAACCATTACAGCTTCATTCTGCGATTTTGGCGTAAACTTAAAATCAAATTGGAACGTTCTGTTATCAACAGAATCGAAAAGAATTTCAATCTGAGGGTTCTGTGCATAGCCAGCAGAGGCCATCATAACTCTTTCAATACCAGAGCCATAGGCGCCAGAAGCAGCAGCCGCTTTTCCTGCGATTTCTCCTGTTAACCCGCCAATAGCACCAGCCTCGCTATTTCTTCCTGCTGATAATTTATTGGCCAATCCTTCTTTCGATAACATTTCTTCCAGATTGGCAGAAGCACCTGCTTGAGTGGCTTGTGCTGCTAATCCAGCAGCACCCAACGCTTCAGTCAGAGAAACTCCAGTCCACTTATTGGCTGTTGTTTGTTGGACTGTATCTGGAACATATAGACAGATCTGTTGTTCTAATCGTTTCGTTTTTCTTTGGAGATCAATAAAACTAATGGTAGCTCCAACTATACCTGCATCAATTCCAGTACCAACAGCTGCGCCCACTCCTGCAGCAAATGATCCTGTACCTAATGCTTTAGCTAGATTCCCAAAGTTAGAAATTACTCCAGACAAAGCTCCTATGCCTGCAGCTAAAGATCCGCTTATTGGGTCTGCAGATCCAGATATAAATGTCCCTGGCGCAACCTGATTTGGTGCAGTTCCGCCAGCTCTATTCCTATCAGCAACTGATAGGCCAGCGTCGCCACTAATTATTGATAGCCCTTTTTTGTACTGGGATTTCTCTGGAATATTAATATTAAATCTCAGAAAATGCTTGTATGGCCCGCCGTCTAGATCCAGTGGATAGTACAGATGTTCTTTACTTTTATATCTGTTGAGTTCTAGATTCTTTAGAGGGCCTCGAGAAAATACTCTTCCAGGCCTCTCTACTTTAATATCATCCATTTAACCGTACCCTGTGGCGACTAAATATTTATATGGCTTATTCAGGAAGATTTGTACCGACCAACCCTAACAAATACCTCGGCAACCCCACTAATATATGGTATCGTAGTTTGTGGGAGCGCCGAGTTATGCAGCATTTGGATAACAACTTAAATGTGATTGAATGGTCGAGTGAAGAGATAATTATACCTTATTTATCGCCAATTGATGGAAAATATCACAGATACTTCCCTGATTTTTTTGTTCGGACAACGGCTGGGGCTATGATACTTGAAGTGAAACCAAAGAATCAGTCAATTATGCCTGAGGCTGGGAAAAAGAAAACAAAGAAGTATCTGACTGAAATTATGACATGGGGAGTGAATCAGGCAAAGTGGAAAGCAGCTGAAGAGTACTGTGCAGATAGAAGCTGGAAGTTTAAAGTGATAACCGAAGACGAACTATTTGGAAAAAAGAAATAATGGCATCGCTCTACGACAAAGTAAAAAAGGATATGAATTCGGCTGGAATTCGGCCTCGAACTCAGACAGCTCAAAATTGGTTAGCCTCAAAAGTGCGCCAATTAAAGATACCAGCCTCGAGGGTGAACCTTCTAAACGATCCTTCTCGAGCTACAGGATTTGCTATAGTTGGTAAGATGTTCTTCTACCACTATGATCCCAAGACCAAAGATACGCTTCCTGTTTATGATAAGTTCCCTTTAGTCATTCCAATGGAACTTTATCCAGATGGATTTCTAGCACTTAATTTGCACTATCTAGATCCATATACTAGACTCTATTTGCTCGATTTGTTGCACGATTTTATTAACAACACTAAATACGATGATACAACTCGGTTTAAGCTATCTTATCAGCTACTGAGTTCGTCAAAACGATATAGAGTAATTGAGCCATGCATCAAAAGATATCTTTACAGTCATATCAGATCCTCAATGATCTATATCGAACCAGAGAGCTGGGACACAGCTATTTTCCTACCAAGCGCCAAAATGGTATATAAAAGCTAATGGCATTCGTCGACAAATTCCTATCGCACTATGCATCTCACAATGATTTCTCCAAGGCTTCAAGGTTTGAGGTTATAATTTATCCAAACTTTTTTTTGTCTGAATTCTTTGGTAATGTGGTTGACCTGCGCCTTCAGTGCGAAACAGCAGAACTGCCAGGATACAACTTTGATACAGTTGACGGCAGAGTTTATGGTGTGACTTATTCTGTTGCTGCTAGGCCAGCATTTTCAGATCTGCGTTTGACATTTATTTGCGCTGGAGATCTCTGGGAGAAGCAATTGTTCGATTCTTGGCAAGAGTATATTATGCCCAAGACTGATTATCTACCAAGATACAGAGAAGAATATGTCACTGACATTGAGGTCCGCCACTACTATGAGGTTACAACTTCAAACATTACTGGGCAAGCTACAGATGGTCGGCCCTTAGTTGGAGACGCTAAACCAGGAATTTCATATCGCGCAAAGTTCATCGAAGCCTTCCCATACACTGTTGATCCTATTACATTATCTTGGGCAGACGATGGTATTAATAGGCTCAATGTAGGATTTAAATACAAAAACTGGGTATCCCTGTGAGGTGAAATATGCCATTACCAAAAATTGACTATCCAATTCATGAGATTTTTCTAAAGTCGCTCAACCGTAAAGTTAAGTTTCGGCCATTTTTGGTCAAGGAAGAAAAGATTCTTCTGGTTGCCAAAGAGTCTGAAGAACCTAATGATATCAAGAACGCAATCAAGCAGATTATTAATAACTGCTGCCTCGAAGAAATCGATGTAGAGGCTTTGCCGTTATTTGACGTTGAGATGTTCTTTGTGCATCTGAGGTCAAAGTCAATCGGTGAGTCAGCCAAACTGGCATTTACCTGCCAAAACAAAGTAGAAGAATCTATCTGCGAGCATGTAACTCAGTATACAGTCGACCTCAACAAAGTATGCTATGTTGTTCCTGAAGGCCATACCAATAAAGTCAAGATCTCTGATAAGATCGGTATGGTATTCAAGTACCCAACCATTGCAGTTGCTCTTGAGGATTATAGCGATCCATATACTGCAACCGTTGGACTATTCAGGAATAACCTAGACTATATCTACGATGAAGATTCATTCTATTATCGAAAGGATCTGACTGACGAAGAGATCCAGGAATTCCTCGAGAACCTTAGCGTTGAGCATATTGAAGCAATTCGAAACTTCTTTATCACAACGCCAAAGGTTGTATTAAAAGATAACATAACTTGCGACAAATGCAAGTTCGAACATGAAATTGTAGTGGAGAACCTCTACAGTTTTTTTACATAACTTTTGGCCATGATGATCTTGCAAATTTTATGCGAACCAATTTTGCATTAATGCAACATCATAAGTATGCATACAGTGACCTGGAAAGTATGCTATCTTGGGAACGACAGATTTATGTTGTATTGTTGAACAATTATATTAAGGAAGAAAACGAAAAGATTAAACTTCAAGAGCTAGCAAGAAAAAGTAGGCGATAATGGCAGAAAAACCTAAGAATAAGCCAACAAAGAAAACCAAGAAACTTCTTGAGGATCTTGAATCGCTCAGCACAATGGATTTCGCAAAAGAAAGATATCGCGAAACCAGAGGAGCAGGCGGAAGCAGAATTAGCGCACTACAGGCTAGCGTCAAGCGTTATGGCGAAGCTGGCGAGGCCAAGCGCACACTAGCCACTGGTAAAAAAGGTGGCGCCGAAGAATTCTTCAAATATGCTGGATTTGAAAACCTTGGTATGATTGCTGGCGCTTTGTTTGATCGCAAGGCAACCAAAGAAGAAACAGAAGCTGCTCGCCAGACTCTTGGTATGAATAGTCAGGAAGAAGAGAAAAAAGAAAAGAAAGAAAAGGGTGGAGTTGATTCTAAGAAAGTTGATTATATTGTTAAGTCATCTCAAGATATAAAAGCTAAAATGGCGTCGATCTATGGTGCAATTGCACAGATTGATAAAAACGTATCTTATATTGTTGATCGGGTTGCGCCCAAACTTCTTGAAGCCAAAGAAGAAGGCGGCGAAGGCAGGAAACTATTACAGTTCGATCCACTAGCTCCAGCTGGCGAACAGTTCAGGCAAATAGCTGATTCTGGTAAAGCAACAGTAGCAAAGGCACCAAAAGAATACATGAAGTCTGCTACAATGAAAGCAGCACTTATGGGATCAATGCCACCTCCAGCTGCAGCGACAACAGGCACATTCCAAGATCCAACCGAAAAAAGTTTTACCGAAGAATTTGCAAAGGAAGATCCAATTGCTATTCTTCGTCAAGATATGAATACTAACTTTGAGAAGCTATTCAAGATTCTGGAAGAACAAAAAGAACAAATGGATAGTATGAACACTCCTTTGGGAAGTTTGTTGAGTATGGTTCCAACCGTAGTGGGGCTCGGATCGCTCGGTCCCATGCTAAAGAAAGTTGGAGGGGTTATACCAAAACTTGGTAAATTCTTGGGCCCAGCTGGTGCAGCTGCAATGGCAGGTTATATTGGTTATGAAGTTGGTAGTTGGCTGAATGAGAAATTCAAACTATCCGATAAACTTCTCAATCTTATGCCAGATCCAGATATCACTCCTGAGCAAAGAAAGAAAGCTGCCGAGGAATCGAAACTTCCAGGGCAAGACGAAAGGCTGGCAGAAATTGGCTGGAAACAAGAAACAGACGATGAAGGGAATAGAATCTATACAGATTTGAAATCTAATAAAACATATAGATTCAATGAACTGACAAAAGAACAGCAGAACGCTATTGTTGATGCTAGAATGGCCGTTCCAAAAGAACCAAGCGGAATGCGAGGCGCACCAATTCCAGCGCAGTATGAAGAGCCATATGATTCTGTTCGGAATCCAATGCCTGGAACAGAGGGGGCGAAAAAGCCTGCTGCAGCAGCATCATCAACTCCATTGATGACAGTAGAACAGGCGCTAACTCCAACAGGAAAAATATCTGAGGCTGCACCAAACTCTGGCCCTCCATTAATGATGAAGTCTGCTGCTAATAAAGAAGGTGGAATTCCTAACGTTGCTCCAACACCACCCAAGAAAGTCAGCAATCAGCAGGGAAAGAACTCAATGATCAAGGCTCTTGATAAAAAAGGAGTCACTGATCCAAAAGCCAGAGCTGCTATTATGGCGCAGGTTGCCCATGAATCTGGTGGATTTACTCAATTGTCTGAGAATCTGAAGTATTCTCCACCAAGACTAAAGCAAGTATTCTCATATTATAAGAGAAATCCTGAAGAAGCTGCAATCGATGCAGGCAATCCAGTTGCAGTTGCGAGTAAGGCATATGCAAGTCGACTTGGTAATGGTCCACCTCCAACAGGTGACGGCTGGGAATATCGTGGCCGTGGATTTATTCAGCTAACTGGTAAATCCAACTACAATCGATTTGGCGTCAATAACCCTGACGATCTACTCAGTCCAGATAAAGCCGCCGAGAATGCAGTTAATTATATGCTTGGATACAAAGGCGATTGGAGCGATGTAGCTGGTGTTACCAGATATGTCAATGGTAATGCTATGCTTGGCCTTAGCGAGCGAGCTGGATACTTTGATTCATTCCTGAACGATCCAGAAGTAACTCAAGGAGGGAGCGCTGAAGCTGCTGCTGGTGGCGATACCAGTTCTTCCGCAGCTGCTGGAGCTGGTGGAGGTGCAATTGGTGTAGCTGCAGCGCCTGTAGGTGATACGGGAAATCAAGAAATACAAAGTGCACTTGGATCATTGACGTCAATGGCTGGAGCAGCCGAAGCAGTAGCGGGCGAAACTGCACTACAACAAAGCGGAGTTGTGTCGGGCGCACCTGGTGGTCCAGTCATACCAGCGGCAACAGGAGAGGGAACAGTACCTTCTGAACAAGGAGAGGGGATTACCAAATCACAAACAAATGCCTTGTTAGATATCGCCGCCCAGAACAGAGCAAAGAATTCTGGTATCAGCGTAGAACAAGCAAAATCTGAATTATCTTTTGCTCCACAGGCTACTATTCAACCAATCCAAACAGTTAGTGGAATGGGAATGGATGTTGCATCTCAAGCAATGGAAATGGGTAAAGCTACACTCGCTGCTACTCAGGCCGCGCCGACTATTGTAATGCCTCCAGCACAACAAGCGATGGCGCCGCAACAACCCCAACAAAAAACTAATCCGTTAGCTGTTCTTGGTGAAGTTGCAACCAGAGCAGCAGAGAGTGCATTCCAAAGAGCCATATCAAAGGACTTCTCTCACCCAACTGCCTTTACAACGATTGGTACAATATAGAGTGGTGCCTCGGAGTTGGTGCCCATGGTGAGATTTGAACTCACACTTGAAGCATTTTAAGTGCTTTGCCTCTGCCAATTGGGCTACACGGGCTACTTAACCTTTTGAGATCTTCCCCCTTTATGGTTTAAGGATATTTTTCTTTTATGTTGTTCGCTTTTTGGTTTACCTCTATTCCCACTTCCAGAGGTATTTCCAATAGATAATTCACTTCGTAGTGCTCGAGCACCATCTTCTCCATGTTTTTCAATGAGTTTATCCCAACCAGATTTCCATGTACCATGACGTTTTGCATCATCGATATTTTCTTTTCTAGTCCCCCAATATAAATGTTTTGGATTAGAACAATTTTGGTTTCCACAATTATGGCATAAATCTATTCTCTGCCCCGTTGGAAAATTAGTCCCAAGATATTCTGCCAAAACACCTCGATGTACTGTAGAGTTTCCTCCCCTTTCAATACATAATTCTTGCATATCTAAATGAGCAGTTCTAATTTGCCTTGGTGTAGTTATCCATTCTTCTACTAAAATCATTTGAATTTCCTTTTTTGGTAAACGCAAACTTATTTAGTATTTTTATACATTTCGCCACCGAGGCAAAATTGGAGCGGGGTATGGGAATCGAACCCATGTAGCTAGCTTGGAAGGCTAGATCACAACCACTATGACAACCCCGCTACAATCCTCAGTCGTCAGCTAGATTCTTGAAGTATGACAGTTCATCATCGTCATCTAGACTGACACTTTCAGCAGCAGGCTTCTTAGCCTTTGGTGGATTCCAAGGAGCTTCGTCCTCGTCAACCTTTGGAGCAGCCTTTGCAGCAGCACCACCAGCACCAAGAACGCGATCCAGTTTGGCCTTCAGCTCATCATAGGTCTTGAAGTTTTCAGGCTTCAAGAAATCCTGGAGAGAGTGAGAGGCTTTCCAGACTTTTTCAATTTGCTTATCGTCACCGTCAAACAGAGAAGAAGCAGCTTCGAACTCTGACTTATCGTAGTTACGATAGCCTTCATAGTTACGGATCTTGAGTTTGAAGTTGGCACCCTTCCAGAAATCAAAAGGATTCATTGGCTTCTCATCTTCAAACTCTGGCTGAAGCTGTGCATTGATTTTCTCAAAGACCTTCTTACCATACTTGAAGAGGAAGACTTTGCCTTCGTTTTCAGGATGTTTGGGATCTGAAATCACAAGGATGTTGGAGATGTAAGACAGCTTACGCTTTTGCTTACGGGCAGTTTCCTTGTTGGCTTCGATGCCACTGTTCCAGAGCTGGGTATTCAGCTCGCCAACGGGATCGTTCTTACCGATCGTCGTCAGTGAGTTTTCGATATACCAGCCACCAGGACCTTGGAAGCCATGTGACCAGATCTGGACCCAGGGAAGGCCATTCTCGCCATCAGCTGCAGGTGCATCAAGGAAACGGATTACAGCATAACCATTACCCGACTTATCAACATCAGGTTGCCAGAATCGCTCATCTTTAGATGGAGCAGCATTAGGCTTCGAAGATGACTCCATTGCGGAGCGGAGTTTGTCGAGTGAGTTGGTTTTTTTAAGTGCGGAAATATTCATTAGTATGTCCTCGTATTACGGTGTATTAAGTTATCCAAATTGGCATAACGATACTATTATATAGCTTCCAGAACTGAAAGTAAAATGTTTTTATACTTCTTCACATCAACATTGAGGAACGCACCATATTTGCGAACCTTCAATGAAACTTTTGGATAGATGATATCATCTTCAATCTTCTTATCCCAAATTGTAATGAAATTCATCATGCTGTTAAGAACAGTCAGAGTTTCAAGTGTAATGTCATTCACTTGGTATGCTGTCAGTATCTTTGGATAGTCCCCATCAGTTACAAACAGCTTGTTAAATTCTTTTGGTGATCTTTCGTTGGGCATCAGCCTAGCAAGATCATCTTTAAATATCTGGCTCATACTCTGATTAATTTTGATCCAGTTGGTATATACCTCTCTTGCTTCATCAGACAACAAATCTTTTGTCCATGTATGATTGTTATGGACAAAGTTAGCTACAAGAAACGGTACAATCTCTTCCTCTTTGTATTTGCGAGCCAGTTTATGGAACATGAACTTGTCCCGCCTTCGCTCAAATGAATCAAGCGTAGCATTCGTCTTACCATTATAAACAAAGAAGTTGTATGTTGGCGTACCAAAATGCAACTTTATTGCTTGATATGTTTTAAACACATCAAAGCCATTCATATAGGAAGTCGATTATTAGACCTTGGCATGTAACGAAGATCTTGTGCATCTTCTTGTAAACGATATCGAAGAACATCGTTGACCAAACTAGCTGCAATCTCAAGCTCAATCTGCATCTCTTCGCAATAGGTAATCATTGCGTCAAGGTGATCAGTCTTGAGTGTTTCTGCACGCTCTAGAATAATATTTGAAAACGAATTCTTCTCTTCCCTAGTCATCAACCACCCTCACGATAGAATCGGTGCGACCCGATTGTTGCAATATAAAGCATTTTATCACTCCAATATGGCCTAACACTATTCTCATGGAAATGCATAGTACCAGAGTCTATTATAGCCGATTTTTTCTCATTAGCCAAAACTTCTTTGGCGATCTCTAGAGATTCCAAATACTTGTTTGGGTATTTGATATGATCAGGTTTGCCGTCGCAAGTCCAGGCAAACTGACATTTTTTAGCTCTTGGCCTTTTCTCCCAGACTACACCACAAATGGTTTTGGGATACTTATCAGAGTTGACTCGATTGAGAGTCACAGTAGCAATGGCGAGTTTTTCTTCGTAGGATTTATTTCCTGATTCAAAGTAGATGTTCATAGCAAGGCAAGTTAGTTCTTTTTCGTTTAGTTGTTTCTCCTTTGCAGATAAATTTACGGTTGCTTGCAATACTTCAGACTCAACAGTACATTGATTTAGTTCATGCTTCAGCATGTCTTGTTTAATATAAGCATTGTCTAGTGCGAGAACCATTCCTAGGGCCACGATTAACGAAAATTGTATCAGGTAGCCTTTGTAGTTTGGCTTGTGCATTACACCTCCTTTCTATCTACAGTCTCCCATACATCGGTTGATGACATTCTATATGTACCAATATACTCATACTTATCCCATCTTTCAGGTTCAATCAAACTCAAAATATAATCATCGTCAATTACTCTGTATAGATGATATTCTTGGCCCACAACTGGAACAAAACTATACCTAGCCTTATAGATTAAATCATTCAATTGTACTTCCATCACAAATTCCTCATATAATTTTTTTATTTCCTCGAACCTTGTTTGGAAATGGTTTCTGACGGTTTGTGATTTATTCTTTTTAAATAAATCTACATCAGGAATGTGTATCGTGGGCGCTGATGGCGTAATTCCATATGGAAGAAGATTGGGTTTACTGAGATCATCCCTTTCCTCGCTGTGGTTGTATTTTAGATTCATTATATCGATTCATATTTCGAGATTAAATCAGTAAGATCTGTTGGTCCATAATCTTGGAAAAATTTTGCTCGGCGCATCAACTCAGTTTGATCAAAAACATGACTTGATCCCATTCCTCTTTGTAGATCAGTAATAGGAATACTTTTTTGTATAGCCATTCTGCGATCAATGAGGCTTTGAGTTAGGGGCGAATAACCATACCAAAGAATGCGAAATTCTGGAGTTGGTGTTCCCCATGCATGTCTACCAGGACCAGGGTTAACCAAGTAATTATGTGCTCCTGTGTGTAGGAGCCTCATATAACGACAACTAATATTTCCGATCCCCGACTTAAAAATTTCTTGATGAAGCCTGGAATAATCAGCAGGTTCATTAGCCCACTCCTGCTGGATTCCAAAAGTTCTTTGTTTGATCAAAGGCTCATCTTTATTTGGTTCAACATTTTGTAGTTCTGGCGGATCAACCATAATATCTTCAGCAACAAACATAAAACAACCTTCATAGGTTGCTTTCAACTTTGAGGTGTCGCCGATAAAAAACTCAGTAACATTCAGGGCTATCTGCCAGACGCCTTTGAATTGCCTATTGATTATTTCTTGTACGCTGAAGACTTCAAAGTCGCAGGCCTGTGCACTAAAATTATTATTGACAGATCTGATAACTTGCCAGTGAGGAGCTAGTTCTCTGATGATGTCAACAGAATTATCAGTTGATCCATAGTCAATTATAACCCCAGAATCAAACTTATTTACATGATGTTTAAGCCACCAAGGCAACAAATACTCTTCATTCTTAATATGCGAAATAACAACTTTATTCATGCATTATCTCCAGCAATTCATGCTCGCGATCAAGATACTTATATTCCACCTTAACAGGCTCGAACTGGTCAAGTTCTTTTAGAACTGCATTTGGATCAAATGGTCCGCACGTGTAGACGTCAAACTGCATCAGATGAGGATCGCATTCGTCCCAGCAATGAAGTGCAATATGCGAAGTCTCAATAATAACAACTGCGGTCAGGCCACGATTGCCAGGCATTTCAACATAGGCTGAGATGGGGCCAGCACAGACCTTCATGCCGATCTTGGCGACTAGTTCTTTCAACCATTCAACAGTCCAATGCGTATCAATTGGAGCCTTCTTAACTTCGGCTCGAATGATTAAGTGCTTATGAACTAGTGTCATCTTTTGTCCCGCCTGTATATGGTTTTGCAAAACCTTCGGTAATCATTGATTGGTTGATGCTTTGATCATCAAACTCGATATCCGCCAAAAAATATCCCCACTTACTTTGCTTATAAGTTGTAAAAGTGAGAGTTTTATTTAGTGTTTTTTCAATAAGAGCTTGTTTTGCTTCTTCAAACCCAGGCTGGCCTCTTTCTGGTGTATCAATTCCTGCAAGCCGCAACCGTTGCTTGATCTTCAGTTTGAAGCCGAGATCTAACTCAGCATCAACTGTATCACCATCAACGACGTTGTATACAATACCAGAAAAGATGTATTCCATAGTATCCTAAACTCAGTTAGAATTAGATGAAGTTTTCTGTTGCCAGGATAACTTCAAACCTCAAATCGTATCTATATCAAAAACGGATAGGATTGTTGTTACTCAAAAGTTCTTTGGCCCTTTCTTTGGCCCTAACTATTTCCTCTTCGGTTGGTGGTGGTGAAGGTTCTCTTTCAGAATTATCAGTTTTACGTTGCTGTGAGTTCTTTTTTGTTTGTATGGCAACACATACAACAGCAATTACAATAACAGCGGCTATTACTGAAACTATCTCCATTTATAAATCCTCTCTGTGGTAGTAAGTGAAGTTTTCTGTTGCCAGGATAACTTCAAACCCCGAGACATTACGCTGCTAGCGCATAGACCTCATAAGTGTCATCGTTTGCTGCACTTATCTTTGTTGCTTCTTCGACCGAGTAAACCCAGTCCTACGGCTTTCGCATTGCCGATTCTCCGCAGTGCTGCTGACCCCTGTCGAATCTAGAACACCCCCATCAAAAGCATACTGTACGGTACAGTCCTCAGACACTACGTGCCTGGGTAGGTCACGACCCCAATGCTTTGGTGGAGGTGGCGGGAGTCGCACCCGCGTCCAAAGACCTCTCACACTGCATCAACGAATTCTTATTTCTTTTTTGTCGTAGTTGTTTTCTTTGCCCGAGGCTTCTTAGGCTTCGGTGCTTTACCGCCTTCCCATGCTTCATTTACTTCGGGTGTTTTAGGATCATCAGCCACAAATTGGCCAACCTCATTGCGCGCACGTTCAATGGGTTTTTTGTTTAATGCGCGAATAGAATAACCAAAAACTCCCAACGAAGCAACAATCACTCCAATCAAAACTTGTTCAATCATCTTTCTTATCCTCTGGGTACTCTGTCTTGTCAAATTCTTCCAAATATTGCAGGAAGCTTGGAAAGAAATATGCTGGTGCGAACAGCGCAAAAATTAACAACCCTGCAAGAATGAAATCGGACATATTAAACTCCGTAGTATCTATCTATATAGCCTTGCAGTTCATCTCGATAGTCTTCGGGCTTCACCTTTAGTACCTGACAGAAGTTGGCGCTATCAACCCCAATGATAATAACAACCTGTTCGGGTTTGAGTCCCGTCATCTCTTCAAACATCACAGAGTATGCTGTGCCTTGCATAAAGTACCCAGCAATATTTTCTTTCTTCTTCAGCCGATTGGCAGTCTTAAAGTCAATAACAGAAAGAACACCATTATACTCAGCAATACAGTCAACAGTACCAGCTAGCTTTAGTTCATGAGAGAACATACGATCTTCAAGGCAATGAATATTGTTTAGTTTATCCAGTTCGGTCTTCATCTTAACAAAGAGAGACTTTACATTGGGCATCATATCTTCATGAACTACAGCCTCATTGTTAATATAGTTCTCAATCACTTTGTGGACACTGGTACCTCGAGTAGTAGCCTGACGAGAGATCTTGTTGGCCTGTTCGTCACCTACCCTCTTTCGCCATGCAATAATCTCATCTTTCTTATAGTCTGAGAGTACAGTAGTGACAGAGGGATACTTATTCCCATCAGGTGTTACATATACCCTCGAACCTTCAAGATTCTCTTGGAGCAGCTTGGGGAACTCATGACGACAGTGATTAAACATACTCTATACCTTAAAGGACCACATAGTGATTATACTAGAATACTGAGTATTAGTCAAGTTATTCTTCAATGATTGTTTCATATTGTTCAACTGCAACCAAGAATTCTTTAACAAGACTTGATCGAACAATATCATCAGTTGTAAATTCAATGTTAGTGAATGATGGCATCAACTTGGCCACTTCATGGAATTTCTCCAGTCCAGATCGATCGTTAGTCCTGCGATTCAAGTCAGTCTGACGATAGTCTCCGCAGAAGATAATCTTAGAACGGTATCCAACTCGAGTCATTGCAGTCGACAGCTCTACCCAAGAAAGGTTTTGCATTTCGTCGACAATGATAATTGCATCGTCCCAGGTGCAACCCCGAAGGAAAGAGGTTGACATAAACTCAACCTTACGCTGTTCCTTGAGCAGTTCATAGGCATCATGGCGATTAAATAGATTCTGGCAGATCTGTTTGTATGGCTGCTCATAGAGAGACATCTTCTCTTCGGCAGATCCAGGCGTGAATCCCATCTCTCGACCTTGTACTGCAGATCGCACAATTACAACACGATTGAATGGATTACCTTTATCAAGCACTTCCTCAATCGCTTTGTAAACAGCGATAAAGCTCTTGCCTGTTCCAGCTGATCCATTAAGCATAATAAAGTAATCGCCGCGATTGTAAGCCTCGAAAAACTTAGCTTGGTTATCGGTTAGGGGTTCGATCTTTCCTATTTCTTTGATTCTTGGTGGGGTCTTTTTTTCTTGAAGCGTAATGGTATTATTGCTGTTATGCTTCGCCATGTTACCTCGCTTTTCGGTTTTCTTCTTGTATTTTAAGATGCTTGTTGATCACCTGCTCGGTTTTCACTTGCTTAATAGTTTTCTTACCGAATCTCTCTGCATGCGGACTATTAGGATTCTGTTCTGCTATCTTGCTGAGCACCTCCTTCCATGTGTTGTCTGTTTTGCCTTCGATTGATCCAACAGTACTGATAGCGCCAACAACTCTTGGCGCTTCATCAATATATCGGATTAGGTGGGGATTGTCTGCTGAGAATTGATCGTATTCAGATATTTTCAGTTTGAATTCGACTACTTCCTTTGTATTGACGTCGATAAAACTATATGTTGGCATAATTATTTCCAATACTGTACATGATTGTTTCTAGCTTGGATATTTTCTATCATAGCTATATTTAACCCAAGACCATCGACTACTGAAGATAAAGTTTCATTGAATTTAAATGAAAATTCCTGTTTGAACTTATCGTTTGTTATTCTAAAGTTGTATGGGTTTGGGATGTCTTGCTGATAGTTTATTTTAGCCCCAGTATACTCCGAAACATAATTTGATATTTCATCAACAGTCAATGAGAAACTAGAGAGATTATAAAATCCTCTTTTACTATGAGTGCCCGACTGGACAATTGTATTGATTGCTCGACAAAGATCTTCAACCCCAACTATCGATCGATAGATTGATTTGTTTGTAACATTTATTTTAGATGAAGTTATTGCATTCCAGAACATTGAGTTGATCATAAGCTCAGATCTTAGGTTTGGAGTATATCCATTAATAGTGCCGAATCTCAACCCATACCACTCAATATCAGAATACTTAATGCAAGATTCTACCAAATGTTTTGATGCATCATATTCATTGTTAAATTCTGCATTGTGATATTCTTCATCAGCTATAGTCCCTTTGGTGTTACCATAGATTGAAGAAGAGCTAGCGAAAATAAGTTTGATTGGTTTTTTGGTTTGCTCGATCTTATGAACTAAGTCAGAAAAGTTTCTGACGTTATTATTGAATGCGCTGTGCCAATCACCAGTGCACATCTTAACTGAGGAATGTCCAGCTAATAGAATGACAGCGTTGAATTCAGAAAGTTCTTCAACAGTTATATCTTTGAAGTCTTTTAGTATGACGTCGTCATTATAGTTACCAAACCAGCACAAATCGTATTTCTTGTTTGGTTGGTTTAATGTTTGGGATAGTCTCGTTCCGAGATAACCTTCACTACCCAACAGTGCTATTGACATAAGTTAAATCTCCAAGCAATTGCGAATACCAAGTCGGAACGGTTCGATTCTTCCATTTCGCGAACCTTGACTTATATTTAGCGTAGTAATTCTGATATGCTTGGATGGAATCACCAGGAACTTTGCATTCATCTGGCATAGCCTGTGGAGGCTCGGTGAACGGTACATCGGGGATATTATTAGGAAGGTTTTTGAGCAGAACATAACAAAGGCCAGTCTCTTCTATCTTGTGAGTCTTGTTGTATCGGTGGGTATACTCTTCGCAACAAGAGATAAGAAGGTTGGCGAGCCAGATGTAGTTTTCCTTCGACGATCTGGCCCACACAACGCTGGGGTGATTAATATGAGTGGCTTGATACATGATACCATCATGAAAACTATCAGCCAACTTCCATCTTTTGATCTTTCGCTTCTTGATTTCTATTGTTGGTGTTCCGTCAAGGAAACGATGGGCTGAGCTGAGTATCTGGGCATACTCAAGAATCATCTTCACTACATGTTTGTCGCAGTGCGACTGAGCACACTCGCGAGCAAACTCATGTAGATAGAAGATATTCAAAGCCCTTGGCCCTTACGCGTCTTGATTTCAAGGCAAGAGAATCGATTAACGGCTGTTGTACTTGCGTCCAAATCAGCAGCCACTCGAGTCTTAAACACTTTCACAACTGGAATCAGATCAGCATCATAGACATTGACCCAAAAGGAAAGTCCTTCTGGTATCAGATCGCATGCATGCTCTTCCTGTTGCGGGTTAGCGCGAGGGAATAGCCCATCATGATTCCACATCGAAGGAACTCGGATGATTGTACCTTCTGCTGTTTGGGTTGACATGATGCCGAGCAATCCCCGCTCGGTGATCTCATGTATAGTAGCAGATAGTCCATTCACCATAGTGTACTTGCCGATCTTAAACATATGCATATTATGCAATCCTAGTTATACAAATTTTATTACTAGAAAGTTCTGAATATTTCAACTTAACATTATACTTTCTGCTAACATACCTTGCAGCTACTCGTTGTCGATTACAAAACACTGCAGGCGGTATATTCGGAGGCCTGTTAAAATTTTTCGATTGGCCAATTTTCAGTTCAAGAAGTTTATTAGTAGTGCCACGCAACTCAGGGAATTTCCTGACAGTTGGGTTGGTTGATTTTTGTTTAAGTTCACTCAGAACCATTTTTTTGATCTCTGAACGAAGTTCTTTAACAACATTACGAATTTCTTCGCGGAGAAATTGTTGCACCATAGTATTCATAAATTAGAGTCCGAGTTGCGCTTTGATGTCAGCCAGATCGTTATCGCCAAACTCGGCAATATGCAGATCGGGATCGAACGTAGACATATCGCCGTTATCGGCAACAGGCTTGGTGTTCTTGACCTTGACACGCTTCTCTACAACCTGCTTGATAACCTTAGCACGAGCAGCCTTGGTCACAGTCTTCTTGACAGGCTTGGCCTTAGCAGTCGCAGTGCTACGGCGACTTGGCGTGATCAAACCCTCAACAACGCTGGCATTGAGAAGAACATACTTCTCGATCGATCGGCCATTCTTCGTAACACCAATCTCAGCGCTGAACTTCTCGCGGAGAAACTTGATGTAGCCACCTACCTGACCAACGTGGAGGTTGATCTCTTTGGCTGCAGCTTCGGGAGTCACACCCTTAGCACCAGCCGCCTTCATGAACGTAAACAGAACAAAATATTTGCTAGCCATGATATAATTACCTCAATGATTTAAAAATTAATAACCGCGACTCATATGGGAATATGCATCTTTACAATCCTCGATGCGCTTCCCGCACTCACACCACACAAACTCCTCCTCGTAAGATACGGGAGGCATCCCTGGAGCAAACTGCGCCATGAATTCTTCATACTCGATATAGTCTTGCATAACAGCGACCTCACTTAGTACAAGATCCATTATACGCTTCTCCGAAGATAAAAAAAGTGGTAAAATGTTATTACAATTCAACAACTTACAGGAACCGCAAAATTACGGTGAGGCCGCCAACCACAAACCCAAGACCAAACGGAAGGACGTTGGCGTCGAAGAACTCATTGAATCGGTCCAACATTACGCAACCTCCTCGACGTTGTTATAGAAAGCAGACTCGATAGCAAATTGCAGCGAGTCAGCCTTGTTCGGGTAGAAGTTATGCAGCTCAAAGGCCAGCAGCTGCATTTCAGCTTCTTCAAGAGCAGCCACTTCGCGCATAAGGTCGAAGACCTTGCTCATCTTCATCAAACTTAGTTCCATTTCAGTATCTCCTATTAAACCAGACGGCAGTCGACGCGGACGACATGTCCAGTCTCGGATTGAATCCAGTAGTCGACTTCGTAGATTTCGCCATCGTCGCCGTTAACGGTTTCGACGCGCTCGATCACGATCCCGCGAACATTGCTGGGGTGAAGCACTTCACGCGAAGAAAGTACAGTAGCAGTCATTTCATTCTCCAGTTAATCAACCCTACAGCTTCCATTATACTGAGATTAGTTGAAAAAAATAGCATAAAAAACTGTTCTAAATCAATAACTTACAAAAGGCGTTTTTGGTGACATCTGACGTAAGTTGTTGATTCATAAGGACTTTTTTCACAGTAAATCAATGACTTAGCAGCGAACACTTGCCAGTAGGAGGTGATACGGGGAATTACCCGAGAGGCTTGTTTTGGGTAGATTTAGCCCCTGTAAAATCAATGACTTACGATTGCTCCCAGGGCTTCTTTCGCCGTTTTGGAGGTTCATACGGTGCATAGGCTTCGCTCCAGGGATCGCCTTTAGCCAGCCGCTCCCGCTCGCTCGCGGGAAGGTTCCAGGTTTTAAATTCAAACAGGGCAGCATCATATGCATCTTTGACTTTCTGTAACTGTCGGTATGCTTCAAGGGTGAACCCATCTCGATCAAAGCTGTCTTGGTATGTCAATAGTTCGGCGAAGAATTTCTGGCAGTCTGCGCTGTCGGACCACATTACACGAATGCGTTTGACCAGCCCAGGATAGTCGGGCTCTATTTGTTTGAGTATGTCGTCAACCTCAGCAGGCAACTTCATTACAAACATTATCACTTCCGAGTGACTCGAAACCGTCACTGGTACTATAGTGAACTGTTTCGATGCCAAATTCAACCAATGCACGCATACAACCTATACAGGGCTTTGCTAGGCCATATCCACGGGCAGTTTTCCTCAAGACAATCATTCGTGCGCCTCTGAGCTCATCAAGAGAATGATCTTTGATTGCATTCTTGATTGCATGAATCTCGGCATGAAGAAATATCGCATCTTGGTTCTTTCCAAACTTTGCCTGAAACGGATGCGACTTCATTCGATTCCAACCAATACCTATGATTCGATTCTTCTTAACAACAGCGGCGGCCATTGGAAACTTTGGATGGTCCGAATGGCCACAATGCTTATCGAGCTCTTTGGTTATTCGATCAGGCCAACTGTTGTTCATCTGACCATCCGCCATGTTTCTTGATTACCTTCGCGACTAGTTCAATCGGAACAAAGCAATACACCGAAGAATATGCGTCGTCGCCATACTTCTCAAACTCTTTAACATGCTTGGTTGGAAACCCAACCTCAACATGAGTCCATGGGCCAATGTTATTCCTTGGCGTACAGTAATGATGCACCGATGCCTGGATTGACATCGACAACCCATCTTTACAGGTTACAGGTGGGCACTGGAATATTGTGCTGTCACGCATATCCCTCAGCCAAAACTGTAGAAGAGTCAGCTCTTCCATAGAAGCCTAACCTCTTCCCACTTCTGACGATCACAACTTTGACCCAGCGGATGAAACCATTCTCGATCTGTACTCTTCATCTGCTCCATCTCGCGGGAGGCGTCGTCTCGGCGAAACTCTTCTTCAAGATCCCTTTCAATTAAGTGCTTGACCCTAGCAGGAAGTTTTGGCCATTCACGAATCAAGATGTCCGTGAAGTCACCTACTGCATAGCTCATACGCCCACAGTAGTACCTGAACGAACCCAACCACAATGTCAACAGTTCATCCTCACTCATATCATTCTCCAATAACCTTAAACCCTATTCTATCGCCATCAGGGTCATAAGTAAAATTTTCTTCTGGAATGTCTTCGCCGATCCAAACAGGAATCAACTCTTTGGCTTTGTACTTGATCCAGTCAGGATTACCGCGCAAATGAACTTCTATGATCTTACCACCGATCATCTCGTAGTTTACCACACCATACTGCATTGATAGAATTCGGATGAAGCCAGGATGTGTTATTTCTTCTTCGCGTTTGATCCATCGTTCGAATCGATCTGGACCTTTGCGAATTCCTTCATAGACCACTTCAGTATCACCATTCCTAACATCAACAGACAAATGCTTACCATCAAATTTCTCCATCCAAAAAGTACCAGGAAGCATACTAGTAGTGTCAGTGGTTTCGAACGTTTTATAGTACGTTCCTAATCCCATGCCTAGTACGTTAGTAATTGGTTTGACTACCCACTCTCCTGGATGAGGCAAAGGAACACCAGCAGGACCGCAGACATGACCCAGATACTTTGAGAGAATTAGTTTGTCATAAACCCAAAGATGCGTAGTTTGAACTCTAGGCCAGACGTCTTCGTCATACTCGATCATTGAGTTCCTTGCTGATCTGTTTCTTGGCATTCTGGCGTGCCACACGCTTCCCCATAGGAGTATAACGCACAGAACGAGTGCTATACTTGCTTTGGCAGCAAGGGCAGCGAGAAATACGCTTAAACTCACCGTGCATTGGTTTCATTACACAAACTCCTTCGGTAGGATACCTTCGAACATACCAGCGCAATCGTAACTGAGCCCCAGGCGATAGCAGGCATATTCTGCCGTGGCATAGTCGCCCAGGTCCAGACTCTGGACAATCCAACGGATAGCAGTCTCGCGATCGCGAGCACCAAGTTGGATGTTGCAGGCAATCTGGTACTCGAACGTCTCAAGAGCATATGCCCTCTCGCGGCGCTCTTGGTCAATTGCATCGCACACCGCATCGCTCATGCGATCAGCGATTTCGTGCAGCTCGTCGACGGGCTTCGAGCTGAGATCCCAATAGGTCGGGCGGAACCCATACGCATCCTTGTGCGCGTCCGAGATGTAAGAGATAAGATCAGAGCGGATATCAGTGGTATTCATCAT